AAAAAAAAACGCCCCTAAAAAGGAGCGTTAAACGTACTATTCTTCATCATCTGCATCAGACTTATCTGCCGATCTTTTCTCCGCAGATTTGGCACGTTTTGCATCTTTCATGTAAGTGAAGCCCAAACCATCAGAGCATTGATTTTCCAAGAAACTGCGCAACATGACAGGCTTAGACATTTTCAGTTTTTTACATAGTGCTTTAATATCATCCTTGTGTCCTTCAATCAGAGTTTTAAAATCTAACCAATTAACAACTGTTCCAGCAAATGGATTTTTAAAGTCCACGTAAACTTCTTTGCTGATCTGTGTCTTTGGATCTTTCTTGACGACATTAAAGCCTTCCAAGAATTTAATCTTGTTGCGCTGACCACCAATCTGACCCGTTAGCTTCAAATAGGTGTACGCATCCCAAACACGACAGAAACCAGTAGCCGTACCATTAGCGTTCTCTACTACAATACGTAAAGTAACTTCTTGGTTTGGCACACCACCGAGTTTGTTTTTGTGTGTACGAATTTTGATATAGCGGTACGTATCAACACCGTCACCAATAACACTATCTTCTTCTTCCAACATGCCTTTGCCGTGTGGAATAGAAACAGAACTATTGCGGAAACGAACATCGCTGAAGTACTTCAAAGCATCGCCGCATGGCTCAGTCTCAGAAGGTCCATACATTGCCATCGGTACTTTACGTAGTTGGTTAACGCCTAGAACTACAATACGCTTTCTACGCATAGCACTCTTAACACGTTTCAAACCATCAGCAAACATACGCGCTTGCAAAGCCAAGCCTTTATCACCTTCTTCTTTCTTATCTGCACTATCGGGTAACATTGCTGGATAAGAGTCTGTCAGTATGATGGCTTGAATGGTGCCGTCAGGAGCAGGAATGTAGAATTGGTTGTACTTACTAAATAACGCTTTATCATAACGGCCTTTAAGGGCTTTCTGATTGTCGCGGTTATTTTCATACACGAAATACCACTGTCCGCCTTTCTTGACTTTATCCGGTAATAGTTTTTCTAACTTGGCTAAGTAGTGGAAGAACTTCTCACCAGTATCTGGAGTGTAATAACGTACACGTGGTTTAACAATCCAATCACCTGTTTCTTCATCTTGTACACCAAACACACTTTCAATGTTGTCTTTGATGCCCATACTACGCATGATGTTTTCAATGTACTCTGCCTGCGAACTACCTTCGTAGTCGAAATACGCAGCCTTGCCACGAAAATCTTTCTGCAACATGATACTACTTAGAATGGTCATTGCCAGGGTGGAGTTGTGGCTAATCATACCATTAACATGATAGGAGTGCGTATCTTCTACATTTAGATCGTACACAAGTTTTTTAAGTCTAGTACGTTTAGAGTAGTCTACAGTTGTCCAATAATAGTTTGTGTAGTGTTTCAAAGTTTTAATTAATTCTTTACCTTCGTCTGGTAGAGAATCTTCTAACTTATATTCGACAATACAATTTAAAATACGAGATAGTGTACATCTTGTTAATCCTGATTTACCACTACGCAAGTCTTTTGTTGAAATATTGGAGAATACAGAACTCTGACCACTACTGCTGCAGGATATTCCAAGATTTGGACTTATACGATTCACAATATTTATTAAATGTACCGCAAGCTCCGCGCCCGGTAACGTGTTCGTAGGACCAACACGAGAGTTTACAGATTTACTATTTAAGCTGCGTTCAATAAGTGTTCGTAATATTTCATTCTTTCTATTGGATAAAAAACCAACTTCAGATTCAAACACATGTGCGAAATCTGGATGTACAGATAAAACATAGGCTTCTTTTTCAATCTGAGATTCACTACCATTAGTAGCCCACGTCGTGCGTTCTCTAATATAACAAAGCATGCCCATGTTTTCTAGCATGTACTTAGTTTCTTCCGCAAGTTTTCTACTAAGCGTTGTAAGAGTAACTGTACCGTTCTTTGAATTAATAGCGGCACCATCACCTTCAAATAACGAACGCAGGTAAGCTGTTTGTATATTCTTAGGAGAACAGCGTACACTTACAGGAGTAAATCGCTCAGCAGATGTTACATTACCAAGATACTCACTAAAAAATCTTAATACTAAGCCATGTGCTATTGCATAATTATCTGTAAGCGTTTTGCAAGGTTGTCCAAACACACGTTTTACGAGTTTATTAAAGCGATTAAGTGCATAAGGATTCTTGTTATGAAATCTGTTATCCGGAGAACCTTCTGACACTAACCAGCCAAAAATTTCAGCGAGATTTTCTGAAATCTCACTAGGATAATGTACATCACCAAGACCGCGTAAACTATCAGTCATTTTAAACATATAGTCAAGATCTGGTTTAAAATTAAACTTTGCAGACTCTTTGGCATATATATTAGTACCTATTTTCTTTGGAACATAAGCACCTTGTTTTAGCTTATCTAAACGTGTCCACGTAAATTTACCGTCAACAAGACTCCATAACTTGTGATCCGGCAAACCTTCTACAACATCACCTAGTTTTGTCTTGATACGATATGTAGAACCTTTACCTATGTAAACTTTAGTAGCTTGTCGTTTACCTTTATGAGATTCGACAGTAATAGGTGTAATATCGTTGAAACCTTCTAACGTAGATTTAGATGATTCCAAATATATTTCATCTAGTCGCAACAAACCACTATCTGTTACAACTAAGCTATCACCAACAAGGCACTTACACGACTGTTCACCACCGAAGCAGGTATACCAACCACCACCAAGAAGGCCATTGGCCAGCATAATGTTTAGTGATAGTAAGCCTGTACTGAATCTAGGTTCGTTCTTATCAAACGACATAGCACTCAGTTCAAACTGTTTTTCCATCGAGTCGATTGATTTGTCTAAATGCGCGTATGGATCAAACGCAGCTAATTCAGACGCATCAGCATTTTTAAGTTTGGCAGATTTTGCTAGTTTAGCCACTTATTAATCCCCATAAGGTTTGAGCGAAAAAATAGGGGCCGAAGCCCCCTTAACCCAACTGCAAACTTCTACTGTTACCAGTTGTCATCATCTTCATCGAACTTGGATGATTTCTTTTTGCCTGATTTTGATTTCTTGTCATCAGACTTAGATTTCTTTTTATCCGAAGACTTAGATTTCTTAGAAGACTTTTCGTCTTCATCATCGTCAAACTTTGAAGATTTCTTTTTCTTCTTAGGAACATCGTCCTCATCTTCGTCATCGTCTGACTTAGACTTCTTGGACTTTTTCTTAGAAGGCTTTTCATCATCGTCATCATCGTCAAACTTAGACTTTTTCTTTTTACCTGACTTGGACTTTTTCTTAGAAGACTTTTCGTCTTCATCATCGTCAAACTTAGACTTTTTCTTCTTCTTAGGAACATCGTCCTCATCTTCGTCATCGTCAAACTTGGATTTCTTTTTCTTCTTCTTCAATGGGACTTCATCATCCTCATCTTCTTCGTCATCTACTTCTTCACCACCAACAAGCTCCATACGTTTGAAGTCTTCTTTCGCTTGTTTTGGATCCATGCGACCACAAAGATCAAGCAAACCTTCAGACAATTCAAATACTAGGTACTCGTTTTCTTCTTCGGTAATAGCACAACGACCATCATCAGCTTTATCGACAGAATACTTTTCAGAACCCGAGGCTTTAGGCTTAAACTTCACATTAATGTCAACGCCGTATTTAACGTGAGACAAATCGAATGATTTCTTCTTACCACTCTTTTTATCTTTAACGATATTTGTTTCACCAAGCTCTTGAATGCGTGATACAACGCCGTTGGTCAAACGTACAACACGAACAGGAGTCCAAGATTTTGATTTAATGTCTTTGATGCCTGTTTTCTTTTCTTTTGAAGTTGGTTCTGCTTTACGTGCAGGTTCATCTTCTTGCAAATCACGAATAATTGCGTTAGTTAGATAAAAGAACTCTGAGGTTACGGGGCTTGTATCCCGATCACCAGTGTCAGCTTCACAGTATGGACAAACAACACCAGCTTTTGGCTCAGATTCATTCTCAGGGTCAAATGAAATACAGAAACGTGGAACAGTTACTAACTTCTTAGTTTTACCTGCTGCGATTTTACACCAGTGACGGCGAACTGCAATCAAACCCTTTTCTAATAAACGAATACGAACCCACTCATCGGGGTGATCTTGGAATTTGTAAATGTCGATAACTTCTTCCAGCTTAGCGCTATCGTTATTGCCTTTTCTAGGCTTAGCAGAGCCTATACCTTTTTGTGCCATACAAGTAACTCCTAGTGATAAAACTTTTATTTACACTCTTCGGCAGTGTGTTTACGCATTTTAGAAATTTCCTCTTGCGAGAAGTATTCACCAATATCAAAGAACAATCTAACACAGCCGCGAACATCAGCCAATTTAGCAATTTTCTGAACAAACATATCCCGCTGATTCTGTGCGATAACATCATCGTGGTACGCCTCGTCTGAACCAATAACACTATGTAAACTTTTTGTTTGACCATCATCATCGGTTAATTCATCTAAGCTAACACTGTGATTCAAAAAGCCTGTGGTATGTTCTGCGATTTTCTTTCTCTGCGATTGTGGCACTGTGTACGCTATACCATATTCATGCTCTGACGTATTACAGGTTTGTGCATTTAGAACCCATTGATTTATATAACTGGTGAACGCACCTTTATTACTGTCATATTTATCAATTGCGAGTAGCATACTTTTTAAAATGGTTTGACGAACATCGTTGAAATCAAAATTAGGACCATTAGATGTAGTGAATCGTTTTGCTTGGCTACTAGCATGTTTAATATATTTCTCTAACACTTGAGCACGATATTTATAGAAGTGCTCCAAGTAACTATAAGAAACTGTGGCTATAACGTACAAGTGTTGCCTGTGACTGCAACCCGCTTGTAGTGCAATTGTATCCAATTCACCTTTTAGCAAAATTCGATTATCTGTATCACACATTAAGAACGTGTTGTACTTGGTCAAATAGTTTGAGATACGTTGTAGAAAGCGATTGGCGAAAACGTGCAAAAAAGAGCGCTCAATTCTTGCCTCACGCAGAATAGAAAACTTCTCCGCACGATCCTTGGTGAAAAGATACTGACAAAGTAGCTCTACTGTACGAGTACGAGGCAATGAACTCGGCTTTCTCTTACTATTAGTTGACACAACAGACAGGATGTAAGCTACCTGTTGGTCAAATAAATCTGTATAAAGAATTATTGGCTCTAACGCTTTATACAGATTTAAGTCTAACACTTGCTGTATCTGTTCGCCAGTTAAATTCTTATCAGACGACATATACGCACCGAGTGTTAGTCAATAAAGTTGAAGATTTCCTTCAGTTTAGAATTGGTAATCTTTTCGTGGCTGGTGCGAAGCAGAGGATATTTACGCGATGCTTCAATAACCGAAGCGATATCCAATTCTGTTCCTAAGGTCTTTTCAATGTTACCGTTGAATTTACTAGCAACATTCAACAACCATGTGGCCGCGTCAAAGATTTGGGAATATTCAGATTCTGAAAGTTTTTGCTTGTGTTTAATAAGTCCGAACTTTTCAAATACTTCTGCCAATTCAGCACGGACTTCGGTAAGCTCTTGGTGATGACCGGCACGTTCAATAGCAAAGGACTCACGTTCACGTTGCAGTACACTGTTATAGTCATTCAATGTGTTTTGTTGTGCGATACGCGCATTGAAGTTTGCTTCGGTCAATTGTTTTGTAAGACTATCGCGTTGTTCTTCCAACACAGCAATACGCACCGATGCTGTTTGTACTTGATTACGTGCGCTTTGCAATTGCTGCGCATATTCTCGAATTTCTTGTTGAGCCATTTGCAAATCATAACGCAATTTATGTTCTACTTCTGATTCTTCGGTATTGTGTTCGAGTTGTTCTGTCATTTAAAGATTACTCCTAAAAAGTTGAGTGGTTACATACAGTATTTACAGTATTTACAGTTTTACATATCGCTCTTAATTATTTTGTAAGCAAACGCCACGAGGTGCTTACAAGCAAATGGGTGGAGACCAGGATTTGTTATCACAGGTGGATTACCATTACCATAAACAATACGACTAGCACCGCGTGTAGCGTTAGCATACTCAGCACCTCCAAATACGAATGCCTCGCAATTGTGTACGATTAGACTATTAGCAACAAATCGTTCTACTCCCGGTACAGTTATATCGTATACCTTTTGCTTGCCTGCGTACTGAATTGAAACAATTGTAACAAATGGTTTTCGCGGCTGCATAGGCTTATCAAAATCAATTCGATCCTTGTGGTATTTAGACAGAACAATTTGCTCCAACAAACCGGATTGTCTACTAAATCTAATTGCCCATAATTCCTTAGTTGATGTTAATTGGATGCCATTTATCTTGTTTTCAGAAATACCCGATGCACGTTCCATATAAATGGTAGTTCTAGTATAGCCGAAAGATAGCAATGCTTCATTTAGATTAGATAGAGTATCTTTATTGCCACGAAGCAGAAAATCACCCTCTTTATACGTTGTTCCGTCAGTAGCTATTAATCCAGAAAGATATCCAATAGTAGATTTTAAAGAGCCGAATCGTATTCCAGAATGATGTTTAAAATCGTGCTTATAGCAAATCTCAAGTGCTCTGTGATTAAAGAATACGTTGATTCCTTTTCCACACGAGGTATCTGTAATATTACTTACAACGCCTAATGCTGTAAGCGGCTTCAATATAGATTTTTTATGCCCATACAGTTTTAATGTAGGTGTACCTAAACGCTGACGTGTTCCATATCCTTCTATAACACCCAAAAAGAAACATTCCCAAAATTCGGTGTCCCGTGTAACTTTTGATTGCTTATTTTCGTGTGTTAAAAGTTTATCTCCAACATTTAGGTCTTTTAATCTTGTCCACTGCTCCAATAACTTACAATTACCTAGATTCACATGCTGTAAAAATCTGTGTGCTTTTGTTGCAGTTATACTTAATCCATTACTTAATGTAATTTTCCATACCTTTGCTTCACCCTTATAGTAGGGTGCAGTACCGCTATGCAATGTGCCATTTATATCATATTGTATAGGAAAATGATAAGGTTTTGGCTCTTCTACTATAGCGAATACCGTCTTTAAGCCATCTGACGTTAGAACTCTGGTCTCTCCTACAATACAATCGCAACTTACTAGGACCTTCTTATGTTTGTTTACAGGGGTTATTAAATCTGGCGTATTAGTTTTAGTTTTATCGAGGCCAATAATATGCAGCTTATGGTCTCTACGCAATTTGTGTGGACGATAAGGATCAGAAGTATAAGCTATGCAGCTCATTGCAGGCATACCTGATTTTGTTTTCGTCTTAGCAACCTTTGTGACGATAACATCAGCAGCGTTATTGATAAATAACTTTGGAGTGCCACGAAGCAGTTGCCTAAGTGTCATACCTTTTAACGTGTGGTATGTCTCGGGCAACTGCTTAGGAGTTTTTGGATTTAGGGAACTGAGTTTTACGTTATAGTCGTTTTGTTTCTTAGGTGGTTTAGGTTTCATCTTTTTCCCTTTTGCACGATCCATAGCCTCTTTCTTAGCAGCACTTGGCTTACCACTAGTATTCGATTTAGATTTTGCTATAGGAACATATTTCTTTTTCTTTGGCATATCATCGTTTCCTTAAAGCACTTACGATAGTATTGTAGTGGTGTATATTACAACACAAACCTATCGTGCGATTAGTTAAACTCGATTGGAGTACAATATCTGTAATGAAACACGAGGTGTCAAGTACAGTGCCTTTGACGTTACGCAATAAACTAAATAGAGATTTAGGCACAGTTGGTGGCGTTTCTGATTTAGATAATACTATAGCAAATTTCGAGGAATCAGAAACATAACAATCAACATTAATCAATTCTGGTGTGTTAATAGAAGTTATAGAGTGGACTATAAAATTATATTCATGCGCGGCATACGTTGCAGGCATTATTAAGTTCGACTCTACCAAGAGTACAACATAACCATTATCATTTAATAATCTGTAGTAATGCTTAAACAGTTTATCTTGATAGCGAACAGTGCCACACTCTTCCCTAGCCCAAAACTCTGTTTGATTAGGATACGTGCAAATCAGAGATACACTTTTATCACGCATGTTATTTAAAGATGTGAGAATATCGTCATACACAATAGTTGTGTTATCCGTGCGGTAAGTCTTTTTATTGTGGTCGGTAGGTATATGTAGATTGAACGTAGATACAACGTGGCGCTCATGTTCTTCGCACCTAGATACACAAGATACATTCTTCTTTACACAACCACACGCATAAACACTAAACATAGTGTTACCTCAATTCAGCTTCGTCCAAACTAAACTCGTTTTCCTTATCGTCACATACTTCTTCATGTAGTACAACAGCAATAGGGAATTCAGTAACAGTACCGTCTTGCCAATGCTCAACAGATTTGAGCAAACGCGAATACGACAAAAATACAGGAATTGGAATACCTTGCAATGTTTTAACTTCTATGCCGTTACATAGCAGAGTATAATCCATACGCATTTCAGTTAAATCGTAGTAACACACAAAAGTATAAGCATCATCAATAGATAATAATCTATATACCTGACTACTCAGTTCCTGAATCTTTGAATTCAAGTCCTGCAGTTGCGACTGTAGTTCCTGGAAGTTCATAATGTAGCTCCAACGTGTGGGATATAGGTGAGGCTATATAAATTTCTTGTTCAGAACAAACCTTAGAGAACACATCATTCTTTGTAAATGATAATAACTTATCGTGTTCGCCAGTACGAGACATGGACAAGAATTCGTTTATCACAGGCATTATCTTATCTGCGTGTGGATGCATCTTTATACTAATGAAATGATCGTATGAGATATTACCAACTGCACATATCATACTGTAGGATTTCCAGACTAGGTCAAGTTTCCACTCTAAGAATTGTATGCGTTGGTGAGCTTCATAATCTGGTAAATCTTTATACGTTCTATGAGGGTCAATGAGTACAATCAACTCACGTATAAATTCTAATTCGCGTCTAGCTTCATCTAAACAGGCTTGTGCAACATCGCGTCTTGCTCTTGTTTCATCTAAATCGGCTTGCGATCTTAACTTGTTATACTGCTGCTCCTCATCATCATTCAATATAGTCTTAGAAGATAAGACTTTGGCTTTTGCCCTGTTACTTTCTGCCAAGGCAAGATCAATAGACAAGCTGCGGTCTTCTTCCAACTCGCGCAATACACGGTACGCTTCATCATACGTGTGGCAGTTTGCAACAATAGTATTTAAAATTTGATAACGCGAATGTTTCCAGTGCATTATAACCGACACCTCAGATAGAAAAATAGCGGCTAAATAGCCGCTATTTTTATTAACACAACTTCTTCATTAAACCACTAATGCTTATTATTCGTCGTCAAAATCGCCGAAGTCATCATCAGCTTGCTTTGCAGATTTTTTAACTTTCACTTTGTCTTTCTTACCGGATTTCTTTTCAGACTTACCTGACTTTTCAGACTTGGTAGCTTTAGCTTTCTTGTCTTTCTTGGAAGGTTTTTCTTCCTTTTCAGCTTTTACTTTCTTGCCGGCTTTCTTGTCTTTCTTGGAAGGTTTTTCTTCCTTTTCAGACTTGGCAACTTTAGCTTTCTTACCAGATTTCTTTTCTGATTTTTCAGCTTTTACTTTCTTGCCTTTTTTAGCAGGCGCTTCACCACTAACTAGGGCGAGTTGTTCTTCAACACCAGCAGCAACGGCTTGTGCAGCTTCAAGAGCGCGTTCGATAGACTTAACGGTGTTTGCGGCAGCGCGTTGTTGTTTTCTCAAAGCACGGTTGAATTCACCTGCTGGCACTTCTATGGTCTTAGCCATAATTCATTTCTCCAAAATATTAAAGGTTTGTATCTAGTCGAATAAACTAAATTTGTTTTAAAAAGTGAGGTCAAATTAACCTCACTGTAAATCTGGCAACGAATTGAAACTAAATAGGTAACGGACTAAGACTAGTCATCAAAATCTTCATCGTCTTCGTCTTCATCTTCGTCTTCGTCTTCATCTTCGTCTTCATCTTCGTCTTCATCTTCATCCGAATCATCTTCGTCTTCGTCATCCGAATCATCTTCGTCTTCGTCATCCGAATCATCTTCGTCTTCGTCATCCGAATCATCTTCGTCTTCGTCATCCGAATCATCGTCTTCGTCATCCGAATCATCGTCTTCATCGTCATCCGAATCATCGTCATCGTCTTCGTCAGACTCATCGTCTTCGTCTTCGTCAGACTCATAGTCTGAATCGCCGGCAAGAGGTTCGATCTGGGCAATCAGTTCTTCGATAGTTTCAAGACCGGCTTCTTTAGCTTCCATCAAAAGATTCAGGTAAGCGTTTGCCAACAATTCGCTAATGTTTAAAACTGGAGCTGCTTTCTTTTTAGCCATTTTTCGATTTTCCTATATCTAGGGTTACTGTGAATGTGGTACTACAAAACTTATTTACACTTTTGACTAGTCGAGGTCTTCTTCGTCTTCGTCTTCTTCCTCATCATCGGATTCTTCAAAGTCTTCCTCATCGGAGTCATCTTCATCATCCTCGTCAGATTCGTCTTCCTCTTCCACTACAGGTCGAGATTTACGTTTCTTAGGTGCACGTTGCGCCTTTTCTTCTTCATCCGCAAACAACTCGATTTCAATAGAATCGTTTAGGAAGATAGTCGTTGGTTCTTCACTAGTTAAGTCAATAACAGTTACAGAGCCTTGTTTATTGTTCAACGTGACACGACCGCGAACAGAACTAATCAAGTTTCGGCGCCACATTGTAACTTGCGAAGGTTCACCGACTTGACCAAACACTTCAATCACAGAATTTCTTGGAAATGTACTAACGCGGGTCTTTTTACTTGCGTTAGTTTTCTTGTGACGGAAGACAATGAAATTCTTGTTCATTGAAACAAGAAAACCATTCACTTGAACAGGTACCAAGGCATACACATTTAATACATGTATAGCACCTTTCAATTTGATACCTGTACCTTTTTTAATGCCGCGTAAGCGTTTTGATACCCGATCAGAACGAGCTAGACGGCGAGAGCCTGCAGCCATGTTATTCTCCTTTTGTAGAAGTTTGTTTATCGTATTACTTATTTACAGTTTTACGATTAACGGCTGCGTTTTAACAATTTCTTTTTCTTTTTCAAGACAGGTGTAGGTTGTGCAACTGGAACAGCTTCTTTTGGAAACGAGGCTGCAATAATGAGTAAATCACCACCGAACGCGAATACGGAGTTAAATGCGTCAGGAGCAGTTGTACCAATAGGCAGAATTTCAAGGCGGTCCTCATTGTTAGCAGTCGCTTGTTCAAAATACCCGTAATTAACAACATCAGCAACAACACCTTCTTCGCTGTACGAGGCAATAAGCTTTTGAGTATCTGCGTTTAACAAGTTTGAACTATCTAACACTAATGCACTACGGAAGTTTTCAGTACCGATACCAAATGAACGAGCATAGTTTTCACCAATGCGGTGCATGATACGAATATCTTTAACAGGTGTATCGGAATCAACTAGGCGTGGAATAACAACATTAACATTCACGTTTATATTGATTACAGTACCAGTTTCAAGAACACTCAATGTTGGAGAAACAACTACGTTGAAAATGTTTGATACATCAATTTCAACGTATTCAACTTCCGAATTAACATCAAGTGAACCGTCTTCACTTACAGCGTGTACGTAATCTTTCAAGCCATTTTCTGGAATGTCGAATGTATCAGAACCGTTATTAAATTCTAAAAAGATTGACTGCACTGTATTTGCAATTTGTTCAGACAATGACTGTACTGCAAAATCAGCATCCGCAGCTTTACCGAAGTATGACAAATTAGTAGAAGCAGACAATTCGCTCAAATACTTAACAGCATTCGCAAACCCTTCACGAACAATACCAAATGGCTTAGCGGCAGAACCTTCACCAGTTGCAAGTGGGCTGCGTAAGTTGTAGTAGTTACCGTGGATAACAACTTTATCTGGTAATGTATCATACGCACGTGGTGTGAACGTAAGCAAAAAACGCGGCTGGATTTTAAATACTGAAGTAGAATCTGCACCCAATAAATCGGCGATTGTGGGTGTACGTACTACCTCTACGTTAGATTCTACCAACTGCGTATTAATTGCAGTTTCTTCGGTAGCGACTTGTGGCTGCTGCGACATAATGACCCCTTCTGGTGATGGTTGTGAAGATGCAATCTGCTGAGCTTGCTGCGCAGATAGTGAATTAGGTGCGTTTTCATTTTGATCTTGACTCATAGTGAGTACCCTACCTTTCTATGTTGATTGATAATGCTTTACTATTTACACTTACGTCAATGGGTTGAAATACAAGCCCACGAACAACGTATTCTGGATCACGCAATTTAGATAACACGGTTTTGGTATCAAACTTGTCTGTAACTATATGCACAGACTCCAGTATACCGCTAACATCGAAACCCAAACTACTCATGTGTGATTTAAAGTTTGAAGTTATTGGCAACATTATGCGCTTTTTAGCCTCATTGTAGTAATAGGCTGTGGTTGCAACAAACTGGAATACGTTTTCAAGGTAGCTGTACTTGTGGTTCAGCTTATCCTGCTCTTGGGAGGATTCGCATGTTTCAATACTCGCTTTCAATCTACGTATTGTATCTTTACACTCCTGTAATAAAGCACCGGATTTCAGTTTTTGATGTTCTGCTTTCAAACGCAAGCAGTCATCTTTCAAAGAAAGATCTTTTGTCGCTTTGTAGTTCTTGCGTTTTCTGTTGTACTCGCTGCGCATCTTAGATTCCAGAGTACCGTCTTTAATAGTGCCAAGAAGTTTGCGTGTAGATTCCAAATCTTTCTGCATACCTTCAATATCATTGGGGTCTACAAAGTTTTTACGTTCTCTATTATCTTCTAGGAATGCGTTAAACAACTCGTAAACTGAACTACACTTTGGATAGTTATTACGAACGTAAGACCGCAAAGAACGAGGCACGACCAATGTACCAGATATCACAATAAGGTCGAGTGTATCGTCTTCTGCGAGTTTCTTAGCGCGTGTACGGTAATCATCAATTGTGGATTTACTACGAATAACACCAAATTGTTTTGGAATATCTAAGCGATGAACTTTATCTAAAAGAACCTTCTCTTTATCAAAGAATACATCATAGAGAAAACAATCTCCACCTGCGAAACGATAAACAAGATTTATAGGCATGCCGCTGTATACAGGAGATACACGATAACGACCATTGAGCTTTTTAATCTGGTCGTGCGATACTGCTTTTGGTGGTCTAAAATAGTTGTGAATTGCGGTAAGACTAGTTGGATAAACAAAATCATCCGTCATGCACAATACGTGACTACGTAAAGCATCATATATTTCTTTCAATGGAGTTGGAGGGGCTTCTAAGATAGACATGCTAGCCCAGCAAATACTTAGGTGCGCATCTTTAGGTACACCTAAACCAACTGAATACATCATAGATAATGTAAGCATTGATTTTAAATCACCTCCACGCGCGGATTTACATATAGACACAACGGTCTTTCTTGGAAGTCGTTGCATGATACGCCTATCCCCTAGTAACATATCAATACTGGAACCCTGTAAGTGCTCAGGTGTATTACAAACACTAGAAGTATGAGTTGTTGCTAGTGTATTAAACAATTCTAATAACTGGCGTGATTTTATTGATTTTGCTAACATGAGTAATATCCTGAGAGTTCATCAACAAAGGGTAGGTCAGATTCCCCAATTAAAGAAATACAACCATCAATTTGCAAATCTTCAATATTGCCTTTTCGGAATTCAATATATGTTTGTGTATTCATAACACAGATTTCATAACTACCATTCACGTTCACGGGGAATGCAAACCATTGGAGTGTCTGTGATTTAAACGATTGAGATACCTGAGTGTAAAATGCTTTCAATTCATCAGACAGTTTGGAAACTCGCACATGCAACTGGTCAAGATTCACGGAACGTGGATCGTAACAAGCAAACGTATAAGGAAATAAACCAGGCATCAGATTACCGTTATCGGTTGTATCTGATATACCGATAGACAACAAGGCACGATTAACAAACAATCCAGGACGAAACTCATTAGCGTCACTGCGAACACGATTAAACATAATTAATTCCTTAAATCTTAGTGCGATTGACAACAATGCGCAATCCAAGCACATGGCACACAGAACTCAACACAATTAAATCTAAAGATAGGATAGTTGGGTTTAATAGGAGTCCTATACGTTCTTGGCTTATTTTTGTTAGCAAGGCAATTTGACGAATAGAAACTTCGTCGGACTCTATATGATTTAATAGCTTTATGACTATTAATTGTTTGATACGCTGTGCGCGTTCTTTGGATTGACGTATTGATATTTTTGTTTTCATAGTATCCTTTGCACAAAAGGGGCAAAAGCCTCTTTTTATGTTCACACTGTGATTACTTTTTACTAACTTTTGCTGGAGGGATTGCTGCGTCTTTGAGTTTCTTAAGGGGCAGAATCTTAACTTTAACCGTTGCAGGTTTGGCTTTAGTAATCATCATTTCACCAGGTTTGAAGGGGTTCTTTTTCTTCTCACCACCTTTAGTTGCAGGTTTGTGTACTGTTTTGATTTTCAAAAGACCAGGAATTTGGAATTCACCAACACCCTTATGTGTAACACTGCCGAAAATAACTTGTTCAATAGCATCCAATACTGACTTGATTTGTTTCTTATCTAATTCAGTTTCTTCTGCCAAGTGTTCAATCAATTGAGTACGATTGAGTTTTTCTTTTACAGGTGTGTACACAGGTACTTCTTTAACTTTCTTAACACGTACTGGTTTAGCTTTACCAGACTTAACTTTCTTAGCAGGGGCTTCTTCTTTTGAAGAAGACTTTTTCTTTTTCAAGACAACTTCTTCCTGCTTAGATACAGCTTTCTTTTTCTTAGCCGGGATTGCAGACGTAGCTGGTTTCACCGACTTTTTAACTTTCTTCTTTTCTGCCATTTTCAGTAATCTCATATAAAGAGGATAAGGATGAAGGATAGTGTGCTCTACCTACACACTTTATTTACACTTGTGTAGGTAGAGCGACAAATTACGATTTACTATTAATCTTCTAAATCTTCATCTTCATCATCCGCTTCTTCCAAGTCTTCTTCATCGGAATCCGCTTCTTCCATTTTGGCAACGGTAACAATGTTTGCACAGGTTACAGAAGATGCTGCGGTATCAAACAAGGCTACTTTATCCTTAGTATCGTCAAAGCCGATAACGATCAAGGTGTTACCAGATTTAGCGCTAATCAACTTAGTGCCTAACGGTAATTCGTCACGGCCCAGTTTTTCTTCAACTTCTTCATTTTCATACCAAGCAGCAATAAGAGGTTGTAGTTTAGATTCGCTTAAACCTGTAAGTTCTTTCAAGGCATCTAAATCCGAGGTTTCTTCGTCGTCATCAGATTCTTCTTCCTCGTCATCTTCCTCTTCCTCGTCATCATCAGATTCGTCTTCTTCATCGAGGTCATCTTCTTCCTCTTCTTCATCGTCCGATTCTTCATCTTCATCTTCCTCTTCATCTTCCTCTTCCTCTTCGTCTAGGTCGCCGAGGTCGTCATCAGAATCGGCAGACTCTTCCAAGTCATCATCTGCATCCAATTCGTCGTCTTCTTCCGCTGCCTCTTCGGCATCTTCATCAAGCTCGACCATGTATGCTGCACGTTCATCTTCATCTGCATCGGCAGGTACCAAACCGATCTGCAACGTACAACGGCGATCAAGGTGCAACGTATTAAATGCGGCTACTTCTACATCGAAGCCAGTTTGTTGCTTGATAAAATCAGACAGTGCAGAAGTATTCAACAAAGTTTCAATCGAGGTAACATTCTTATCGTTGAACGCTGAAATACTACGCAAACGCTTCTGAGATTCTTCTTTCGGTGCGCGAGTGGGCTTAGCATTTACTTTAGCGCCGCGCGTTGGTTTAGCAGAAGCTGTTACTTTAGTAGTTCCACGTGCAGGTTTAGTTGAGGCAGCTGGCTTTTTCTTACCGACTTTACCACTAGCACACATTTCACGCAATTCATCAATACTCAAACCTTGTTGGTCGATACGCTTAGTAAACACTTCACGTGCCAACAATTCATCAACACATTCGCGGCGTGGAGCGGTTGACCAATCTTTGGCCTTAGATGATTTAGCAGAAGCAGCAGGCTTAGTGTTACGCGCAGTACCACGTGCAACAGGCGCTGCTTTCTTTTGCACTGCTTTAGCTGCAACCACTTCTTTCAACGTAGTACCAGATAAAGTCAAAGACTCTGGCTTAATACGTGAGCCATTTTCAAGTTTGAACGTAGTAGCAAGAACTTGTGAAACAGCGGTGCGAGTTTTATCAGCCAATACTACTTTGTAGCCGATGTATTTTTTCAAAAGTTTTACAGTAGACATAAGTAACTCCAAGAGTAATTAAAGAACAGCGGTTAATGTTTACAACAAAAGAAACTAATTCAGACTAGGTGTATATTCTAGTCTGAAAGATTACAATTTCAAGGCCGAACGATTTTAATGCTAATCAACACCAGATACCTCCATACTTTGTTTTTTAATGCTATCGCTTATGATTTGATACAATTCTTTCAAACTCATATTTTCAGCGATAGCACGGGCAGTGTTGTGTTCAGCTACAACTTCTTCCACAGCAGCAAGTCTAGCTAGGCTAGAATTAAAGTCTGCTGGAAACTTTTCACCGTGTATTGTGGTGAACATTCGGATTGAAGCAAAGTCTTCTTTGATTAATCGCAAAACACTGAGTGCCAAACATTGAGTGGATTTTTCCTCATACGAAGCATCAGCAGAAACATTAGCAAACTTTAAACACTCGATCAAAGTATCGCGGAATTGTTTTACGTGATGCAATAGCACTTCTGTAGAAGGACTTTTACTAGAATGTAATTCATACTTATCGTAAATCTCTTTTGCATCGTAAGTCCAATTATAAACATTTTGGTCGATTTCCATAAGGTCGAGAATCAACTTCTTGTATGCTGGTGCTAAATCTTTACCAAACGCTGTGTTCAATGATCTACGCAAGACATCAGCATAATCAACTTCTTTAGCTAAGCACAACATAGTTTCCGATAATGCAGGTAGTTGGAATCTATTCAGCAGTGCGTAGCCTGCATCACCAGCAGATAAAGTGCTATTGATAATACCGACGAGAGAATCACGAAATGCTTCCAACATTATCTTGCGTTCATCAATTGACATAGCAATAATACGAAGGCCCGTATCAAACAAATAGTTACGGCACTGTGATTGTGAGCCAGATATTGGCACGACACCACGATCATCTATGTGATTATACAATATTTGTGAAATACTACTTGGTATACCACAAATACTGAGGCGATCAGCGTAGGTGCGGAAAGTAAATGGTTTCACAAACGTCTGACTCTCGGTTACGGGTACAGATTTTGGAACATTTTTACCTGACATAAACGCTTCTGCTTCCACATCCGACAACAATCCCCAATCTTTAAATGCTTGAGCGATTTCTAATTCCAAATCAGATTGGTGGCCTTGCAAATTAAACATAGCAGGCAACGTGACAATAATGTTTTCGATACGTGTACGCAATACTTCCGCAGGCGTACGCTCTACAACACAGTCGTCCTCCAATGTGGCAATGTTTTGCTTTATAAGAGCAGCATTGGAAATTGAAGTACGCAACGCAGGTGTTGCATTTTGTGGGATACGCAATTCTTTTACAGATTTAAGCATATTTGATACTCCTGAAGTTTACAAACATTTGAATATGGATTATGAGCTATACCTACAAAGTGTAGACAGGATAGATATTTCTCTGACAACTCATTATATCATATTTTAAAACAGGATGCAACAATTAAATGTTTATTTTTGGTAGTGCAGAGAATACCAAATTACTCTCACAAAATGCTTGTAATCCTGCTTCTGGAAATAAAACATTGTACAAACCAAAAGCAACATTACCAGAGCTATAATACAGGCGGATACGAGCACCGGATTCTAACAATCCTTCAATACGGTCAGATAAGACTTCGGTATCAGGTAATTCTTCCTCCGAGTCCTCATCCCTATCATCTATAAAGGCTACTAGTATTTCAGCGTAGTCCTTTAGCACATCGTTAAAGTTGCCATACAGCGCCATCAATTGCGCAAATGGACCTCTGCCACTAACTTGGGTAGTAACAATAAGAACGCCAATATGTTCGTAGAAAATAGTTTGAACATCGTTTTTATAAATGATGTCAAAAAGTTCATTCATAACTTGAACAAATGATTCTGCCATGGCTTCGGTAACACGACTCTTTGATTTAGATTTACGTGGTGGTTTAACTGAACCTTCTCGCTCTGCATCACCAGAAACTATATGTAATAATTCGGCACAAGTATTCTGCAAAGAAGTTAACCCATCCGTAATCTCGGTTTGTCTATCTTCCAACCCTTTCAAACGAGCACTTATACGTTTTAAATCTTTATCTTCCATTATCGTAATCTCATAAGTTTGTTGAATTGAAAATCGGTATCGGACACACACTCATAACGCAATAACTTCCACACACGCATATCTGGTTCTTCTGTGTGTGAAATAAGTTCTTCGATAGGTGTATTCCAATGTTGTTGAGAAGGTACCCACGAATTACTGAAATTCCCATCTTGTATATTGCACCACACATGAGGTAAAGAGTCATCATGTTTTCTAAGCACTTGCTCTATCGCAAGATATGCCTGTTCGGTAGGTTCGGAATTTTCTGCAACAAGGCCAGCAGATATAAGAGAGGCTTTAATCGAACGGCGCAATTCTGTCTGTTTGGATTCCTTGCGAATCATTTTCAAACCCAACTTATTTACGGTGTGTTGCTTCAAACTTTCGCTGCAATCTGTTCGCATAAACACAAACATCAAACCATTGTTAGATTGCATTATATAGTGAGTACCTGCGGCCAGAAGAGGTCTGTAGTAATCGACAATTTGTGTATGTGTATTTGACACAAAGTATTTATCGTAAACTTGATAATGCCCATCAACTATCGTTTCAATGATTACATCCAGATCGTTGTCGTATAGATAACTAAAATCGTTTTCACCGGGTGGTTGGGCTTCGATAACAACATACCCAATATCGCGTTTATGGTGAGCATAAACAGTGTCGGGTACACGGCGTTTATACTCTTCCATAACGTGGCAAATGTACTCTAGTAAACGCTCAGGTATTTCTTTATGTGCCGTCATATTTTATTCCTTATTTTCGTATTGTGCTAAACGCTTACGCAATTCTAAACATTCAGCCTCGGATTTTTGCAAAGCGCGGGATAACCAACGGATGCGATCTTTTACGGCTTGCATCCAAACAATAGGTGTGTGATAACCTTCTTCATCGGCCAACAGCTTGCGCATATTGAGTGGTTGATCGTAGTTTAGATACGCACCATTTGCTATTTCATCATCAGTGTATTGTCCAAGACACAGAGCGGCGCGTTCTTTATCATAGTGCCCTGCATGTGGATCTTTTTCACCATTAGCATGCCATCTTGATGAAGGTGTTTCTATAGGTTGTTCCATTATTGTTCTCCTTTAGAGGTAGGTAATTCACGAATAGCAACATGTACAAAATCACCGTTGATAATATCTGGATCGTTAGCGCGGTCGCGTTGGGCTTGCTTACTCATTTGATCTACAACATTATTTACAAGCGGCTCCAATAAACTCATCCAATCACTAATGTTAGCATGACTTTTTGATTTTGCCGGCATATCCCACACCCACGAATCATGTACTACTGACCAGTAGCAAATGATGCCTTTCTTTTGTAACTTGCGTTTACGTTTAGCACTAACTAGCCGTACAACCGTTTCTTTACGCAACATAGAAACGTGAACGTCATTCATTAGATGTACCATATTATGACCTCGTAGGAGTAGGCGTTAAACCAAATTTGTTTTTATAATCTGCGATTTGGCTGGCGTGTTTATCTAATGCCATTTTCCACAATATCGGCTTTATTGTGCGTAGCGCATGGATACTAGATACTAGGGTATCTAGTTCAACAGTTGCAGCAGCAGCAGCAGCAGCAGAAGTATTCATCTTACTCTCCATATACCTTTTAAGATACTGTCTCTTGTTATTCGGAGTTTTGTTTTGTGTTCTTCACACAACTTGACGACATTAGGATATTGCTTGATAGTATTAGGTATAATATCCTTTTCAACCAAGTTATACAAACAAATAACATAACCCTCTGCAGCCTCTCGGCTAATGTAGCCGTTAGATATTGAGTTCAAAGTAATTGTCCTAGTCAACAGAACAACCAAAACGAGCAAAAGAATTACGGCGAAACCAAATAGTACGACTATTTTATAATCAATCCACATGGTCAGATACCTCTGCAAGGTAGTCTGAGATAGCATACATATCTGCAACTGTTTCTTTAAACGGTGTTGGATATACGTTAGCCACACAGGTAACTGGTGAAGTGTTCGGTAACATAATATCGCAGTTATCAAACGTGGTTTCATTGCCGATGCGCGTTGCCTGCAGTTCATCAGGCAAATCGAAGAAGTCTGCCGATAGTACCACAGAATGTTTCTTTAGTTCTGCAAATACTTTCTCGCGCATTGTGTGCAAGGTTCTACCGATAACTGCCAATCTATCACGATTGCGCTTATCATCAAACACACGATGATTCAACAAGATACGGAGAATATCTTGTTCAGACATACGCGGAGATATTGGGAATAACACTTGTTCTGTTTTTGGTGATACAACAACTTCATAAGAAGTGTTTTGGCATGTAACAGATAACACACCGTACAAGTTTGTATATTGTCGCATGATGTACCTTCTATTTGGGATAAATACCGTTAAACATGGATTGAACAATAGCAATAGTAGGTTTATCTGGCACTTTGCTATTGACGTTGTTCGTTATATACCTAGCCGTCAAAACTAGGAATGTATGCAGTTGTGCTTTAACGTCCTCGTACGGTGGTGTTTCTTCCACCAAATCGTCAGTAGTGACTGCATCATACCACTGAGGTATATTTTTCATCCACATCCAATCATAAACACGTCGCTCTTTAGCCTTAGCTTTAGTTTTGTAAACAAAGCGCGATAGAAAAGCAGAATACTCAACACACCAATGATGGAACTCTTGTGCATTTGGCAGAGCAACCATTTTAATGGCATGGCGTAACATTTCAGGAGAGTATTCCGTACAATCATGTTCTAATTTGCTAAGGGAAAAACTCATGCTTGTAGAAACAAAGTTTTTCTTAGGACGTGTTGAAATTGTAATACGCATAACACACCTCAACTATAGAAGGTATAAAAATCTTGGTACTCTACTTTAATATCAGTAGGTGCTAAGATTAATACAGTGAATGATGCAAATGGTTTACCGTTAGAGAAAATACCATCACTGTGTCGTGAGCGTAAAGTGTAATCCTTGCCGTTAGTAATGGAAGTAAACACGCTATCTATCTCACAGTAAACAAAATTTAGGATTCTGTTGACAGCAGCAGGGTCGCAATTAGGCAAAGTGTTCGGTAGGTATTTTGTAACATGCTTTTTAAGGCGCTCAAACAAACTACCTTGAGTATCGCTCAACTTTATCTTAATGTTTAAGGTTAGCTTGGAAATGATAACAAAGTTCGGCACTATTGTATCATGTTCCTTTTCAGTATTCATGCCATTGAATGCAATTAATATTTTCATGGGTCACTCTATTAAGATGATTTTGAATTTACGGAAGGCTAACCACATCATAAATGTGGGGTTAAGCACCGAGGATGTTATGATGTACGGACACAGCAAGTCTTTGTTAAAGTAGTCTGCAAACAGGCCAAAGAAATAAAACAAAAGCAAAGCATTAAGTGCCGTAAATACACAGACTGAAAGAAACTTTATATAAACAATCAAATGGAGTTTCTTTTTATCTGAGGTCGGTGAAGAATTAGCTAAAATAGCTTCTAATTCATCTTGCGGTATTCCAGAACCGTGGACCCACATTGGTATACTATCAATTTCGTTAGGCATTTTTATTTCCTTTTAACGATTCACAATACAATTCCTTAGCCGCAGATTCTATGGCATTATAATCATCTGCAATATGGAAACCTTTTTGTATCAAAACTTCTCGTACGGTATAATCACAAACTTTAACGCTTTCAGAATACACTGCAACATGCGCAGTGCGTAAATCTAAATGAACAGTTATATCAGCCATTATAAAATCTTTGTACTATGAAAAGACTTTATTGTTAGTGAATTGTTGTACTGGAATCTACAAACGATTTATTTTTGAATCGTGTTGGTTCCTCGCGCACGTTCTTAATTGCAACAGCTTTATTACCAGAAGTCGCTTTCAACATTTTAATAACGGCTGGAGCATACACGTTTTCAAACCAATCACTGTCAACAGACACGTCATCAGGAGCATCTACCAATGCAGCACGTATAGTAGTAACAAATTCTACGGCAGCTTCTGGTAACATATTTTGTTCTACAATACCTAACACCAATTCATCATCAGTATTTTCCTCAAAGTCGGCAGGAGAAGGCGCAGCAAATGTGCGTATAGAAGATATACTGTCTCTTTCTATAGCGCGTAGCAATTGGCATGCGGGGCAATTACAATCGTCGGTCATGGTAGTTTCTCCTTATTTTATTTCTGAGAATATAACGCCAGTATTGTGCGTTATAGCGGTTGATAATACGGATTGAATGGCAGTGCCAATAACTACTTTAGTATTTGGGCGCATGATAGTGTGACGCTTACCCGGAATAGATTCCAGAAGCAGTTGTGCGACTACAGGAGATATATCATAGAACAGTTCACGCGCTTTCGTGCTGTTCAAACTTTCTTTGAATACACCGCCTAGATGCTCCGTATTCGGAGAGTGGAATAAGGCTAAACGGCGCACGTTCAAATAATTGCGAACATGCGGTAATGCGTATTCAATGAACTGGCACAAATCATTCGCGTCCAGTTTTACGTCAAAGTGTACGTGTTCACCATCTGGTTTATTAATACGCAACTTTACAAATTTACACATGATTGAACTCCTGAAGTTTACAAACATTTTAATATGTATTAAAAGCTATACCTGCAAAATTTATGAACAGGATGTTTCGCAGGTATAGCTCATTATATCACATTTTGAAAACAAAACAAAGTTTAATTTTTAACGCACGATAAGGATTTATTCATATCACTATCAACGTAGTGGCAAGTAAAACCAGTTGGCAATGTTATTTCATGTATAGTGTGATTGTTATACACGAACTCTGTGGCAGATACTTCCTTGTCATCCAATTCATAATGCCTAATATCGTTATGCGTTATTGGTACATGCTGTGCAGGAGGTGCAGTTGGATGTGCCTGTTGTTGCTCATTTGTAACTAGTTGATCGTTCCCATGTACTGTGGTGTATATTTTGAATAGTAGGAATGCTACAATCAAAAACATCATAAGGGACAGTGTTCGCATAACTACTCCTCTAATTCAATGGCAGCACTAAGCATCTTACGCAATTTCTTTAAGTGCTTAGTATCTATGGATACGCCTTTTGGGCTCGGTGCAAATTCAGTCATCTGCTTTGTTTTGTACCATGCGCGGATATCCAATTTCTTAGCACCATCCACTGTATTTATACGCACACTGATTTGCGTGGCATCAGATACAGGTATAGTTCCTAGTTCAACAACATCAGGCGTAAACGATTTCTTGCCTGAATCTTTTTCTTTCTTTGCAGGAGTAGATTTAGATTGAGCAACAGCAACAGTTTTCTTGCTATTAGCTTTCTTGCTATCGTGTTGCACATAACTGGGCAATGTATCTAAATCTTTACCTGTAACGAGGTTATAAAACTCTCGACTTGGAATAACACCATCAGCAATATACTGACGATAATCATTCGGCCACGTACAACCTTTGTACAACAATGCTCCACCAATAACGTCATCAGATTCTTCCCACCGATGAACATTAGGCTTTTTAGTCTTTACTGCTTTGGCTTTCTTTGAAACATCATCTAACTTACGCAAGAACGCTTTGCGATTGTAACCTTCAGGTTTCGCAGTTATTACTGGGAATGGCAGACCGCTTTCATCTTTTAGCAGACATTCACGCCATTGTCCAAATACGTTAGATTCCCAATAACAACCAGTGTTTAGCTTTTTGAAAGCAACATCACCTGTGAATTGTTTTGTACTTAATTGTTTCATAGTAACCTCAAACTGAGTATATGCGTAAAGCTATCATAATAGTATGCGCATCAACTTTGCGGCTTATAACTGTCATGCGTTTATTTTTGTACTGCAACCTGTGTATAACATCACACATTTGGGTGAAGCCTGCGAATCCAAGATATTTGGGAATAACATCCCCAAAATGTTCTGTCATATCATAACAAAAGCGCAAACAGTATGTGTGTAATCTGCTATCACGGGGTGGTTCACAAACAACATGAAAAGGCATACTCTGTATGACCATTTCCAAATCTTCATTAGAATCATACTGCAACATTTTAGCAAATAAAGATAAGTTGACCTTTTGCTGGCGCGTGACTGGAACCATTACGGCTGTAGTAGATTGTAAGGCAATTTTCATTTTATTCACCTCTCGCTTTTAGAGATTGTGCGAGGTCTAGTTGTGCGTCTACTTCTCGCATAACAGAATCGCGCAATATGCAAAAGCTCTTTGTCTCTTCCAAGTCCAAACGAATACGCATATTCTCAATGTTTGTAGTAACATCGGCCTTGTACATCAAAATGATTTCTTTGGAGATTTCATTCCAATCATACGTTTCCAAAACCTCTGCCGCACTTTTCTGTAACAACATTAGAGTGGTCTCCATATTAAGGAGAACATGTGCCTTAACTTCATTTATGTGTCTACGCTCTGCACGGTACAGTATATGTGGTATAACTATTGTGGAGAATGTGAGTGCGCAAAATGCAGCGCCGGCAAAAAATAAACCAATATCGTTTAAAAGAGAAATATTCATAATAACCTCAACTGTTTTCAGAAATAAAGGCAAGAACACGTTTGGCTTCTTGCACGATATGTTTGTTTGGATCTTTCAAAGCATCAGGAGTAAAACCTAATTGTCTGTATGCTTTTAAACGTATTACATAGTGCTCATCGAAAAAGGCTTCCGAAGTGTAACCGTGAAAGTCATACGCTGCTTCACGAACAACATTGCTTTTGTCTTTAAACGCCTCCACAGGGAATTTAAAGTAACGCAGTGCTTCTAATCGAACACGCACGTCCTCATCCAAACACATGCCTGGAATAAAGCCGATTTTACGACAAGCTGCCATTCTAATAGCTTCGTCAATATCGTGACGAGATTCGGGTGTGAAGCCGAGAGCCTCATACGCTTTAAGACGAATCATTGGAAATGGATCATCAAATGCTTTTTTGGTAAAGCCTATCGCATTGTAAGCAGACAAGCGATTCCATTTGTTAGCATGGTCCAATTCTTTCTCATAAAATGCACGTTGTAGTTTATTCATTCTTGAATACCTATGTTATTGCGTGAACAGTAGCGGACCATTAAACCATCACCCATTATTTGAGGATCGTAGAATAATAAACCAACTGTAGGCTTATCATTAGAACCATTACACCGGATAAGTTTTATAGTAAACTTACGCATCAGCTCAGTGTAGAAGCGTTCAAGTGTAGGGTTAGGTAAATGAGGAAAATCACTACCCGCATTACCTTCATCCTGAAGTAAAATTTGAGGTAAATATTCAATAGCCTGTTTATCTTTCCCTACAGTGTAGGACCAGTTCTGAACATCCGTATAACAACCTTTCGGCGTGTCAATTCGCACATGAAATATTCCACGATCCCAAATACCTTCGAGTGCAGTATCTATACCTGTGATAGAAACATTATAGTTACACATATCGTGGATAGCTGCGGACAATAGATAGTGTAAGTGTTTATAAATATTCATACATTTACTCCTGAGTTTTATGTATAAGATTTTGAAGTCGGGAAATGGTATCTGTAAGTGTAACATCAGCATACGGTTTGTTGTAGAAGTCTGAGAATATAGTGGTACCTTTGTGGATTAAATCACCACACTCCAATAACCGAGCTGTATTGAAATCTATTTCTAAAAAGTGCAGTAATGCTTCTATACTGTGACACTTATTGAACATCATACGACCATTCATATCAACACTACACCCAGCAGCTTTACCTTTATCGGTGAGTGCAAACAACGTAGTAAAACTAGCACGATAGCAGCAATGCTGTAACTCTTCCAAGCTGTGTGCAGGCAAAAGAGGTTTATTACCACTAACATCCGATTGCGGTAATGGTTCATAGTGCAAAGCTGGATCGAGTGTTGCTAATACGCGAACCATTAATTCTAAGTTAGAATGATTCATACATTACTCCTAAAGTTTAGTACGAAGGGAAACTGGATTACCTGGACACTGTTCGTATTTCAGTGAGAATAAATACGTGCGCAAATCTGGATTGATAACATTTTCTACAACAATGTATTCATAATATTTGGACTTAGCGAGTGATGTTAAGTCTGTTAAAAATGCTTTGAACACACCAGTACGTTGATAGTTTGGAAATACATTAATGTTTGAGATAGTAACACCTTTAACATATTTACCATTGCCTGCATAAACAGTACCGGCACGTAGATAGACTTCAAATTTTTCAAACATAAACCATTTTGATTGTGAGGGTCTAACTTCGTGGTTTATACATACAGTTATAAAGTCAGATATATCTTCTAACATGTTTATACCTATGTATTTTTGATGGTTAAAATGTGATGCTCATATTTTTATGTTTAATGACAACCTTACCACCTAGAGTGCGAAGTGTTCGTGCCATAATACCTAATGTAGGGTAACCTAATAATCGAGCAACTACCTCAAAATTGGTATTCATAAACCCCAGTAGAAGTTGAATGTGACCGTTCTCTAAAACAAGTACGTTGAAATAGAATGGTTTAATGGCGTGTGCGTCCACATGAACAGCGAGAGTCATCAACAATTCAGTTGCAGAATAATAGCCATATTTGTCCATAACATCCTGCGTATTGTTCACGTACGGTGAATCACACATTGTGGCTCGAATATGACCTACAAAGTTACCGTGTGGCTGGTAGTCCCGAATTGTGGTCCCTACATAAGCATGTATAGTTGTTAGATTGGTGTTTTTAAATTTAAAAACCTTTTTCGAGTCTGCAAATTCAGCTATATGACTGTGTTGTTTTATTTCCACAGATTGTGAAATACTGCGGACGGTTATAATTGTCTCTCGATATTCAGTCAGAGAAACTATGCTGAATTTGGTGTACACTAATGCTTTGTGTGATTTATGTTTAACGCAAAGAAGCAGGGATTCAATCAAGGATACTGTAGATTCGTATGTAGCTTTCATATTTGATACTCCTAAAGTTTACAAACATTTGAATATGGATTATGACGTATACCTACAAAGTTTGAACAGGATGTTCTTTTGTAAATATAAGTCATTATATCATATTTTAAAACAAAAATATATCTAAATTTTGCGAGATTGGAGACGTAAAAATGGGAGCCTAGTGCTCCCTATTATTTGTAGTGATCGTATTCTGGTGCAAGTCCAACAACTTTGGTTAAATCAAAATCATCTCTATTGACGCGATAGAATTCATAACTGCAAGCATACTTCTTTTCTTTTTCTAAACACTCTGCTTCCATCTTGTATGTTGTATCTTCTACTATTATGATGAAGTTGGTAACAGGTGCGTGGCATCTAGGACAATTTGGTCTAGGTAGATATTCAAATAGCTCTACACGAGTACCTTTATATAAAGTAGATAGTATCGAACTAATCTCCGCAGACTCTTTCACAATGTCTCTAGGTGCAAAACGAGGTTTAATATCGTTAGTCATATCTTTGTAATCACCTTTGTTTTACCGCAATTACAAGGCTTCGGCTTTAACTTACTTGATATAGCATTGTAAGCCGCGTCATTGATATTTTCATTGAACGGTGTTGTGTTAGTACCGTATACCACTTCATACCGCTTCTTCACGAGAGTCTTAGCAAACATGTTGTCATACGGCCAAGGCTTATTGTTATTGCGTTCCCACAACTCCACATTTATAGCGTCCTCCTTAATTAATGCAAACACGGTTTCATCACACACTGTATTAGGTGTTGCTCTACCTACACGTAACACACTACCATTAGCAGCTATTGTTATCAGGGCAGACAGGGCAGCATTTGCATTGCAGCAAGTATAGTGTTGGCGATTCTCAGACATATCTGTACGCAACGCAGGTAACTTCAACCACTTATCGCCAGTGATAGTGAACTCTGGAACACTGGGCATGTACCAGCTACGGAGAAACACATAAATATAATCGTTGTAGATTATATTGTTTGGATTGTTGAATACAAAAATCATATAATGCCCCTATTCAACCAAATAAACAGATTTAGCGATTACGTCCGAACTACGATTGTTGTAGGCCATAATCATCATTGTATTTGCATGCCAAGTTGAATCTACAATAACGTGCATGGCTAAAATGGATCCAAGGAGACCTGCTTGTACAAGTTCAATATTATTTATAGGATCGAATAGTAACAATATCTTCTCAGTAAGAATATCTTTTGAACCGATAATCATAGCTACTTCTACATGTGTTGACCGTATAACACTTGCGCGTATATAGGCGATTGTATTAAGATCGAATGTTACATCAGCAGATGGATCGAAAGCTGGTATCAATCCTTTTAATCTGGTCAATTCAGCTAAACTTATAGGAATCATGTTACACCTTTGTAGTATCGTAATATGTTAAACTACTAATTATACGCATGTTGATATTGTATGCTACAAACATAAAGCAGTTCTTTGGATAACTGTGAAGACGTACTACTGGGTGCCCGTAAATATCACCCAAGTAGTCGCCAGCATTTTCTTCTGCATTGAAGCATTGGAAATCTTTGATAATGTCTTCACAGTAATCACCTACTGCCAGCAGTGAGAGGTTGTTTCGGAATTGGTCTTGTCGAAAGGTTTCAAGAACAAACTGTTCGTAAAATTCTTTATTATTCAAACTACTTATTTTAGCAATCAACTCATTCAATTTTTCTTGCATGATATTAGTCCAATGAGAATACAACCTTTCCATCATAGCTACTGTCTGTTACAAACACTTCTTGGAAGATACGCTCTTCCAAATCTACAATATCAGAAGCATCTTCCAAAGTACAATCGCCTAGTAAATATAGGCGATTGGAATTGTCATCCATTTCAAATAGTTCAAGCGTCAATGACACAACGGTCGGCTCTCGCAATATTTTGTTCATAACGCTAATCAAGAATATTTCAAGGTCATGGTCTTCTATGAACCGTTTGACTTCGTCCTCATCACCAACAATATCCGCAAAGGCTTTTATGTGCTTCATACACGGTACCCAGCAAAGACTTCTATATAATAATTGCGGTCTTTCAATTCGAGTGCTTCATCTATTGAATATTTAATGGCACTTTCAGGTTCAGTTGTAATTAATTCTCGCTCTAAGTCCATAACATAAAGTTTCTGGCGACTGTGCGAGGTCTTGTATGCTACAAATTGAACATCTGTAGTGACAGTAATGTCGTACTCAACATATAACCCGCGTTCGCAGTTCTGATCCATACCAACAATACGAAAAGAAGTTATAGAAAAATCACAAGATGTGTCAGGTGCTATATCGGCTATACATTGCTGAGCATAGGTTAACGCACTACCACTTAAAGTGAATCCCGATTCTGTCTTCAGACTACAAGTTAAAGATGTTACATCGTAATTGAAATGTTCAGAGTTTGCTGGTATGTATACTTTCATAATATTTACTCGAATTTTAGACCAGACTGTGGAGAATCGGGTGATTTCAAATAAGTGGCAACACGTTCTTCTGTATCACGTGCGGCACGACCACCAGGGTCTTTCAGGTCTTTAGATAGCTGCATAATCTCGGCTTTCAACGCACGGACCTTTTCTTTGATAGCACCTGCTTCCAACTTAGCCAACTGTCGAACTTTACGATCCAATATAATTGTCGCATCTTCTACAGGCATCTTCAACGCACTTGCTAATGTAACATCAGGCTCTTTGGCAACAAGAACCTTAGGTAATATCTTGAGAATTTTGTCCATGTTTTCAATAGCAAACAAGTACACCTCATTGATATGCAGGTCGCGCTCAGCCTTCATTTTCAAGTGCTTAATCATTTTCACTTCAAGCGCAATACGATATTTAATCCACGCCTGTAGTAATGACAAGTAATTCACATACTTGAATTTGTTAGTTTCGTCCGACTTACGAATTGTGATACCAAGACGATAGTTAACCGATGATGTAATAATGTGGTCAACTTTCTCACAAATAGAATCAAAGCGGTCATCCGATAAAGATTTCTGCAATTCAATATTGAATAGTGCACCGTACGGTCCGCTACCAACAGATTTTTTACCTTGTGCGGAGTATGCTTCCCTAACACCTTCAATGTTACTTATCTTGGCAAGGGTGTTATCTATGTTCTTAACTGAAGATAATGATCCAGGTGTAAACGATTGAATACGAATAACACGCTTATCAAAATCGTAATCAGCTTTTGGCATGTAGGTAATATTACCCTTACCTGTGCTAATCATTTCTAAGAACGCATCATCATCGGTAGCATCATCACAACCAAACGCATGTTGAATCTTTAATTGCTTGGCTAACTTTTTATGATTATACTCAACACCTTTCAACATTTCAATAACGACTTTAGCAACACTCTTGAATGAGAAGCTAGGATTACCAGCACGTACACCATAAGCTGGTGCTGGTACGTTACCTATGAACAGTATGTAAGGCAGCAGGGCAGGCATGTACAGAGGAATAACATCATCACCAGAGAAGTTTGGTACTTTTGGTATTACTTCAAGATACTTAGTGTCTGCCATAAACAAATGTGCAAACTTACTTATCTTTGCTTCAGTATATCTATAAGCTGCTGCCATATTTATAGGTGTGCCCCAGTTACCTTGACCGTCAACAACTGGAGGCATCGTGTTAGCGATAGTAACCATAGCACCATAAGTAGCAGCATCTCCGTGTGGATGATATTTACCAATAGCATCACCTACTGTACGTGCTGATTTCTTATACGAGCTGCTTGGCCGTAAACCTAAACCACACAATGACCACAACACAGCTCTATGTGACGGTTTTAGACCATCTCGAAAATCAGGAATAGCACGTTCTTCAACAACATAACTACCGTACCTACGTAGTGCATCTTCAGTAAAATCCGCCATACCCATATTGATAACATTAGATTCAGGTTGATTCAACATTGGCAGAAACTTAACTGGAGCATCTACATCCAACAATTCAGCAGTTGGTGCGATCGTCTTTTTGCTCACGTTTGTACCACTAACATCAACGCCCTTTATATCACGAGTGTTTTTCTTAGACTTCTTCATCTTAGTTCTCCAACCCTAACAACTGACGACGGTACACAGCATCTTCACCAACCACACCTCTAAAGAATTTCGCTTGCTCAGCACTTTCAAAAGGGTTGATACGAATTAGATTACGAATCTTAGGATCGAATGCAATAGGTTCGAGAACAGTCTCATCAACCTCCCCCCAACCTTTAATGCGTATAATGTCTTTGTCTTTCACTTCTTTAGGCGCAGTTGCGCGAGCTTCTTGGAATGTCTCACCACCATACAACTTACCTTTATAAACAACTGCATACAGTGGAGCTCGAACACACCACACGCGACCTTGACGCAGTAAGTCTGGCATCAAACGGTAAATAGCTGCTAGGAACAACACTGCAATGTGATAACCATCAGGATCAGGATCAACTAAGAATATCAGATGTGCAGCACGTAACTTATCAACAGACAGTGTGGGGTTTTCTGCTTTAGGATCAAGAGTCTTAATATCAGCACCCAAACAGATAAGCATGTTTTGAATTTCTTCATGTGCTAACACCTTAGCTAAAGTGGCTTTTAGTGCGTTAAGAGGTTTACCTCCTGCACCTAATACTTCTTGATACATACCATTACGAGCATCAATAGCAGTTTTAGCCGCAGAATCACCTTCAACAACGTAAAGCTCACGCTCACTTGATTTAGCTTTTGGACTAGCAGCTAAACAAGAGGGTAGTGTATTACCTTTTTTCTTTTTCTTAACATCCGCCATACTCTTAACAACTGCCGCTAATTCTTCACGACCTTTAGTCATGGTCTGTGCGCGTTTGATAATCGCTTTAGCGACTTTACTGTTTGCTTTGAAATAGCTCTCAAATACAGGCAGCATGATTTCATGTACTTCACGGTCAACTTTACTGGCTAGCTTATCTTTAACTTGGCTCGTGTACGCCGCACCGTGCATACGCCAGTCAAACATACCAGTAAGGCCAATTAACAAGTCACTGTTTGAAAAGCCTGCATCTTTCTTTTTCTTGCCCTTAGATACAGGTAAGAATGGTTTGATCGCCTGGCCAAGTGCAGTCATAAAGCCTGTAACGTGCCAACCACCATCAACAGTTGGTGATGTGTTTACGAATGTTAAGAAGTTATCCGTGTCTGGATGATCTGCCCACACAATAGCACAACTAATGTTATCGTTCTTAAACACAAGCGGTTTGCCCATAGCAGATAGCTCATGGACTTCGCACATTTGTTTTGGTATCCACGCTAAATCTTTCTTATTGATAAACGTGAGGTCTTTACGCTTACCTTTACGGATAAACGAGAATCGAATCTCTAAACCTGGATTCAAGTAAGCCATGTTCTTAAGCCAAGATGCAATTTGTTTTGCATTTGGTTCGGCTTTAACGAAATTCTTAGGCAGTGCTTTACCACGACGGGCATTTTCTGATACTATGGACTGATTGAGTTTTATTGTGACAATAGTACCGTAATCTGTAGGCTTATCTCGAAGCATTACGGCAACGTCTTTATCCACAGATTTAACTTGTACTGGATGCGGACCTTTTGTTGATATGTCTCCACCTAGATACGCCTGATGTACTAGCTTATTTCTATAGTTTGACCATACTCGCATTTCTTCTGACACAGCATTTACAGCAGCAACACCTACGCCATGGGTTCCTGCAGATGTTTTGTACGATGTAGCATTAAATTTACCGCCAGCGTGAACACGAGTAAACGCTGCCGTTAGAATACTAATCTTCTCGCCGGATTTTAGTGTCTTTAATTCGGTCGGCACACCTCCGGCACCATCTGCTACAGTTATATAGTCAGTATCGTAGTTTAAACACACTTCGATTAGCTTGTTTCTACCTGCAACGGCTTCATCGTAAGCGTTGTCGACAGGCTCCTTAACGCAGCGGTAGGCCATGTCCTCGCCTAGATTACCCAAGTACATAGACGGGTTGGCTTTTATACCATCAAGATTTTCTAATACCTGAAAACCATCTTGGCTGGCACTTTTCTTTTTCTTTTCACTCATACTTAACTTTCCTAATAGAGAAATGTTTTTGTATATTTACATTAATGGTTTGGTTGAAACATGTTTATGTTGCATTCCATGCTCGGAAGAATTGCCCCAAATATCAGAATAATGTTTATCCAATTCAGTAACCCTAGATATTTGGTGTAAAGACGAAAAATCATTGCCCCAATAAACATAATTAGAACTATGCAAACATTCAACAATAAACTTCTTCCACATTTCAATGCCAAGTGGACGCTGTGTCTTAGATGTGCGGATGATACCAATTTCTTTCAATACATAGTGCATAAATTTTCTAGCATACCCACGCACGAAACTTTTATCAGACCAAACAAAAGTTTGTGTTGCTATAGAATTTTCAATGTCAGCTCTGCATAAAAATACAATACGACCATCTTTCACATGCGCAGCATCCGTATTTTTATCAGGATCATCTAAATGTAATTGGACATTTTCGATTTTAGGATAATCTATTTTCGGAGAACTTGTTGAAATAAATAGTTTTCATATACGTGTATCCAACTCAATTAGAATATTTGCTAATATTTTAAAAGGTAATTCTGAATAAGTATCTAGGATATAATGATTTTTATCTATAAATAACCAGGCAATAAAATCACCTTGCGTTATATAAACAGAATTATATCCTGTTAAATTTTCTGCAGGTAACACGTAGACACAACAATCAAACAATATAAACTGTAAGGCCTCAGGTAAAGAATGCTCGCGCAACATTTTTTCACGAAAACCGGGTATAACAAAGTGCATACGAAGATTAAGGAATCTTGAATACAGTACGTCATGTAATGCTTTATATTTTGCAGTCATAACATTACACCACATCCGACAGGTATTGCCCAGCCTGTAATTCAATGTGCGTACAACCATCTTGTGACTTACAACCATCAACAAACGAATCCCAGTTTTTATCCATTAAGTCTAAGAATGGTTGCGGCGAACCTCGCTCTGTGTATCGTTGCATATACTCTGCTTTTAATTCTTTCGCAGGATATACTAACATGTAGGGAATATTGTTATCAACCAAAGCCTGACGGACAACATCGTGAGAAGACACCATAACAAACGCATTATCATTAATAGCGACCTTGATATGTTCGATATAGTTTGCAGGGAAATTGTCTTTCGGGAATTTGCTACTATCAGAATCAGATACACGCTCTCTAGTGCTTTGAAAGTGTGATTTACCTATACCAGGAAAACCACTGATAACATAGGCAGGTTCTTGCGCTGTTGCAGTAATAGTTAAATCAATATTCATTTTCAGTCTCCATAGTAGTTTCAAGTCTATTGCGAATAGAGCTAAGATTTAATCTAGCACGAGTATCAATACAATCTTGGATCATATTAGGTAAAAACGGGCTGCTTTTAGTTATTGTGCTATATTGTGATTTGTGTACAAACACTTCAACGGACCATGCTTTGTGGCGTGTTTGAATGTCTTGGATAGCAGGTTTGAGTGGTGCCTTCACAGGCAGTAGATATACTACTGCATTTAGGTAGTTGTCCATAATATGCGATATTTGTTGCAACATAGTTGAATCGCAACGGTGTGCAGTGTCCAGTGTATCTACGTAGATAAGTGAATCGACGACTTCACTGAAAAATATAAAAATCGGTACAAACATTTTTGTCTCCAAAAGCAAAATGCCTCCACGAGGGAGGCATTTTTATATCACGCGACTTTAGCGAAAGCTAGGTGTTGTGTAGGTGCAACTATCGTCTTACGTTTTACTGTAATGACTTGTACGTTTTTTCCATTCGTTTTTAACACAGTTCTTGTTTTTATTAACATGATTAAAAGATTCCTTACGAATAACATTAGTTGGGTTATGTTGGTGGGCCCACGCAGACTTGAACTGCGGACATTTCGGTTATGAGCCGAACGCTCTGACCAACTGAGCTATAGGCCCGTTGTAAGGGACAGTAGTTATCTGTCAACACTTATTTACACTTTTAGCTTTCTTTACGAATAGCCTCGAGTTCTTGCTTTTCCACACGCATCAACGCACGATCTAACTGGCGCTTAGCACTGCGGAACATTTCTTTGCGTTTCCCTGGAGCAGGTGCGCAGCAGTTACATTTCATACCGCCTGGACCAACTCGCAGGAATTTGAAACAATACTTCTTTGACATAACAATTCTCCAATGATTGTACTACATCGAAGGAGTAATAGTTGTGCAGGATTCATGTTATACATAATGATTACCTTAAATAAAAGAGCAGGCCGTGGTAGTTTAATGCCGCAACTAGATTAGATGAAACAGAGGAAGCTGAGACTGCGTAACCTCCAGTACATAACAGGATGTTTAACTGTCGACCCGCTAGGCTTCATCCCCGTTCGGTAACCATTCAGTCTCAACTTCATATTGTAATGTTTACACTTTTAAATTAAATCTATCCGATATCATAAATACTCGTTTTATTAGAACACTCTAACAGAAAAAGGTTTAATAAAGTTGGTAAGCTTGAATATCTACATCACTAGATTTGATACTCCTAAAGTTTACAAACATTTCAATATTAACTATGAGCTATACCTACAAAGTGCAGACAGGATAGATATTTCTTTCACAACTCATTATATCATGTTTTGCTGACGGTTTCAAACTATGCTAAAGATACGATTAAACGGCCTAGATTAATATGTGCTTGGATACCAAAATCTTTAGACAAGGCATCCTGCAGTTTATCCAATAATTCACTATCGGTTGCGGAATCATATTTCTCAATTAATTCATCATACCGCTCGGAAATACTGTCTTCAAATGCGCGACACAGTGTAGTGTATCTCGGATCTTTGGAAAGAGTTTTGTATCTGAAAATAGCATCAGGAGCGTTAACTACGTTAAATACGGAACGGTACAGATCGTTCTTGTTTACCTTAAGATCAAATGAAGTATTGAGAGCTTCATAAATGGCTCTGTCTAAATCATTGTTTGGTGAGGACGCACTGGTGGAAATAAGAATTTCGGTCATTTTAAATGTCTCAGTTGCAAAGGTGGTGTAGGCCAAATCTGAAGTGTTGTAATGCAGAGCGCATCAACAATCTATCGTAGTCTTTAACAGGTTCTGGACGTTCCATACGTAGACGCAATAACATTAATTCTCGTATGTATGCCAACTGTGTAATGTTATCTAAACGACAAAGGTTTTTGCGTCTATCATAATAAGATAGAGCTTTAATATGCTTGTCTCTGTGCGTTTTAATACGGCCCAATTCTGCTGCACTATTTGTCAGCCTTGGTATCGTCCTCATCATCGGTATCATCAGTAGATTCCTCGTCTTCGTCAGTATCGTCGGATTCCTCGTCAGAATCATCTCCTTCTTCACTACTATCTTCGGAAGCGGTATCATCTTTAGCAGCTGGCTTTTTCTTAGCCTCATCAGCTTTCTTGGCATCTTCTGCAACCTGACGTTCATCTTCTATACGTTGCTCTTCCAATTCTTCGTCAGAAGGTTCAGTTTGATTAGCAGTATATTCATCGTAACTATTATATCTGTCACTAGCTAGAACTATTGTAATAGGTATCATAGCATTTACTCGTTTATGTGAAAAAGTATATAAAATTACTCAGAAAAGCGCGAAACGCGCACGAAAGCAGCCTCGAACCGGCGCGGCGTAAAATATTATCAAGCGCGTTAGCGCATAGAAAAAGGAATTAAAACAGATTAGTTAAAAATAGGAGCGGAACGTAGTGTAGCGGATGATGAGCGGAGCGAAGAATAAGAGTTACGAAGTAACGATAAAGACCTCTGCGCAGCAGAGTGGAGTTATGAGCCGTAGGCGATTAACTCATACAAGAATTAATCCTAACTTTAAAGGCAAAAAGGCAAAGAATTAATCCTAATTAAATCGTTATAAAGATAGGCTAATTAGAAACGGGAACAATGGCTTTCCGAAAAGCAGGCTTTGCCCAATTTACCAAAGACCTAATCAACATCATCTACCAATTAGGATGATGTATTCTTGGAGCCAGGGAAATATCTTTTAGAGTATCTTTAATCACCTTTCGCTGCGCTAAGGTGTACTCGCTGCTCCGCAGCATCGGACAGGACGCTTCGCTATTAGGACTTCACTCCGCTCGTCCGATTAGGCTTATTAATCTGGCTAGTCTATTCAAGTTTTTCGCAAATGCGCCTAATTCTGTTCGGGTATAAATACCCTCACTTTCGCTTCGTTCTCATTCGGTCAATCTCTATCACTCATTCTGGCTGGGGAATTCGTTTCGAGGCTATTCGCTCTCGCGCAATACTATGTATTGACACTTTTTATTTCTGAATTTTTAGACTATTTGGTTATATACGAATTGCTACCTGTCTAATCTTGAAAAAGCGTGGTTATATAGTGTTTTAATAGTACTACCTTGATAGGACCATGCATTAGGATGGAATTCATATTATTTTTGCAATAAAAACAGCTATTAATTTTTGACGAAAACATGAAAAGGTATCACCTGTAAAAACACTGGTTTGGGTGGAACGTACATTAGGCATACCGTAGGCTTCATTCCTAGCATGTGGAATAGCATTTTCTTGGAACCGCGTTTTAATAACTTTTAGTTATAAGAGCGTGTTTTTGAAGAAATTGAGTGACTTTTTCGCATGAAAATGAACGATTTTCGTCCTTTTTGCAAAAACAGAAATTGTAAATAATTGATAATCTGCCAAAAACGTGTTTTAGGAGAAAAGTATGGAATGGTTTAGTGTAGTAGAAGTTGACGGTATTTCTCATTATATTGCTATAGATGAATTACCTATTGGATGGGAAAATGTGAATGGTAAATGTTATCTATTTGTGTGTGTAGATACATTACCTAATGCAGGAGTTAAGATATGCAGGTACGACGGTAGTTTAGATAGACAAAACTTAGAAGCCGTCGTACTCGCGCATATAGATTACAACATACTTAAAATACAACCACAGAATTACGAATAGGAGTAGTGCGGTTTGAGATAGATAACCGTCTATAGTTATCTATCTTGTTTGAACATTCCGCACCATTTATTCCTACAGTATACGTGTACCAAGACTTAGGATCATCTTCTCTCCACATATCTGTAGAACGTCTGCACTCGCTGCGCATAGGGCATGTTGTATTCGTGCATTTACTTATCATCTTTGATAAACGCCTTTGCCAGTAATAAGTTGTCGAATACTGCACTTACTAACTTGCCGCTGAAACGGAATGACTTAATTAACGTACCATCCACTCTGTGTAATTCTGCATCTATCTTTGCAATGTTTGATTGTAATGCGCGGTTATGTGCTGCACCTAAATCAATTGATACTAAACGATATACAATACCTGGAGATATTTCAGCATAACCATTTGCAATTATGCTACGTAGTTGATCTTTGAATGGACCACTACCATTCAACAAGATACCATCATCAGAATCGTTATAGGAAGCTAATACTTCCAATTCAAACTCTTCCAAGAAGTCATTGCTATTACTAGCTTCGGCTTTGTGCCCAAATTTAGTTTCAATTTCCTTACGAATCTTATCCCAAACTTCTCTAAACTTAGAAGAATTCTTGGAATCTAATGCTGAGGCTAATTTCTCACCATTTTCTTGGGACAGGTGGGGCATAATCATACTAAGCATACGACTACGAGCACTACTGCCGCGCTTCTTTGCAAGAGCCATCATGTTCTTTTGTACTGCTATTTCCGTACTGTCTTTCATAGTATTAACCTATTTTAAATGATTTGTAAATGTTTTTGATTGGTTCCTGTGGTTGAACCACCCTCGTTTGAACTGACCATTCTAATTGCTTTTTTGCTGCCGTCACTTTACGTTCCATGTCTTTCACCTTTAATACTAACCTTCTATCCCGTATTACAATAACATCATTCACTCTTACTTCATGTAAACTTGGTGGTAAGATTACTGTGAAATCCGCTGTCATATCACGTAAATTGTAATCTAAGGCTTTCGATTCAGCGCTCAGGTTACCACGTAGTTTTTCTTGCACTAATTCAAACTCTATAACAATGTGTGTAAATTTTTCGGCCTTTGTAGACACTATTATCTTTGTGCCTGCGTATCTGCGTAATAACTTATCTGACAGAGGCACACCGTTCAGATAGATACTTTCGGCCTTTAGAATGTACTTACCATAACGAACACTGTAATTAGCTACTGTGAAGTATTTTGGCACTAATATCTCATAATACGCATTACCTGTTTTACTTACGTTCCACAACTCGTGTGGTGTCAATGCCCTATCTATATTGTAACCATCAAGTTTAACATAGTTCAAACTTGTCAACAAATGGCGCACTGTATTCAATCTTGTGTAGCCGGGTAGTATGCCTGTGCGATAACATATAGGACAATCTACATTACCTTCTGTCACACTATCTTGATATACAACATTACCATCTTTATCTAGTTGTGCAGTCAACACGTCTGGAATACTAGGATCATAATCTAAGTCTCCACTTACATCTATCCCCTGATCTTCGTAGATACGTTCTGCCCGACTATCTCCGAATATATCATCATCTTGCAGTATTATGGACGACTTAACATCATTACGTGTAGGTACTACTGTATTCACACCATCTTCCACGTGATCGAATGTGTCCTCTACCTTTGTTTTTCTACAACTGCACACTTCACCTACTCTATCATGTACATGGAAGTAATCTATGAAAACACTATCCACACCAAGTGAGTTGATTACTTGCTCGTTAAATGTAGGTATAGTCTCTTCCAAACGTGCTTGAGCTTGTTTGTGTGTGTAGTTCTTGGCGCGTCTGTTTGTATCTTGTGGTCCTCTATATATAGCCATTCTACTTCTACCTTTAGCATTGGAAATATAATTAAAATTATCGAACCACGATATGCTAATTTTCTCGAAACTCTTATAAGGTAGATGTGATGCGCATATTATCAATGGATCCAGGTACTGCTAATTACGGTGTTTCAATATCTGATATGATAGTTAAAGACGGTGAATTAAAAGTAAAAGTTCTTGGTACGCAAATGCTTGAGCGCCCTATTAAGAACCCTATGTCTATCAAGACTGAGGGTAGAGCGTTTGTATCAAACATATACCATCTTGAGCATTTATATGGACCGTTTGATTTAGTGTGCGCGGAGCGTTTTCAAAGTAGGGGATTAAAGGGACTTTCCATAGAATCAATCAATATGATGATTGGTAAGTTACATGATATTTATCCTAATATAGTACTTTACACTGCAGGTACTTGGAAGAATGCTTTTAACCGCGTTAATAAGGATTGTTCTTTAAATGATACTTACGATATGCTAAAAGTATTGTCGAAACCAAAATCTCCTAAAATACGTCACCAAGTACATGAACTAGATTGTACGCTAATGGCGCAGTACCATGTAGCTAAACAATTTGATCTTATACCATTCGCAAACCTAGAAGGTGAAGCAAGGATAATATCGTTCCTACGTCACTTGGACAAGTCCGCTAAACTGTAAATAGCTTATGTGCCACAGAGCCATTATAGTCTAGCAGTTTGTAACTGTAACTTATTGGATACGCGGCCAATAAAACGGAAAACTTGAGTATCGGGCGCATGTGCCAAAGTACAAGGCACCGAAGATATGATAGGCAGACTGCTACATTATAATGGTTTATATTGCATAGGTATTTATATGAATCCAATTCTACAATATTTTGAATACGCACATTTACCTCCAGCATTACAGTCAGTGAGTAAACCAATTTGTGATATTGCACATCAGTATGATGACATGTTGCCTGATGGTCCAGAAAAGTCAGCGGGTTTGCGCAAACTGTTGGAAGCTAAAGATTGTTTGGTCCGTGCATCATTACCTGTGAGACCTATACAGTCTGTGGCGGTGTTGGATTAATATGAAAAAACAATGTCCTCTAGTAGCCTCATATTGTTTTACTTCACGTTGCAAAATAACCTCGTGTAAGAACTATACTCCAACAACGGCTAATCGTTGTCTTGCCTTAGACGTTAAAGCTGCTGCAGGTGATACACCAATATCTGATTCTGAATTGTTGTTGTATAAATTCCCAGATAAAGAAATAACAGTTAAAGACGTTAAGCGTATCCGTTCTAAAGCTACTGATAGAATGAACTCGTGGATTATGTTTCACCATGTAGTAGCACACATTTTAAACACAGAGAAACCTGAGCAGTTTATTTACCAAGCAGGTAGATCGCAATTAGTTGATAGTGTTATAGCAGATAAACCTTTAAATGTACAAGATTTTAATTTCATGCCTTGGATGCTATTAAAACTCGTAGATGAAAAGTATTGCACAACCATTGTACCACAATTTTCATTTAGATCAGTGTTAAACCTTTCTCAACGGGAATATGATGCGTTTTCAAAAGATGTTCGTGTCATGGCTTCGGGAGATACATTATTTCAAACAATAGTCTAATAGGAGACTTTCACATGAGCACAAAAGTATCACTTAAAAAACTTACTATCGCGCAAGCAGAAACTAGTTTGCGTAATGATGACACAGAATTGTATTTGTTGAATAAAAGTAATCCATCTGGCAACATTAATATGGTTATTACTTCAAACAACAGCAAAGTTAGTCTTCAAGTTCCAGTCACTTGGATTCCATTCGATGCTAGTATGTTCTGTCCAAAGAAAGATGTTCTTAGCAATCCAGACTTCCGTCGCGTTGTAGCAAAGGGCTTCTTGGAAATCATTGACAGTGCCGAAGCTGCTGCGTTGATTGCAGGTAATTCAAGAGCACAAACAGAATTGAACAAATTGTTGGATATCAACAGTAAGCAAACAGATATTGCAGATTTCAATGCACCAGTTGACCAACAGATCAATGCTGAACCTCCAAAAGGTGCTGATGATATAAATCCATTCATTACTAACATGGTATTACGTTTGTCTTCTGATGAACAAGAAGAAGACCTGATCAACGAATTAGATAGCAAAGAGCATACGTTGAGCGTTGCAGACATCCAGTATTTGATTGCCAACTCTGTATCGGCTAATGTTAAAGAGTGGGGAGCAACGGCTATAGCATCTCGCTAATTTAACAGAGTGAAAGTGAGTATTAACTTAGGCTGAGGGATAATATCCTTCGGCCTTTTTTTCGTCTACGTGAGGACATTATGAGAGTGGCATTTTCTGGTAGTGGTTTATTGTATGCTATGCACTTAGGTGCTTATCAAAGTATCATAGAAAAAGATAGTAGCACTTTAACCGCAGTGTCTGGTACATCTGGAGGTGCTATTATTGCAGCTTTGTTAGCATTCTATCCTATTGATAAAGCACTTCTTATCCTTAAATCTCTCGACCCTTCTAAAGCCATTTCATTTAATCCAACTGCAATATTTCAAAGTAGTTTTTGCTTTGGAACACACATTGAAGGTGAATTGAAACGAACATTTGGTACTAAGACGTTTGCAGATTCTCCTATACCTATTTATATAACATCGTCTGACGTTATATCAGGCGAACCATTTGTATTCAGTAAAGAAACTTCTCCAAATGCACCTATTTGGTTAGCTGTACGTGCTTCTTTATCTATACCAATTTTGTATACGCCTGTAAAATATTTAAACAAGTTACTAGTAGATGGTGGTGTCTTGAACCCTACACCTGTAAATGTGATGCCACCATCCAATGCGATTACGTACGGTATTAGAGTACGTAGTGCGCCTACAGTTAGTGGATATAAAGGCTTGAGTTATTTACCGAAAGTTATATCTATGTTAACCTACGCAGTAGATAATACAGATGCGTATTTGAATGAGGTAGATGATAAAACAAATATATTATTCCTAGATGTTAAATCTTCTGGGTTTGGAGTGTTTGATACTGACCTTTTGTTTCAGAATGGTTACTTATCCGCTAATGCTAGACTTTCACCATCTCCGACTCTATAAGTTCTCTTACAGTATCAATTAGTTCTTGCGGTGCATCGTCTGGATCCATTTTAATTAGCTTTCCTTTCTTGTCATACTCTTCAGGCAATTTCAATCGTTTTACAGGGATGTAATTCGCAGCCATCTCCTTGATAATCTTATACATACGCTTACCAGCTTTGTCATTATCCGACATTACATACAATCTTTTTATATTGCTATTTACCGCCAGTATTTTCATTAACTTCTTTTCACTAAAGTTCTCGATACCCAAAATAGCCATTGCTGGCACTCTGTTTAACAGAAGTCGTGCTACGTCACGCGGGCCTTCAACTAATACTAATGATGTGTATTGTCTCTTTTTCTTTTCTCTTACATTAGCTATTACTTTGCGAATATAATCATATCCCAGTAAACCACTTGTTCTTACCCAACTGCCTGGCGTGTTCAAGTAACTTAGACCGTCTTTTTGTTTCTCCATGAATGCTTTAACACCACCTACAAACTTTTCGTTTACATAAATTGGGAAGAACAGCATTACCTCTGCTTCTCTAGCACGTTCTTGTTTATTCCACACTTCTTCACTAAACATTAATGCGCCTAGCTTTCTAAGTAGTGTGCCATCATAACCTCTCCAGTCCATTCTAGTAGGCCATTCAATCAACTCCTTTGTTTTCAACGTCTTATACATACGCTCAAGTTGATTTGTACTTTTCATACTAGCTTCTGGTGTTCTACGTTTTTCTTCTCTAGTCGCACCATTACCTTTGAAATCTAATTGCCACTTCTTAAACTGGGTCAATCCCATTTGTTTTGCTAAGCGATTCCACGGACCTTTAGCACCACAACCAAAGCAATGAAACCAGCCAAGTGGAATACCACTATCTTGATTTAAGTTGACACCACATGATGGTGTGTTTTCATCATGGAAAGGACATTGTATGAGAAGTGAACTACCTGCCATCTTTTTAGGACCAGGAGAATTATTCAATTCCTCACTTATTATTTGACGCGCATCTTCTGACATATTAAGTACCTCGTAACTCATATTTACAGTTACAATTTCCTATAATTTGAATCAAGATACTGTAAATATAGGTAGAGGTTTACGATATGTTTAGTAAGTTACCTAAAAAACGACCGTACGCTTATGGAAAACGAACTATGGGTCAAAGTAGTTCCTTTTTCGGTAAGCTATACGCAGATGCTATGGAAAAGAGTATTACTACACGAACTGGGCGCGCTCCTGCTTTTCGTCCCAGCTCTTTACCTATGTGTAGCATTCACGTTTATTTGAAGTTAATGAAAGGTGCTAGTTTAGGTTACTTCGAGCAGGAAATGAGCGCCGCCGGCGGTTACTTCACTTCTGTAGGTACGGCTGCTCACGAGAATATCCAATACTATATAGGCACTACTGGTAAAGTTTGGGGTGATTGGAATTGCATCACACCTTATTGTCAAAAGTTTTATGACACACGCGATTTGTATAATGAAAAGGGAGCTATCACAAGAAAAGGTAGTATTACGGCGAAGAATACCACTAACAATATATGCCCATGCTGCAAACATCCAATGGGATATGTTGAGAAAGAGATTAAATATAAAGGTTTGGTAGGTCACATTGATTGTATCATATTATTACCGAATGGTCATTTCTGGGTAGCAGATTATAAGACTACCACCGCACGTAAGATAATGTCGAAGAAGTTACCACACTCTGCACATCTTATTCAATTACCTGCTTATTGTTATGTTCTTGCGAAGAAGTACGGTATGGTTATTGACGGTTTTAGTCTTCTCTATTTATCGAGAGACAATCCATTTAACTTCTACGAGTATTCTGAAAAATGGACACCCGTATGGAGTAAGCGTAGTGGTGATACTATCAAACATGAACGTAAAAAGTTTGTTGCCGGTGTAAGATCCTTCGCTCTCAAAGATCGCACATACGCTATTGCTGCGAAACCTTGCAGTTCTCGAAAACAATACGAAACTGATATAAACTTCTACGATGAATGTGAATTGTTATCTGTGTGTTTTAATAAACGTCGATTGAATGACTATTTAGATAAAGCAGAATCGGCACACAGATACAGCGCTAAATCAATACAACAATTAATACCTGTATTAAATTTACAGGAAGGTGATCTGTAATGAAGCCTGCTAACTTTGCACCTATCTATGTTGGTCTATATCCAGAATTAGCAGAAATTGCTAGATCGCATGGATACGCATTGGCTGTTCATGGTAGTATGGCACGTGATTTTGACCTAATTTGTATACCTTGGGTTAAAGAGCCTAGTAGCCCAGAAACTGTTGTTGATGATATAACAAGCCGGTTCGCTATCACACGTAACGGCGCACCTAAACCATCTATAAGAGAACATGGTCGCATAGTATACACATTGATTGTATCATTTGGCGAATGCTTCTTAGACTTTTCTTTTATGCCTATACAAAATGGAGAATGATATGAGCGAGAATATTTTATATGATGTTAACCAAGTATTAGAGTTCTATTCTGGGCAACACATAGTGCCACATGATTCAATACCTGCAGATGTTATATTGGACCCAGCTGATTATACTTTGCAAGGAACATCATATATTGAGAACGGTAATCGTGCTCGCACATTGTTACAAGAAATCAGCAAGCCTATAAAAGAACGTAAAGAGGGTTTTGTTCACGTTTACGATTGGTTAGACAGTCAACTATATGTGGCTGAACAAGATTCTGGATTGGCACATGCAATTGCATTCCTAGATTACAAAGCAATGCCAGCATACCGTAAGATGATTTATGATAACTTACCAATGTTTCGTGATATGAAATGCTTTTGTACTATCAAAGGTGTTCGTCATCGTGTTACCGGAGCAAGCTCGATGGGCAGCGTGTTTGTTACAAAAGACTTAGAATCACGTCAATATCAAATTGGTGTTGAAGTTACAGAGTGCTATGATTGGGGCCCTATTCCATAGGAGACAGTATGCGTATAATTATCACACAAGCACTCGCGGATTCTGTGGAAACCGCTTTCAAGAAAAACATAGCTTCGTTTGTTGCAAGCCTTAATTTAGGTGTTTCGCCTGTATCTATTGGAGGTAAGTTTAATAAGGATGGTATTCTGCTAGAAATAGGTCTAATGGTAGAAGGTGTTTCTCCAGATGACGTTACTGCATTCATCGTAGATAAACAAAACGGTGATAGTGATATACAACCGCTAGTGTCGAAAAATAAATTCAGTGCTAAGAAGTGGTCAAAGCGAATAGTTGTTTCAGAAGATACTATCAACAAATGGGTAAAAGCACTTCCAAGTAAATACGTTGCTGGTGATGAATATGTTGGAAAGAAAAACTCGTATACACTACTTGGCTATTCTAAGAAGCGTGTGGGCTTTGTCGTTGCTAATGATAACTACGAAACTACCATTATCACAGAGAAAAAGCTAAAGGCTCTTAACAAAGTTTGACCTAATTTAAACTGTAAATATATAAAAATACCGAAAATTTTAGAGGATACATTATGACTAATAAGAACCATGTTATCGTACTCGGCGGTGACGGCTTCTGTGGTTGGCCAACCGCTTTACATCTATCCAATATAGGATATGATGTTACTATTATCGACAACTTCTCGCGCCGTGCGATTGATGAAACACTAGGTTGTGACTCTTTAACTCCTATTTCTACTATGAAACAGCGTATTGCGAAGTGGGAAGAATTGACTGGTAAAGTTATAGGCTTCTACAATATCGACATTGCGGAACATGCGAGTTCATTATCTAATCTAATAAGTAGAAATGTTCTTGCCGTTGTACACTTTGCGGAACAACGCGCCGCGCCATTTTCAATGAAATCTAGTCAAACAAAACGCTACACAGTCAACAACAACACTAATGCTACACACAACTTATTGGTAGCGGTTTGTGATATTGATCCTGACATCCATATCGTGCATCTGGGCACTATGGGTGTTTACGGATATGGTACTGCTGGTGTTGCTATTCCAGAAGGTTACACCACAGTAACTATGAACGGAATGGATGGTAACCCTGTTGAAGTTGAATGTTTGTACCCAACGAATCCTGGCAGCGTATATCACCTCACTAAGACTATGGATCAGTTGATGTTCCAGTATTATGTGAAGAATGATAGATTGCGTATCACAGACCTACACCAAGGTATAGTTTGGGGTACACAAACTCCTGAAACAGAAATGCACGAAACATTAATCAATCGTTTTGATTATGATGGTGATTATGGTACTGTATTGAACCGATTCTTGATGCAAGCAGCCTTAGGTCATCCACTCACAGTTCATGGTACAGGCGGTCAAACTCGCGCGTTCATTCATATCCGTGATACCGTTAAATGTATTCAGTTAGCTATTGAGAATCCGCCAGCGCGTGGCGATAAAGTTGTCATTCGCAATCAAATGACAGAAACACACCGTGTGCGTGACCTCGCTATGATGATTAGCGTCATAACTGGCGTTACCGTAGACTTTGTTGAGAATCCTAGAAATGAAGCTGCCGAAAACGAATTGCATGTTGTACGTGAGAAATTCAAGCAGCTGGGTCTCAATGCGATAACACTAGAACAAGGTTTACTATCAGAAGTATTAGATATTGCCACGAAATACAAAGATCGTTGTGACGTATCTAAAATTCCATGTAAATCTATTTGGAACAATCGTAATACGGTGGACTCCGATGAATAAGTATCCTATCTACATTGTATCAAAAGGCAGAGCCAGTCATTGTCTAACAGCACAAACTTTGCAAAAGCGTGGTATTGATTTTACCATCATAGTAGAGCCGCAAGACTACAAAGAGTATGCTAAGTATTACGATAAGGCTAACTTGCATAAGTTGAAAAAGGATGATGCTGGTTTACCGTTTGCTAGAAACAGTGCGCTTAAACTATCTCGCTCGCGGGATGAAGATGCACACTGGCAAATGGATGATGATATTCGTCATTTCATGGTGCGCCAAGATAGTAAGAACGTGAAGATACATGCCGAAAAATCTTTACTAGCAGTGGAGAAGGTATTTGATTCGTACAAGAACTTATCTGTGATCGCACATCGCTATACTAGCTTTGCATTCTCACAAACAACTGACTTTAGTATTAACAAGAACCCGTGCTCTTGCATTTTATTAAAGAACGATGTGAAGGCTAAGTGGAATAAAGGCACTGTTGATGATGCGGACTTTGCTCTGCAAGTGTTGAGTTCTGGTGGCACCACCATGATTGCCAACAGACAGTTGATTGATACAGTTCCGCATTTGCAGCAGAAAGGTGGTCTTACAGATTTAGCATTGGCAGGTCAAGGTCGTCATGTTCGATTCTTGCAATTAGCTAAAGACTGGCCAGGCTTCACTGTAAAGATAGATAAGAACGGTAGACCTCGTTTATATCATGGCCGCGTATGGGCACAATTCACCCAAATGCCTATTAAGAAAAAGAGAACTAAATGATGTTGAAACTAAAAGACTTCAATCAAGCCAAGTATAATCCAAGAAAAATATCTAGCGCACAATTACAAGCGCTAGATCGCTCAATTGGAACTTTTGGCGACCTGGCATGTGTTGTTATCAACAAACGTACTAATACGATTGTTGCAGGGCACCAGCGCCTAAAAACTCTCGGCGATAAGAAAACAAAAATCGTTACTGAAAAGCATGTTGACGATTTTGGTACTGTAGAACAAGGTTATATACTTGTAATGCGTCCAAACGGTGCTAAATTTAAAGTATCATTGCGTATCGTAGATTGGGATTTGCGTACTGAGAAGTTGGCTAATATTGCGGCGAACAACCACGGTGGTGAATTTGATAATCAGAAGCTTGGTAAGCTGTTAGCCGAATTAGATAAAAAAGAATTTGATATTGAAACAATAGGATTCTCTGATGGTGCTGTACAGAATCTTATTAGACGCTCAATTGAAGCCGAACCAGAACAAAAATATGTGCGCAAGTTAGCTTCACCTGTGTATGAAGTGACTGGTAAGAAACCTAAACTTGCGGATATTTACGACAAGACTAAGGCTAATGAACTGAAAGAGTCGATTGCAGAAGCCCGATTGCCTAAAGACGTTCAAGAGTTCCTTATGTCCGCAGCCGAACGTCACACTAAGTTTAACTTTGCCAACATTGCAGAATACTACGCTCATGCGCCTAAGAATGTGCAGTCACTTATGGAAGATTGTGCGCTTGTAATAGTTGACCACAAGAAAGCTATTGAGCATGGCTATCTCAAACTAACTGACGAAATTATGGATATGGTAAAAAATGGCCAAAAATAATGCAGTCAAATCAAAGCCGAGTATAAAGAAGTGTGCCATATTTATTCTCACACATAAGCGTCCTGAACAGCAAATAACAATTGCCACATTGAAGAAAGCTGGGTACACAGGCGATCTTTATTTGCTATGCGATACACAAGACCCTACGTTGAAACAGTACAAAAAATTGTACGGCGATTCTGTAAAGACGTTTGATAAGAAAGCGTATGTAAACAAGTTTGACCTCATGACCAACGATGTTAAATTTAATGCAGTTGTCTATGCACGTAACGCTGTGTACGACGTTGCAAAGAAAATGGGCTTGGACTATATCGTTGTGATGGATGACGATTACTCCGTGTTCTATCTATCGGTAGATCAGACAGGCTTTTACAAGCGCACTAAAGTCACTGATATGGATAGACTGATTACCGCGCATTTGAAATTCCTAGAAACTGCCAACTTAGATGTTCTTGCATTTGCACAAGGTGGCGATTTCGTAGGTGGTTGGAATGGTAATATCAATAAAAACAATTTCAGACCCTTGCGTAAAGCAATGAATGTGTTTTTCTTGAAAGTCTCTAACCCAATTCAGTTTAACGGCACTATCAATGAAGACTCTACGATGGGTGTTCAAGTAGCTCAAGCTGGTGGTGTTGTAATAACAAACTGTCTAGTTCAGTTAGAACAAACTACTACGCAAAAAGCTGTTGGTGGTTTGACAGATATTTATAAAGATGCGGGCACTTATCAAAAGAGTTTCTATACTCTCATTGCTTCACCCTCATCTACCCGTGTTATGTATCAACGTGCTGTAGGCCGTGTTCACCATTTAATTCAGGGTGATTACGCTTACCCTAGGATTATTTCAGCATCGCTCAAAAAGAAGTAGGTATAAAATGAATCCTTACAAGAATATTTTAAATAAGGTTAAGTTGTTGTTAAAAGAAGATGACCAGCTGACAAAGGTACAGTGCGAGTGCCATCAATGGCAGCTGCTTATTAAAATACCTGGGGATTATACGTTCACAGTAGGTAAAGGTGGAGTGAATACTATATTCTATTCACTTTCATCTGCTGAACGTGCAGTATGTTACCCAGATGAAATTCTTACCATATTAGAAGGTTTAGCAAAGTCTAAATCGTTTGGGTATTTAGCTTTAGATAAGTCAAAGAGTCCTATTGGCTATTCTATTGACAGTAAAGTAGCTACTAAGTTTAAAGGCGCTAGAACTGTTGCAGCTATAGATTTTACTGGAAAGCACAAAGTTGTGTTGCGTAGAACTACAGATTTGCATGGCAAGAAATTGTGGCAGTAATACCTACATAGAGTGATGATAATGGATATTAATAATACACCTAGTGGCATATTGAACTACTACAAGGAAGCGCAGACTGTTGATCTGCTGCCGAATGATGTTGTTTGTGATCTTGTTAGAAAAGCAAAGACAGGTGACATAACTGCCCGAAACCGCGTTATTCGACACAACCTGAAACTTGTTATGGCAATGGCAATGCGTAGTCAACACACTTCAATTTTAGATATTGAAGATCGCATTCAGTGGGGTAATCTAGGACTTCTTCACGCTGTTGAAAAATACGATCCTGATATGGTTAATCCAGAAACTGGCAAGCCATTTCAGTTTAGTACATACGCTACTTGGTGGATTAAGCAGAGTATGGACAGAGAGGGTAAAAATACTCAAAGCACCATTCGATTGCCTATTCATGTTACTAGAAGTATGGCGGCTGTAAAACGTATTCAACGTAAGTTATATTTGCGCGGCATACATGATCCTAAGCCCAGTGATTATGCCGAGTATTTCGATGAAGACTTTACTCCAAAAGATTTGAGAACCTTCGAATTAGTACCGTACACGTATTCTGAAAATATACTTGCCACTGTTGACGCGGAAGAAGTTTCCTCTATATTCGATACAGTGGAGGACGAGAGTCTAATGACTTTGGAAGATACTGTGGATAGAGAACTACTAAAGACTGCCATATCGCAATGTTTAGACTCGCTTAACGACTCTGAAAGAACAGTCATTATGTTACGTTTCGGTTTAGGTGAAGATTGTAATGAGCTTACTTTGGATGATGTTGGTAAAATCTTAGAACGCACTAGAGAACGTGTGCGACAAATTCAAGTAAAAGCTATTTCAAAAATGAAAATACAACTACTACGCATATTAAAACAACGGGTATATTAAAATGAAATTGGAATCTGGTGATTATTTTATTGCGCGCCATCGCGGTCGTGCCAAACTATGTGTTAAACTCGCTGGTGGCTTTCGTGCTACTCTTGAAAGTACATTACATGCTGATGAGCCTGAAACTATTGAGTATGATCCAGAACAGGTGTTGTGTAACCTAGGGCAGAACCCTAAACCAGACACATACTGCAAAGTTAAGGTACGCCCATTTATTAAGACTGTGGAAAGTAAACGCTTTGGTCCTATTCATATTTGTACTGAAATTCCAAAGAAAGATATGAAAGCACTCAGTGGTGCTATGAAGACAGTGTTTGATTGGTATGAAAAGAATGTTACAACTGCATTCTTACCATTGTATGCTATATATTTGTACCCACCTGCAGGTAAGATGGTAGGTTGCTATATAACAAAAGTTAAGGGTACAGATATTCAAGATGAAATGCACTTGATGCCTAAAGCATTTTCTGATACTAAATACAATGAGTACATGATTGCACATGAATTCGCACATGGTCTGTTTAATCGCTGTGTGCCTAAACCAATACGCGCTAAGTGGTTGAAGTTGTATCAGAAGCGTTTAAAACTATCTAAGATTAAACGTGAGCAACTTGACCTTCTTTGGAAGTCTGTTGTAGAGTACGAAGGTGGTCTTAGTGCTTTTCAAAAAGAAATGGCAGATGATACAGATAGTTTAGTACTAAAAGAAGTAATTGGTTATTTTCGTAGAAATCATCGCATGACACGCGATGATATTGATATGATGTTGTTGCAAGATACGGAAACTTTGGCAGATATGTGGCCATCAACTACAGCATTAACAGAGGAACGTCCTGATATTTCCACTTATAGTTTAAAGAGTTATCAGGAATTCTTTTGTGAAGCTGTGGCTTACCATGCTACTGGTAAAAAGTTGCCGAAAGATGTGGAAAAGGGTCTGCAATACACATTCAAACACTGTAAAAGAACATTGAACGACAACTAATAAGGTATATTGTATGACAGCGGTGGATCAGTCTTTTCTAACAAAAATGTTTAATGGCCTACTGCTGTTCAATACGTTAATTTCAAATTCAGCACCTCTCCAATCTACTTCTTTGTTGTGTCCAAACAAAGTTAAGTTTCTCTATGACCCTGTTAGAGTTCAGATTCTACACAGTGGATTATATTTCATTATTCCTGATTTGTCTTTAGATGATCAGGAGATACTAGAAGCTGCTATATTGCAAGTTCTACCTACAGCTACACAAGGTACCGTGATTAAAGTACCTGAACATCTCGGTCTACTGTTCCTTACTAAAAATATCCAATCATATAAAATATTCAATCAATTAGAATATCGTGATGGCGAGCTGCGCTTCTACAAACATCCTCAGTGTCTGATGGTAGCTAGTACATTACCTACTGATATTTTCAAACCAGAATTCTGTTACTTGCGTGAAGTGCAGTACGTTAGTTTATTGGTGCAAGGTTTAGTGTCCACTGTTCGTCACACCGATAGTACAGATCGCGTAAATAAAATAAAAGCAGATATACGTGTAATACGACAATATGCCAATACTGATTATCGTCCTAATGTTGGTACTAAAGGTGACCTTGTATTATCTGTAGTAAATACAGATTTGGTGTATGATCCCTCCGATCCTGATTTCTTAGCAATTGTGTATACTCTACTGTACAATATGTACACACCGTACACAGAAATAGGAGATGTAATGAAATGGTCGACTTAAAGTTTACGAAAAAGCAACCAACTAAGGTAGGCTTGTATGAGATAACTTGTAGCGAAAATAATTATGTTCCAGAGCGTGTTGCTATTACACGTAACGGTAGTTATCTGCAAGTACATTCCAATGATCTTGGTGTTACGGATTTAGATAGCTTTCACGCAGGTTTAATTGATTTGAAATGGTGCTGTATAGCATAATAGGTGAATATTGTGGCAAAAGAAAAGAGTGCAAAGAAAAAAGAGAGTAAAGAGATTGTTATATCACAGTCATTAGCAGTTAAATATCGTCCACGCAAGTTTAAAGACCTTGTAGGTCAAGATCCAGTCGTCACTGTAATTAAAGGTATGTTCAAGACGCGCAAGTTTCCTGGTGCTATTCTTATTGAAGGTCAAACAGGCGGAGGTAAGACTACTACTGCCCGTATGTTATTTGCGTATTTGAATTGTGAAACGTATAACGCTTGTGGTAAGTGTGCATCGTGTCAAATGGGTGTTGAATCGCATCCTGATTTGCAGGTAGTCAACGCAGGTACCGATGGTGGTGTAGATGCCATGCGTAAGCTAGTAAAAAGTGCTAATCTAAGTCCTTTGTTTAATAAGCGTGTTATTTGCGTGGATGAGGCACATAAACTTACAGGTGCTAGTGCTGAGGCACTTTTAGTACCATTAGAAGAACCCAGTAGAGATACAATTTGGATTTTGTGTACTACTGAACCTGAAGGTTTGAAAGCTACGTTAAAGAACCGTTGTGTTCGCCTTGTTATGCGTACAATTCCTAAGGCTCAGATCATTGAGAGGCTTATGACAGTTGCAGAACAAGAAGGTACTAACTTGGCTAAGATTAAAGGTAGCAAAGAAGCATTAGAAATGATTGCAGATTTCACCAACGGCAGTATGCGCGAAGCACTAGCCTTGTTAGAAACTGTACTGTTCGGTATTCAAGGTGGTGGTGATATTAGCGATAAGACTGTGCTTACTGCTTATGTACAAAACAGCGAAGTAGATTTAGATAAGGCATCAGCCAACTTCGTAGCTCTTATGCTTGCCAATAAATTCTCTGCCGCAGTAGGTGTGTTACGCACTACTGAAAACATGCGCGGCTTCTTATCTAAATCACTCTGGCTCGCAGATAACCTTGTAGGTCGTCACACAAAAACAAACAAGTTCCAATCTTACACCGTTCGCCTATTCGATGAAGTGTGTAAGAAAAATGGATATGAACAGCCAAAGTTCGCCGCTGTTATGAAACTATTGCGTGTGTTAGTTGAAGCAAATCAGGACTTCAATCGTAGTACAGTTCAAGAATCTTTCATTTTACATGCCTCCATTGAAAAATATGCCCAGGAGTAATCTATGTATTTATTACAACATTGGCTGTTTGTGTTAAAGTTTAAGTCATCTACTGCGTTCTATCGTATGCGCGATAAACTATCTTGGTTCGCTGCGCGTTGTCTGCTGCCAGATCGTGTAGCATACTTCTCTGCCATAAATGTTGTTGCACACGCTACAACAGGCAATCACAGTAATACTATTGCAACTGAATTACGTGCAATGGAAGCTATCAAACGATTTGCAGATGATAAGAACCTGGATTAATCATGTCGCTATTTCAATGTGAAAACTGCGGTTGTGTTGAAAATACCGCAGTGTCTAATCAAGGCTTCATACATAGTCTCGATAGTTTTAGTTGGGAAGGTATAGAGCACTTGCGAGGTAAGAAACTTTGCAGCGCTTGTGGTCCCTCCAAATACCACAACGGTAAACTCTCTGGCTTTGGTGTGTGGCACAACGTGTTTAAGCGAACATTCTTACCTATCGGTATGTTTAAAACAAACTCTGTCGGTAATATTCAACATATAGAAACCTGCTCTGAAAACTACAAAGAATTTATTTGCGAGGCACCAGAACATGTTAGATTATAAAGAACACCTACTTGCCTGTTTAGGTGAGGAATGTGGTGAAGTATCTCAGATCGTAGGTAAGTCTTCTCGTTTCGGTTCATTCGATGCTAAGCACCAGGACGTACCGAATAACATAGAGCTTATGCGTAAAGAAGTACACGATATTATTTCCGTGTATCGTGATTACTGTCGTGAAACAGGACACAAGTTTGAGATAGATGAAAGTCTGTTGGATGCTAAGCGCCGCAGAGTTCACCTATTTATGTTACGTGCGTATATATCAGGTAATTTGGATGTACGTGGTAGATTCTTTCGGATACTCACTGAATTGCCTGCCGACGCTATTCCTGACAAATATGTAAAATTCTTTAAAACACACTTTAGTGATTTCCGCAGACAGCTTATGTGCTTGTTGCCTGATATGAAATCCGAAAAAGAATCACCAGTACACCATTACGTGATTGCAGCTATTGAGAAATACATTGCAGAAAATGAGAGCTAGTTATGATAATCGGTACAGAAATATTACTTCACAATGTTAAGCCGTACAAATCAGTTCGTGTATCGCTAACAGATAACGACGGTCTTGTTGTTGTTACAGGTCATAATAAAGACAGTCGCATATCAAAGAATCAAAGTAATGGTTCTGGTAAGTCTATGTTGTTCGGCGCTATTTCTAATTGCCGCTATTCTTCTGCACCGTCTAGTACGTTGAAGAACAGCAAGAAAGATATGATTAGCAAAGGTTCCAAGATAGGCTTCCGATTCGTAACAGCAGATGGTCGTAAAGTGCAATTCACACAGCACACCAAAGGCTGGAACATCCATATCAATGGTGAAGATCAGCACGTTCACCGCATGGATCACCAGATTGCTAAAATGGCAGAACTATTCCCACTATCGGAGGAAGAGTTTTATGCCTACACCTATTTGTCCAGCATACAAGGACAAAGAGTACACTTCCAAGTTGATAAACCTTCCGAACGTCTGAAATTCATTACTTCTATCTTCCGTCTTGACGATTATGACAAGATGAAGAAATACTTTACCATGATGTTGGGTAAAGTTAAGGAAGAGCAAATTCGATTCGATGTATTAGAATCTAAAATGCTGAGTATTACTACTGGACTTGGAAAAGTAAATTGGTCTAATGATCTTCGTGTTGAATATGATGAACTATCTACTAAGTTAAAGAAAATATCTAAACGGTCCACTCAATTATCTGATCGTAAAAATGAGTTGATTGCAGAACTTGCTGGACTTCGCACTCTATTGAAGTCTCTGACTAAGTTAGAGAACATGCGTGGTGAGATTAAAGAGTTCGATAAAGTAATACTTACCGAGAAATTGAAGGCCGCAGAAGCCTATGAATATTATCTGAGAGATAAAGAAACATTCGATACACAATCAGCTAAAATAAAAACAAGATTGGATAAGCTGTGTTATACGGGTGAACTACCTGATATTAAAGCATTAATTACCGAGTACAAAAAGTTTGAAGCACGTCACGATACATTGCGACAAGCTGTTAAAGATGCCAAAGTACACAATGATAGAATGGCAAAGATAGAGGAACAGTGTACTGAGCTTCGTAAAGAAATAACTGCACTAGGCTTTAATAGCCCTAAAGATATTGTTGTACCTAAAACATTGGATGAAGATTTAGCTGCGTACAAGACTACGTTGAAATTACGCGACCTACTCGATGCTAAAGATTGTGCTACGTGTCCAACCTGCCAACAGTCTGTAGATATTAAGGCAATACAGAAGTCTGTCAGTGTAGCTAGAAAACGCATTGATGAACTAACGGCTGTGCGTGATGCCAAAGCACTTGCTACTCGTTATAAAGAATTGAAAGCCAAACTAGAACCAGTTATTGATGTTAGTGAGTTATCTACCAAGTTAACTGCACTTACTGTGCGTTTGGAGAAACTAGAAACACGTATTGATAATGCTAAGACTATAAAAGAAGTATTGGCATCTAAAGCAGATATTCGTAAACCTAAAGAAGTACCCACTGTTAAGAAGTCCGCCTCTTACTATCGGAAACAGATTGGTGCCTTGAAAGAATTCATCCAATTAGAGAATGAAGTTGGTGGTAACACTTACAAGTCCGTCAATAAAACACACGCTGATACCACAACGTGTCTCGAAACATTGGATTTAGATTTAAAGCGTATTAGTAAAAAATACACTGTCATGTTGGAGCGTAAATCTAAACTTGATCTGATGTTTGGTGAATATACTACGCTAATACGTCAGCGCAAAGAATTAGAAGCAGAGTTGGATGAAGTTAAACCAATACTTGCTAAGCGGGATATGTATAAAGCACTTGAACGTGCTTGGTCTGCAAAAGGTATCAAAGTAAACGCTGCTAATGATATTATGGCGTTGTTGGAATCTAATCTAAACAAGTATTCTGAATTAATATTTGCGGAACCATTTCAGTTCCGAACATACGCTACAGAGTCTGGTATATTCTGCGAAGTATCTCGTGGTAATGGTACTGCACCTACAGATGTTCGTTTAATGAGTGGTGCAGAATCTGATTCATTTAAGTTATTGTTCTTGCTTAGCTTACTGCTAATGGTAGATCCTGCTCGCCGAACTAATTTCGTGGTGTTAGACGAACCGGACAGTCACATGGATGAGGCTACACGCAATATATTCATAAACAAGTTCTTACCTTTCTTGCGTGAAGTGGTACCCCATGTGTTTTTAATAACACCGAATGATGAACACCTTTACGAAGACACAACTATATGGCGTGTTATTAAGCATAAAGGTGTGTCCAAATTAGTTGTAGGAGAACACTAATGTTGTATAGTGCGAGATTATGTTTACGCAGCTTAACAGCTGCCGAAATATCTGTTAAAGTAAAGCAATTTCACGACGACTGTAAGGTATCTTCCTCATTTTACCCAGTTATACGCGAAGAATACTTTATAGAACATTCCGCGTATCTTTCGCTAAACGGTGCCCAACTTAATGTAAATACATATAACGCGGAGATTGATTTACGTAAATCAGATACTGGTTGTGGTACTATGTTTGGCATACCTGCACGTAGTGACGTATTTCAACACAGAAATGTACGTGATAGTGAGAATGTGCCAACTCTTAACATAGAGTACCGCTGCTTTGGAGAAGAATAAAAATGATACCACTAGGCGTATGTAACCATTCACCTGATTATATAACACATTGGTTAAAGAAGGTCGCTAATGTGTCTTTAAAGAACACGTTTATGGTAGCTGAACTACTCCCAGAAACAACCAAGAATAAAGCATTGTTATTTCTATCACCTAGTGTATTCAAACACCACTTACCTACTCTTAACACCACAATTTATGATAACACATTGTGTTTTGTATTTGGTAGTCCTGTAGATTTAATGTCATTTGATATAATACCTTTAGATTACAGTTTATCCGAGAACGTGCACTTGGATGCGTTCCAGTTCACACCTATTCAATTAGATTTACTGCATGCCTCACCTGTCCAAGTTAAATATACTAAGCACGATTTCTTAGACATAGTGTTAGAGAAAGTACAATCGTTTAATGGGATACTTACACAGTTGATGACATTTATTTACCAGATACGTCCTAGTACACACCAAGCACCTGTGAAGGAAATGGTTTGCCAATGGTTAGTATCTGATGAGACTGCGGATGATCTGGATGTTAGAATTAAAAAGAATCAACAACATGCACCTATATCTGAGAAGCAGATACAGCGCTTACGTACTATAGCCACGTCCGAAGTTGCCGAACTTTATCGCCAAGCATTAAAAGCCACTAAACATATCACTGATTTGGATAGCCCAGCATTCTACAAAATAGTAACTAAGATGAAGGTGTCTGCTTACGAAATTCGATACATCCGTGCGGTTACCAAGTGAGGTTATTGTGGCTAGTAAAAAGAAGCTAAGTGTAAAAGAGCTAGAACGCAGAAGCAGACAGCGACAAGCACAAGGCTTGAATAAAAACAAGAAATCACGTATTGACAAGAATGGTGTTCTAAAACCTCCATATAACAATATGACACACTTCAGCACAATTACAACACTACCCAACGATGCCTCTGATATGATAGGTACAGCAACCTATACAGTAGTTACAAATGATCTGCTGTGGCAACTTAGGGCTCGCAGATACCTAAATAGGTTATTACAAAATAGGGCATACTAATGAAGAAAACTTATACTCCACCGCCTTTTCCAGACGCAGAAGAATTTGCACGTTTCTTTGAAACTGTAGCAGCAGGGTTACGTAGTGGTAACATACATCTACACTCTCTTTCCTGTAGTTCGGAACTTAGACCTTGGAACAACTATCGTACACATAACGTAAATTTTGAGTTTATTGGTAATGCGGGGACTGTGCCTAACTATTATGCGAATGAGCCTGCCGTTCAAATTCGTAATACAGAACAACTACTAATAGAGTGCGAGAAGTAATGGCTACATTGGATTGTATTGTAACAAGTGATTGGCACTTAGACGGTCTTGCTAAACACTTCACTAACCACATTGATCGTCAAATGCTGGAACTAGAAAAGATTTACCAATATGCTATCGACAATGGTATTAGTCATGTGTTCGTACCTGGTGACGTATCTGATACCCCTAAGATGGAAGAAGCTGCGTATATAGCATTAGTCAATCTTCTCAAAAAATACGATGGTCTTATCCATACGTACTACATCCCTGGTAATCACGACTTCTCTGATATACGCAAAACGTCAATGGACTTGTTGGATGTTATTAAACTTCACGGTATGTTTAAGACATTCCACTTGTTTCTCAAGCCAAACAAGATGGTAGTAAGTGGTGTACCTATAAACTTCTTGCCCTATCCATGTTTACACGCACCTAAGTCTAAGACACCTTCTTTGAATTTCACTCACATCGAATATAATGGTTGTATAGGTGATAATGGTAGACCTCTACGTACTTCAAGAGAATTCATACAGAATGATGGTGATTTTAACGTATCTGGACATATTCACGTTTATCAATACTTAAAATCTAAACGTGCTATATTCTGCGGTAGTCCATACCAGAAGAACTTTGGCGAACCTCTACCTAAAGGTTTCGTACATTTGAAAGCACGTTACAATAATGGTGTTCTCGATATACGTCATAAGTTTATAGATAACAAGCCTGACTTCCAATTCATCAACCTAATTATAGAATCTCGTAGAGATTTCGCTAAGTTGTCGTCTTCTGACGCATTTAGATATAAACTGTGGATTACACCTGGGGTTGAGATACCTAAGAATATACGTGTAGAGTTCCCCAATATTACTGGCGGTATATTTGACTTGGGCACTAAAACACGTTCTGATTCCGCTCCAACTGTAGCCACATCAACGGTTAGTCGTAAAATCAACGTCAAAAAGCAACTATCCGTCTTTTTAAAGAACGCTGGACACGATAAAGCATTTATACGTGATGCTTATGTGGCTACTCAAGCTGCTGCAAATGAGCTAGGTATTGATTTATCTTCGGAATAGCCTATCAATAAATGATTATTATAGTAATTTGATTATGCTACCGATTACTTCGGGCGCCCGGGCTAGAAGCTCGAAGTCTGATAGGTAACAAACTTAATCGTTCTATAGAACTCATTTTGGAGATACTGTTATGGCCGTAAAACGCAAACCCGCTGCTGCTAAAAAGGCTGCACCTGCCGCTAAAAAGCCAGCTGCTCGTAAAGTAAAAGTAGCTACCCAGAAAATCGTCCGTAAAAAGATTGACAATTCTGCTGAAGCTAAAAAAGCACGTAAAGCAGCTAAGACTCGTTACCGTTCCGAGAAAGCTACAATCAAGACCAAGCGCAAACAAGCTGCGGCTAAGACTTCACCAAAAGTGAAGGCGTTGCGTTCAGATCGTGCGTACTTCTTATCTTTGGTTAACAAAGGTATTCCAGAAGCTACTGCTAAGCGTATGCTGCGTGACAAGAAAGCTAAAGCTGCAGGTAAGCCAACTACTTCTCAACAGTTGCAAGCCAAAGCCAAAGCTGCTCGTACCGCACTATCTGGTAAGCGTACCAAATTGAGTGAGCAAATGAAAACTTTGCGCGCTGGTTTGAAAGCTGCTCGTGCTAAGAATGCTAAATTGCCTGCTGCACAACGTAAAGCTAAAAACTTAGCATTGCGTACAGCTTTCTTGAAGAAAAAGGCTTCTTTGACTAAAGCTAAAACTGCTTTGACCGCTCAACGTAAGAAAATTGTTGAAGATCACAAAGCAGCTAAAGCTAAGCATGGTTTAGTACGTAAAGCTCCAGCTGGTAAGAAAACTACCCGTGTAGCTCCTGTTAAAGTTGCAGCTAAGAAGCCAGCTGCGGCTAAAAAAGCTCCAGCTAAGAAAACTCCAGCTGCTGCTAAAAAACACGTAGCACACGTAGCTAAACCCGCTGCGGCTAAGAAAGCTCCGGCAGCTAAACCTGCTGCAGCCAAAAAGCCAGTAGCACGTAAAGCACCAGCTAAGAAGGCTCCGGCCAAAAAAGCCCCAGCTAAAGTAGCACGTCGCCGTTAATAGTGTCTAGGTCGTTAATTTAATCATTAACTACCGAGCCTAATCAAAAACGCACATAGGCTCAGTTCTATGTGCGTTTTTTCGTATTGGAGAGCAATATGATTGATTTCAAGACTATAGACTCCTGCCGTACAATGGAGAGTTTCAAGTCTGCCAGATCCTATAACGATTTAGTTGTAGTTTTAAGTACCATTAATGGCAATACTGAGTCTATAGCCAATAGAGTACAAAAAGGAGCATCTGCACCTGTTTTACTACAAGGTGTAGAATCATTGGAAGAGTTCTCATATTCATTACAATTCTCGAAGACTCTTAGTGTTATAACAACAGATAACAAAACTGCGAAGTATAAGTTATTATGCTCTAAGGTAGAGAACCTTGTAAACACTACTCTATCTAACGCTTACCATGCTTTAAATACATTAGGTATGCAAGTAGAGTCAGAGCAATTACAAGAATTGGCCTTTACTGCTTTAAACTTCTTATCCAAATATGTTAAGGTGTACGCATCCATTATTATACCTATTAATGGAAATAATGTTACACATTATTTCATTTTAAACAACATATCTACACCATCTGGGTATATTATCAGTGAATTTATAATAGCATTAAACTCAACTAAGTTAAATAATACAGAGTCACTGACTATTAGTTTCCCATCTAAAATGTTTTTTCCAGCAGACGCTCAGCCTGTATCTAAAAAGACTGTGACGAAAGCAATAGAATCTTGTATAGGTAGTGATGTTTTGGCAATCCAAAGGTTGAAGCCGGAATCGAAAAATGCTATCAACCGTATTGATAATGTGTCAGCTACTTATATAGATGATAACCATTTGGCTATAGAGTTATCGTCTGACGTATCACCTTCTGATATTAATAATGTACTTACGAAAATATTACCTATAGCGTATGTGGCACTTGGTATTACAGATCCTAGAAAGGATATCATACATCGTATGTCTGTAGCGCCTAATGGTAATAAGGTCATTAAAATCGCACTTATGGATCGTAATTTCTGTGATAGTAGCGCTATCCGCACACTCAAACGCCGATTGAATTTGGATAGCCAAACCTATAAAACTCTTTTAAGTATTACAGGACAATAAACATGCCTCTACTAGATATTAAATCCATGATTAAACGCGCTAAAGAGTGGTTACGTTCAGCTACTATTCCTCAGCTATTGCGTTATCTTACTGGCAGAGAGGTGGAATATCAAAGTCTTATTGCGAAACTCGCGGACTTGAATACCTTAGTATCTACATCTGCCAGTGAAGATGATGACTATAAGGTTGATGTTAGTGGAGGTGGTCCAGAGTTTGGTACTAATGAGTCGCCTAAATTCAAACAACACCGCGATTTAATCTCTGGTAAAGAAACAATACAAACACATCATGGTAGAGTAGTACCTCTACAGGATTTTAAAGCTCCGAATCGTAATTCTGTGGCAAAATACGCACAGTTGATTGATGAAGCTGAGGCTGCCATAGTTGAATTAGATATAGCGTTTGCACGTTTAAAATCATCTAAAGAAGCCTATATAAAAGATCGCATTAAATCATTGAATGAAATTCGTGATAAGTTACAGGAAAATAAAGAACAAGCTATAGATACTATGACAGAGTTGTTTCATAAACACGCACCAGCACAAGTCATAGAATTAACTGATAACTTGGTTATGGGTATTAATGGTGCCTTAGATAGCGATACATATTCAGGTGTAGAGCGTGGCGATTTTACTATAACTTCACATGAAACTTTTGCCGGTATTAAAAATGCAGCGATTGAGTTCACAGCGTACATTTATCTTGATGGTTTGGATAAAGATAGTTTCACAACAACTGAAATGGTATTGGCACTTACATTTGTAGTATATGAAACTGCTCAAACTAAATCTGTCATGAAGGAACGTGTGCTCACGGCTCCTGAGAAGCGCAAATTAAATGCAGTCAATAAAAGATTGGAAGCATTGAAAGGGGTTAAGACAAAAGCCGCAGCTACTGAACGCGCTGAATTGACTGACCAACTAACCGCACTTACTTCTCCAGAAGTTAAAGTTTCGGCTGATCGTTCTTTATTTACCATGGCAATATTCTTAACAAGTTTGCCCAAATTCGCAGCACCCGGCCATTTCAATCCAGGTGTGCAGATTTCTGGTAATAGTAATTCCAATATATCGCGCAACTTATTTAAAGAAGCTATGCAGTTGATAAGTGTTCATAGCATATTACCTCTGATTGGTCGTATCAAGATAGATAAAACTACTCAGCAATTGCGCCACAGCCCATTAACTAATGTTGGTGGTGTTGATGACGCTATCAATGACAATGGTGATATTGTATTAACGCTGGCTACAGATAACCCTAAAGTCATCCAAAACAATATCTGGCCGGATGTGTTAGTTGCTCTAAACTCTGTCATTGCTAGAACAAGGCGCGATGCTAAGTTTACGTACAAACTCGAACAGTCCGGCTCAAAACAGGTGATGCGTATATCTTACGTAAAAGGCTAATCTATGATTTACCTTAATACATCGACAACATTTAGATTATCTGAGTGGCCCAAATCTTGCGGTTCCACTCAGGTGTTTTTTAAACGAGACAAGTTACAGTATAACATGGTTCCACTTATTGATTACTTGTCTAAGACTTTGTATGATATAGGTAAAGCATTTGTATATCGCACCACATTTAGTTTGACAAACATAGTTAGTCCAGTATCTGGACTTAGTTATGGTTACAATGATATTCCAAGTTATCGTATGTTACGACTTAGTCCTATAGTGTGTTCATTTGCGTTTCGTTACAACAATAAATACGTTGCTAAGAAAGAGCCTCGCTATTGTATTAACGCTTATCCTCACGTTAATCTTTGGGGTAGTACATTGCGAACCTCTTCTGATTTTATGACTATCAGTATACCTAGAAGCGTAATAAAAGAGTGCGGTATCTGGGCACCTAACATGCGTGAAGTGCAATGGTTGTATTATCTGATTGGTGCTTTTTCTAAAGGATTTGTCAATCGTTGTAACTACTATGATCCTAATACTTATGATTTTAAATCACTAGTAAATAACAAGCAAGCCATTTTGTATGTAGGTTTACCCTCACTGTTTAGCAAGTATGAATATGCTGATTGGATTTATTCGGATCGTGCTTGGCAATCAATGCCCAATGCATTACATCCAAGTGCTGCTGATGACATTTTTTGTGCCTTCTATTGTCGCTATCTTCGTAGACATTGGAAGAAATACTCTACTGCAAATGTTATTGAGATCGAGAAGCGCATTCGTACCTATGTACATAATCAAGTTCTGGACTGTTTATCATTAGGTCAAGATAAAGCTGGCGTTATTACACGAATGGTAGAGTTCAATTATAACTTACCTGCCATGACGCAGGTTGATGCGTATACTGATAAACTTCTGGAGTTTTATAAATGAGTATAGTAACAGAAGGTGAACGTATTGTACTTGTTGAATCATTTGTGGATGATTTCGATGACCCGTTGGAATTAGCTAATACTGAACAGGGTCCTTATGTCACCATATTAGATGAGAATAAAGACACTGTATTAGAAGCAATTGCTATACCTGATATTAACGGAGCTCCTGGTGATTGGTCTGCGACAATAACAATTCCTATTATGGGGTTGGAACGCAGATCCGAATTTGTTGCTGTATTTAAGTTTAAGACAGCCGAAGGTGATGTACATAAAACAAAACAATCATTTCACGTTGATCCATCGCAAGAAACGCGAGAAACCGATATTGTTATGGTTATAGGTAGAGATAAGCGCATAGAGTTCTCACTACCTGTTGAATACGTACCGCCCATAGCTGCTATTCCAGCAAATATAAGCACTTCCACACCAGCCCAGCCTGCTATTCCCGGAGATAGCTTATTACTATCACTGTATATGAATAACACACCATTATATGGAGTGGATGGTTTATTAGCTTCTGATACAACGTCTGGTGTAAACGTAACACCTCACATAGGTAAGACAACTATACAAGCCCCGGCTATCGTTGGTAGAAATCAGTTAGAACCAATGGCATTGCTTGTAGATTATAAAACACCCCAACAATCTTTACCGAAGACATTCACATTTAAAGTATGGGCAGTCACACCATCAATCTTAGTAGCTGCTAGCCAGTTAGAAGATTTCATAAATAAAGCTCATGCAAAGAACGTAATTCCCGAGCTTGCTTACACGCAAGCTGATTTAATACAATATCTGCATCGTGGTTTAGCTTTGTTGAATTCATTCCCACCACAATTGAGTTCTTTTACTGGGATGAATATGCAAGGTATGATTCTTGACGGTTGGTTGATGTGTTCTAGTTACTACGCATTGGCTTCGCAACTACAAGCAGAAGGTGCAATGGCATTTGATTTCAGTGGACAGTCAGTTTCATTGAATGTAGATAGAACACCAGCTATTGAAAGTGCTTTAGGTAGAGTAGAGAGTGCTCTATCAGATAGATTAAAACCAATGAAACAGCTATTAGCTAAAGCTGGTGCTACTAGTGGTGATGGTAGTATAGGTGGACAAGTTATTAATGGTTCTACAAACTTGGGTACATTGGGTGTTATCAATGCTCCTACAACTCGTGTGTTCTATGGCGGACAACGTGGTTCTTGGGCACAACAACTGGTTTAAAGTAATTTAATTCGCTATAGCAAGCATATCCTAGGAGATTTTCCAATGAGTACATTGAATCAAAACCGTACGCACGTTAATGCCTTAATTGGTCAGCTACATGCGAACAAAACCCCTGTTGTAAAAGTTGTTTCTGTCGATCCTACTACGAATCGTGGTTTTGCACGAGTTGTAGCTACCATAACAAAATCAACTGTTAAAGATGGTGCTCATGCACTTTCTGCAATTGCGTCAAAACTCGGTAACAAAATGCGTATCGTTCCTGAATCGTTTTCAGTATTAGCTTCTGATGCGATTAACGTAACATTGACTGGTATTCTTTCGGCTAATCCTGAAAGTGTTGCATATTCAGAAGGCTTACCTGGCTTCCGTGCAGTTGCCGGTAATATGTTTCTTGACGATAGTGACAACGCTTGGACATTACAGAAAACTGTTGCCGGTGATGTGTTAATCCGCGCACGTACTCGTGAAGATGATGACATTATTTCTGATGTTATGCAGTCTGTATCCAGTGCTGGTGTAGGTACTTCATCTGCTGCAGGACTTCAAAACTATCAAGCTATTGCAGGCAATCTAAACAAACTTTCTGGTGGTGACTTCGTTGTATACGTTGATCCTAATCGTGAAGAAGTTGTGTTCGGTGCAGTTGCTGCCGCTGTTGTTGAAGACGGTAAATCAGAGAAGTTGTGTGTAGTTGCCAATGGTGATACTGAGCACACTATTATCGACCGTAAACTGGTTCTAGCTTTGGCTAGTGATGTTGAGTTCAATGATGAAGGTCTTATGCAAGAGAGTACCTCTGCGGCAGGACACTCAATCGAAGAAATCATATCTTATTACAGCCGTATGTTCCAACGCGATCCAAGTTACTTCGAGAAATTTATCTCTCGCTGGAAACAACACTCGTTTCAATAAGATGTACTAAAAACGGGTCCTAGTGGCCCGTTTTACGTTTGGAGTGTGAAATATGTTGATTAGTATATCGAAAAGCGTTTCACGTTTCTTGTATGGGTTGAAGTTAAAACCTTTACCTGAAACTAATCTACCTCCAGGTAAGATTGATTTTATTCCGCTCAAGAAAGCCCGTACAATGACTATAGAAGATGAGCGTGAGTACACATACGGTATTGTTGTGTACGATAGACCTCTAACGCATATAGAATTGGAACGTCACGGCTTAACCGATTTAAACAATGCTTCTGAAACAACTATTTGGAATGCATTTGTTACGTTTGTGCGCGAGATACGTCATGTATCACCTACGTACAGAATAGAAAACTTCATTGCAGATTATCTACGCAGTGATGGTCAAAGAGTAGCTGAGAATCCATTATATAAGTATGTGCAGCCCAACTCACCTCTTATTTATTCTTATTTACGTAAGTTTACAAAATATAAACCCGACTATGAAGGGTTAAAAGAGTTCTGGGCGTCTTTGGAGAAACGGTGATGGTTAAGCGCAGTGATGACGAAGGTATTGACGTTAGTTTTGGTAAGGTTATTAATCGTGATATAGACGAAGATGCACGTAGACGTAGAGGTACTTCCTCGAAAAGTAGCAAAGCAAAGCAACGCCTACGTGAAACAAAAACTGAAGCCGAAGAACGTATTACCAAACGAAAATCTACTGAGCGCGAAGAAGGTTATAAGAAGCGCGATAAAGAGCGCGATGCTAAAAAGAAAAAGACGAAAGAACCTGCTGTAAAAGAACGCGCTTCCACCAAATCTGTTTCTGAGAAAAAGAAAAAACCTAGAAAGACAACAGGGGAATTGTTGTCCGAAGGTAAACTAGATCGTGCTAAGAAACGATTAGATAAGTTTACTGGAAAAGCACTTGCAGTTATTGGTAAGATACAAGGCGGTGATAGTGAGTCGTTGCAAGGGCAATTAATGCCTCTTGGGGCTGTCACAAGTGAATCAGAATTCTTAAACGAATATGGTCGCATCTACGGTAATCTTCAAACGATTATGCGTAAGATGGAAACAAACATGCTCGATCCTGAAAAGGAATATGTTAGCAGTAAAGATGTATATGCCTTGTCCACACTATATAGCCAGATGCGTGAAACTATTGCAGATATGCGCTCGATTAAAGATATGCAAGCGCAAGCACATAGCTTGTCCGTAGAAGTTATTGATCCTGTTATGCGAGCTACTGGTGAAGGTATTTTGGACTTTTACTACAAGACAGGTCAAATCGTGCGACAGTATGTTTCAGATGCTCGCGTCATTGAAGTTATTGATGCGGCATTGAAATTGAACGCTGCCGAACAAGGTCAAAAGATCCAAGCTGAGTTTGAACTAGCTAAATCTCGCATTATTGACGTATTGAATGGTACTAAATAATGAAACGAATAGGTCCTCCGAAAATAGGTGTTGCTAAAGTTGCTAAGATACGCCGCACATCTACACAGGCATACGGTACTCGCAGTGACTGGAGTATTATATCTGCTGCTGTCAAGAAACGCGACGGACATAAATGTAGACTGTGCCCAAGAGTAACCTATTTGCAAGTAGATCACATAATACCTATATCTAAAGGCGGTCAAACGGTAATGACTAACTTATGGACCTTATGTGATATATGCCATTCAAAACGTCCTAGTAGTAAGTGTGCCAAGCACTTAATTCTACACCAGCGTAATAAAGATAAGGGGAAACGATTGTGAAACTCAGCGTTTCTAGTAAACTACGTTCCGTATTAAATATTTTAGGCGTTACAGGATTTTCATTGCGAGAAGCCTTTCCAACCGTGTTAGATGAACAATATCGTGTTGTCTGGAAAAAGTTTATTAAGACAACCGCAGCTAAAGAATTAGCGAAGAATAAGCACTATGGAAAAGTTAGGGTGTGCTCTGCGTTTGTCTCCTATATATCAAGTATGGATGATAAATGCTGGCGCGATGTTAGTGTAAATATACAAGAGTTGAATATGTTGAACGTAACTAGCTACTACGCGCGTATTCGAGACCTGTTACACAGAAAAGGTTTTTCTTCATTACGGAAGATACGGCAAACAAACGAAGTGGAATTCCATGATAACGATTTTATACGAGGAGTCACTGGAATTAAATATACAGGGTATGTTATCTTGACACCAAATGGTCGTCAAACCCTACAACAGTTTCTGGAGACCTTAGTTCCCAGCACATTCAGATCATTTCCTGTCGAGTTTATGAAATCACCCAAACTTGACACAGTATTAGCAAGCAAACAAAATTGGTATCAATTCTATACAGATAAGAATATCAATGTAGAAATTGCCAGAGCCAGCATGAATATGCTTGTTGTACGGTATGATATACGTCCTGATGCGATTGCCTTTTATGGAAATAAATCAACTTCCGCAGCATATACGTATCTAAACAAATTTGTAGAATCTATATAGGAGTCCAGATAATGTCAAAATCGTTGCAATCTGTTCTCGATAAGTTACGCGCGGCTTCTCCTGCGGCGCAATCGCTTATCGAACAACGTATGCCCGGCTTTTTAAGTCTTAGTGCTGATGAAGTGGAGACAGCAGCAACAGCCAATATAGATAAGTTGGTTGAAACCTTAGCCGCTACAGTCGAGTATCAAGATAAGCAAATAGCCGAACTTTCTGAACAGATAAAAGTTCCAGATACTGACTTATCGAAAGATTTAGAAAATTTCGCATCCAGACTTAAAGGTCTTAGTGTAGGTACTCTTGTGCTATTCTACGATGAGAAATGTTTAGCTCCGTATAAGAAAGAAACTCGCCTAGGAGTATGTAGTGTATTGGTAGAATACGCACAATCTCAAAATGATAAACCTTCACCAGTATGGCTGAACGTGGTATCTAACCACGGTGCGCTAGGAGAATAATATGTTTGATGATTTTATTTCAGAATCTGCTAAATCGCCTGAGAATACTGACTCTGGACGTTCCGTTATTAGCCAACAAATGATCCTTGTTGATATGGATCCTAAAGAAGAGGCTGTATTTAGAAAGAAATACATTCCTAACATTGGTACTTTTGTACCTCTTGCCGACGATATTGCTGATGTATCCGCAAGACTTACAGCTTATTTGTGTTTTCTACGCTATTGTTTGGTACAGTCGTATCGTTTAGATTCTTTGGATAAAGATGCCAGACGCGCAGTGTTAAATGCAGAAGCGGACCGCATTCTCAATAATCTGACAAACGTGGCGGTAGTTAAAACAGGGGCTAAAGATTATTTAACTAATTTGGCTTCTGGCAGTAATCACGTAATATCACCTAGTACCAGATTCAAGGGTGGATATGATGTTTCATATCTTGGTAATATTACAGCCTCGGATGCTTCTGACACATCGTTCCCTACATGTATTTTTTATTACAATGAAAATCAGATTACTACTTATTCTCCAATCGGTGTAGATATAGATAGTGATTACAAGACAAAGAAGTTGGAGCAATATAGTACACCATTAAGTTTGGCAGCCATAGCGACAGGTGAAGCTATCATCACAGCATTGTTCGGTAGCGGTGAAGCTCTATCCATGAGTTCCGCACATAAGCGCTTGAACAATAACTTGCTTCTTACGTTCAATTTTGAATCACTGAATGACATTTTCTTTGAGAAGTCTGGTATTATTTTAGATGTTGAGTTTATGAAAAACATAAACCCACAATCAATACGGTCATTCGGTGATAGTTTCTCTATTACACCTATCCGTACTCCAAATGCTCGTCTATTAAACTCAAATCGTCCTTCTGATGATGGAAGTTTTGACGCTAGTAAGAACTTGACTACTGAAGGTCTTGCGTTACAACAAGTATTATCCTTCTCGTTCACACTATCTATTCCTGAAGATGATGTGCGCTTTATCACACAGAGTCCTAAAACAGAAAAAGTATCGCTACTTGCTTTACATAACTGGATCACTCTATGGAGTCGCCGATTTGTTCGACCCAAAGGTGGACGTATTAAAGGTGGACCAGTTAAACGTAATGAAATGCCTTCATTTATATTACCTATTTCTAAAACAACTCAGGTTACAGAAACTAGAAAGAAGAATGGTTACGCAGTAGAACGCGGTAAAGGTGATGATAACAACATCTACATAGGTTCTAATGGTGGCTTGCACTATGGATTACCCTCAGATCAACGTGCAGATATCGCAGATAACTTAAACGGTTACGACGCTACTATGGAATCGTATATCGACTTTTGTTTCTCGCACAATATACCACTGCAATCGACAGTATCTCTACCTAATCAAACTTTATTAGCAATAGGTGAAGGTAATAATGCTAATGAGAAGTACGGAGAGATTCAAAAATCTGTACGTGGTTATAGCGGTAAGATTCTGTCTTATGATTGGGATTACAACGTAGTTATTACAGCAAACATTGCCGATCCAAGTAATATGGTTGCTGATAGAATCATCGGTGCGGCAAAGCTTGATACAATGACATTGGCGGATTATCTAGGTTATAACTTCGCCGATTCTGGTAAGCCTGCTATCAAGAAAACATTTGCAGATAGCATGGCATTAATGTTGAATTTGCCTATCGACAATGATACAACTCCAGCTAAGGTTATTGGTCGTACAGATTATATCGACCAAGAAGGGGGTCCTGTTTCAAGATTGTTGAAGTTTCATACAGCATTATACCAAGCTAATATTGTTCGTTCTCCTGCAGAATTGTGTAAGGCAGCCGCATCTGAACTTGGCATTACAGCTATGGAATCTGCACCTTTCATGCAGAAAGATATTTATGCTTCATTGATTTCAAATGATTTGATTGTGCATGATACTTATCCTAATATTATGGCAGCTTTGTTAGCACAAGTTGCTCGTCATTGTATGGGTGGTAATACATTCATTCGTATGCTTGAATCGGAGCACGAAGGTACATCTTTCGCAGATTTGCGTGATATGGTACCCGAGCATGAACACTACTTTAAACCTGATGTTAGTCCTATGGTTGATTTTGGTCACCTATATAACTACATCGGTGGTATGATGTTTAAGTTAGCATGTGAGGACATACTTAAAGTTCCACATAAGACATTGTTTGGCAGTATACCAAATGATAAGTCGAGCTATGAAGCAGTATCTCGTTTCTTATTACCACAAGCTGTTATGTTTGCTAAGTATGTACCAACAGGCGAAAAGATTTTAGAAGCTGCTGAAATAGTTGCTGATACCAATAAGCCGGACACTTCTATAACTGAACAAGACATTAAAGTGTCTGGTAGTATCGCAGGTGCTCAGTTGTTTCCACACCAAGTAACTACTCACCAGAGTTTGCGTAAACGTCCTGCGTTTGCGGTTCTTGATATCGGCGCTGGTGGTGGTAAAACTACTCTTGGTGTTACTGACATTGCTGCAATGACTACAGAGCTTGCAGAGTTGGGTGAACGTGTCAAACCACTAATCATTTGTCCCGACGGCTTAGTTCGTAACTGGGTAGATGATATGAAGATACACACTGGTACTAATTGGAACATGATTCCTATTACTACCAAGACTATAGACCGTTGGGGTTACGACAAGTTAGAAGAACTTATTACAAATGCACCTGTGAATACAGTATGTGTAATTGGTTACAATATGTTGACTGCACGTTCTGAAAACATCGTGTTCGGCAGTACCCAAGTACGTGTATCGAATAATTTGGAGTTTATCAAGCGTTTTGGTTTCGATTACATCTGTATTGATGAATCTCATAAGTTGGCTAACAAGTCTTCACAACGTCACCGTGCAGTTAAGCAACTTACTACTTGGAGTGGTATCAAGTATTTCCGATTAGCCACAGGTACGTTGATTCACGGACGTATTAATGACATTATCGGTCAAGCTAGTCTGTATAACGGTCATATCTTCCGCGAAGATGATGTTTTGTCTGCGAAAGAGAATGAAGTAGTTGTTAACGGTGAAGCTATTCCTCTTTGGAAAGTTGACACACCATCACGCGCTCGTGCTAAGCTGTCTCGTTACGCAAGTGTTATTACGATGAAGAAAAAGAACTGGGCATTTATGTTGCCTCGCCCTATAGAAAACTTCTATCCAATTCCACTTGTCCCAGATATGCGTCCAGGTAATGGTGTTACTGAAGAAGAAGTTAAGTTGGGTGAATTACACCGACAATTATACGATACTGTGTTGTATGACAGTATTGAAAAGTTGGAAGCGCTAGTCAAGTCAGCTAAGAAACGTAAAGAAGATGCTGACGAAGATGACGAAGACGAAAATGATGGTGAGACTGATGGTGAGAATGGAGATGATACCGGTGATCTTGATACGGAAGATGAGGACCTATCTGGATTAAGCTCTGCCGATTTAAAACCGTTCATCGCCCGCTTAGAGCGTTTGATTACAAATCCAATGGCAGACCCCTTAGCACCATCCATCTTCGGACTTGCTGGTATCAAGCACTATAACAGTTCTGTAGCTAGTTTTGTTGCGCGGCATATTAATAAACACTTTAATGTGCCTGATTGGTCACGAGATACAAACTACAAAGAGGATGCTTTAGTACAACATAAAGGTATCCAATTCTTGGCTAAGAAAGTGGATAAAGGTGTTGCTAAAGTTAATTTGCCTGAAAGCACTGTAGGTATTGAACCACAAAACAATCCAGATTATTGGAGAGAAGAGCCACAAGGTAAGATTATTATATTTTGTCGCTACACTAATAGTGTTGGTGGTATATATGATGCCTTGTCACCTGATCTGCAAAAGATTGCGGTAAAGTTCACGGGACAAGAAGACGATAAGTGGGCCAACTTAGATGCGTTTAAAGCTGACCCTAAAGTCCAAATTCTTATTGCGAATGAGATGGGTATTTCAGAAGGTCACAACTTGCAAATGGCAAGTCGTATTATTCGTGTAGAAAGCCCTTGGAACCCAGGTGATCTTGACCAATCCGCTTCTCGTATATTCCGCCCTGATCCAGCTGCTGCGAAAGCAATGGTTGAAAGCGGTAAAGCGGGTAGTTTGTATCGCGAGGTTATTTTCTTAGATTGGATACTGTGTGATGGTACTTTGCATATTCAGAAACAAGCGCGTTTGATTGCTAAGGTATTCAACAAAGCGCGTTTCGATGAAGCTGAGAATCCTCTGTATAAAGATGCTTTAGATCATTACCAGTTGGATGAAGTTCCAATGAGTTTGGAGATATTGCGCAGTCGCAGTACGTTAGAACAGTATAGCACTTACGTTAATGCTTATGGTGCATTAAATGGTGTGATGCACAAAGAGTTTAAGGAAATGCGTGATACGATGGAACCTAGAATGCGTGATATACCTGTAACACCTGCAGTTGCTGGCAGTGCTAAGGTGAACACACCATTCGTTAGTAACCAAAAACCTGATGATTCAGAAGGTTTAGGTTTATTGTCATTGCGTCAATTATTGCGTCATGCTGATATTATTAAAGATCCTACTACGTTGATTGGTTCGCCAATACTATCTGATTTAGGTAAAGGTCGCATAGCTAAGTTGAATTACCGTTATCGCTATAAAGCCAAGTTAGATGATGAAGGTCAGCCTATTAAAGACGCTAAAGGTAAAGTCGTAACAGAATTAGATTTAGATGCCTTTGGTAATAGGCAGTTAGATGATCGTAATCCAGTTTCAAGTGTTACTATAAAACTTGTTGATGGTAACGTCATTAGTATTAATGATCCTGGTTTGTTATTTTCACCTCAAACATTAAATGCTAAAACTGCTAAGCAATTCCAAGTAGATAGTCTAGCAGTTACAGAAGCACAGCAACGTAAGTTAGATCGTGAAGCTGAAAAAGAACGTAATGCAAAAGAAGCATTGGAAGAGAAAGAGTTGATCGAAGAAGCTAAGCGTCGCCGTAAGGAGCGCAAAGACTTAGATGAACGCCACTCTGCCTATGAAGATGGACAAAAGCGCAAGAAGAATATAGAAGCAGGTAAACCGATTAATGATGGTGTTAAGCGTATGCCTAAACTTCCTAAGACAGTACCTGATACTTCAGCAATGTCTATTAGCATTCATCCTGCATATTTCCAAGGCTTCCTGACACTGGAAGTGTTATCTGATGATGAAGATGCTCCAGCATTAACAAAGTTTGGATTTAAACACACTGGTCCATACGTTTATGTTCGTGCAACCAAGTACGCCCAGTATGAGAAGATACTAGACTACATTGATGCTAATTTTAAGTATTCGGATGTAAGTGCTAAACGGTTAGAGTTGATTCAAGAGGCGTTTGAAACCGGCGGTAAAGAAATCTACCGTTTGGAATTAGCACCACAGTCTTCTTTACCACACTTCTTCTCTGTACGTAAACAAAAAGTGACCGTGCGTAATGAGATTCGTCCATATCCGATTATACTGCCCGATGAGTTGCAAATTGCTGTTGATTTAGCTACATGCCCAGTAATTAAAAAGCATATAGGTAAATCAATTCCAGGCGCAGCAACAAAGTGGACATTATCTGATGGACATGAGCTTTATTTTGCACACGATAAAACTGCAATGCGGGATAAGATAAAAGAATTAGAAGCTGCTGGATTCACGATTGAAAACCGTGAAGATACTTTGGCTGAGATTACTGCTATCAAGTTCCGTGCACCTAAATCCACTAAACAACCTACTGCTACCAAGAAGTAGTTGAGAGGTATATTATATGTTACTCGTCATAACTGGCGCCTCCTTCACAGGCAAGCGAACACTAGCAACTAAGATCGTGGAAAAGTTGCCAGATGTTGTGTTATTAGATATAGATACAACATGTGTTACGGAGCGCACTGGTTATCGTCAGGTAGATGGTGATGTATTCTCAGAAAATGCGGATGATTACATAATGTTCCCGTCTGATGATGGAAATAAATATGGAATATCAAAGAAGCATTTAGATATTGAGTGCCAAGACGCTACAAAGGTTGTTGTCATAGTGTGTCGGTATAATGATGCACTTATATTATCCAGATACGCACCACGTTTAAATATATCGAGCGTGTGTGCGTATCTTCATTGCAGACAATCTGAGCTATTACAAAGATTGTGTGATTCCAATGCGCCTGCTTCTCAATGCTACATGCAAGTGCAGAGTATTTATAGAAATCACAATTTGGATTATCTTAAGCTAGAAAATCTTAGCATTAATTCAAATGGATTTACCTCAGTATTGCGCATTAATTCCGGCGCTTCACCAATAGAATTTTATACTAGTATGATTATAGATCCTTTAATGGCTATAATCGAATCATTCTCTGTATACAAAAACATGCGCAAGCTATGCAATGTGCAACACACTTTAGGAGTCACAAACTATGCAAATTAAATCAGAGCACCTGTTGCGTCAACAATTGGTCCTAAAGTTTTTGAATTACTATAAAGGTAAGTTGGATGGTATTTGGGGCCCTACCTCTATAGCTGCTAAAAAAGCATTTGAAAGCACCAGAGATTTTGCACCCGCATATCCAAATAATGGACTACCATTTGGTGATAAAGATGTATTGCCTAAAGGTATGAGTTACGAATTACCCTCACGTCTAATTACCTGTGTCAATCTGTCTGAAACGGTTATCGCAGAGTTGTCTGGTATTAAACCTGTCGAGCCTGTTAAAGTTGCCGCAGTAGAATTACCTGTTATACAGGCACCAGTTGTTCCTAATGTGATTGAATCTCCTCCAACAGTAGAAACAGAAGCAGCTTCTTCACAAGAAGTTACGAATGTTCAACAAAACAATAACCCAAATCGTAATAATCCACAAAGACGCGATAGGTAATATATGCAAAACGTAGATATTTCATTCGCGTATTTTGACAGTGGTCCGTACGGTGCGGCTTATCTATTTGCATATCCTGAAAGCGATTTCCGTCCAGGTGAATCGACTACAGATATTCTAAGTGCTTTTGGATTCGGCAGTGGTGCATTCACTACAGACTTTGCTAGAAGTTATCCTATTTGGATTAAAGACATGAGTTTTTATGATCTTCCAAGTATTGATAACTTACTAACCAAATATGTGGATTTATCTCCACAAGATCGCAGCGCTAAGATAATAAAGGAATATGTTGACGAGCTTTATGCTATCATTCGTCCATACTATGAACACAAATATTGCCCAGAGCGCGCACAATTCAAACGAGCTATTCGCCAACTTTGTAAGATTATTAAATGCGATATAACAGAGGCAGTTGCGGATAACATTGTTCAAAATATTCTATATGAGGATGTTGATGGTAATAGAATTGTGCCTCAGTTTTCTAATGGTTATGCTCAGGCAGATACGTGCTGCGTTACTGGTGTAGATCGTTACGGTAAGTTTTATATTCAAATAGGTATGACCGACTTTAATGTGTTGAAGAAAGTTCCTGGTTATGTACATAGTAATGTATTCGCAGCTAATTCTCCTGCGTGGAAGTATGCTTGTCAATCCGGTTCGGCTGCTCATGTATTTAAGACGTTATGGACCATGAACACTTTACAATATTCTGCTAACCATGACGATACTTATTTAAAAACATTATCTGATCGTGTTCGTGTTATATATCCTTATATTTACTAATTTGAACTATCAACGTAGAGGACTTTAGAGAGATACCCTACTTATCTCTCCTCTGTCCATTTAATTTCACCGTTGATGGACACTTGACTCGCCGCATTTCACCGTGCGGTGGGTCCTTTTTCTTGGAGATTACTATGGTAGAAATAACATCCGATAATTTTGAAAGTGAAGTATTGAACGGAACTAAGACTGTTGTTCTTTTCACTTTACCTACAAGTGGTCATGGTAAGATAATGTCAGAACGTGTTGCCACATTACCTGTTAGAAACTTTATTGTTAATGCTGCTGCATGTAAGGAAGTGTGTGCTAAATTCGGCATTAACAAGATTCCAACTACTGTTGTATTTGTAGACAATGCTCCTGCTTTAGTTCGATTTGGACTTGCGGTAGAATCAGAATTAGTGTGACCAAAATGCTGCCTTGTGCAGCATTTTTCGTTTACGAATACTGTAAATAGTTAGCCTATACTTATATAATTTTGTGGATAATTATATTATGGCTAAAGTTATTTACGACACATACGAATACAATTTTGGCACTGCATTTAAAGGTACGCAAACCTATAATCATGTACAGTTAGCTAAGCATGTAAAGAAGGGTGCTGATAAGTTGTTGTTAGTATTGGATTACATGCCAACGGAAGATTTAAAATCCAGTCGCGTATTGTCTGGTGTTACTGGTGATCTACTGAAAAAGTTATTAGCTGTTACCAATAAGTACTATGGATACTCTCGTACTCTTGATGATTTCGATTGGTTAGCTGTAGCATTCAATGGATTTAAAACTGCTGGTGAGACAGACATATTCAAACAATCTGCTAAAGATGCTTTCAAGAAACGTCTTGAGAGTATTATCACTTCGTACAAACCCAATACAGTTCTCACGTTTGGTCCTGATGGTTATCGTGCATTGAATGGTGCCCGAATAGAACAGTATGGCGGTAAGATGCAACACTTATATGGTGTATCTACTCCTATTATTGTGAAGCGTGGTGATAAATCCCATAAGTGCAATCATGTACCTACTCTCAGTCTTAATACACTTATCAACGACCAAGGCTTAGGTAATGAAATGGCGTTGGCTGGTTATGTTGCTCGTAATATAGGTACGGCACTTAATGGTGAAATGCGCTATAAAATTCCTAAGTTAGAATACACTACGGTGCTTGTCGATAGTATCAAAAAATTTAAAAAGATGATTGAGGCAATTATAGATGAACCCCGTCTGAGTATTGATACGGAGACTGAAAATCTCAATCGGCGCGTTAATCGTATGCTTACTGTGCAGTTTGCAACCACCACCAAAACCGCGTATGTTTTGCCATTCCTACACAAGGATAGCCCCTTTACCTCGGAAGAATTGCAGTATATAAAGAAGGTGCTACGCGACTACTTTGAGCGTAAAAACAAGAATGATGTGCATATTTTTGCTAATGGTACCTTTGACCTAACTGTGTTGCGTAATAATCTTGACATTCGATTCTTTAAGACAGATATATGGGATATTTTCGCAGGCGAATTCGCTTTAGACGAAAATTTAAAAAATCTGTCAGGTGTCACTGGTGCTTATTATTACAGCTTGTTAAATCTTTCTATGCAATATGGCTGCACAGCTTACTATGATGCTGAATTTGGTAAAGACAAACGTAAAACAATCGCACAAGTAGATTTGGATGAGGCACTGTTAGAATACTGCTCATTAGATGTTATCATACCTCTTCATATTATGCGCCTTCAGTTACAACGTGCCAAAGACGAAGGTTATAAGAAGTACAAAGACATTGTTAGAAAGCAGATCAGTGATATGATTCACATGTTCTCCACATGGGAATTTAATGGTTGCCCTACAGATATTGAATATTTGTTTTATCTACAGACACGCGATAGTCCTATACGCCAAGAAATGGACAATATTAAGAAGAAGTTTTATGAAACAAAAGGTGTGCAGAAAGCTAATGCTAAGCTGTTAAAGAAAAGCGGTATGCCTACAATTGGTTTGTTTGGACGTTCAGATGTTAAAGTTTTCGACATTGCTAAACAAGACCACCAACAGTTGTTATTCTTTGATGTATTGAAATTAAAACCTACCGGCAAAGGTAAAGAGAATTCTAAAGGTAAAGCTAAGTTTAAAGTAGATAAAACATTCCAGAAAAAATATGAAGACGTTGAAGAAGTTAAGTTATTCCAAGCACTTGGTAAGGCTAAGAAGTTGTATACTTCGTATGTTAAAGCCTTCATTAAGCAGTGGGGTTCTGATGATGATATGCGTTTTGATAAGCGTATTCGTCCACACTTTGGCTTCTTGGACGTTGTTACAGGTCGTACAAGTGCGCAGAAACCTAGTCTGCACCAAATTCCATCGCGCCCTGAGTTAGGTAAACATATTAAGCGCTTGTTTATCACAGAGAAGGGTAGAATACTAATAAAAGTGGACTACTCTGCCCACGAAGTGCGTTGCCTAAGCCTTGATAGTTATGTGTCTACTGAAATTGGTATGGTCAAGCTGCGTGACATTATAGAAATGCACGATAAGCCTTTAGTTCATTCTTTCAACCATGAAACTTGTGAAGTTGAACTCAAAGAAATCGGCACACAGTCTGTTCATCCGCCCGAAGAAGATATGTATGAGATTGGATATTATGGTGGCACTATAACTGTTACAGGTAATCATCAAATATGGTCTGTTACCCGTAATGATTACATAAGAGCGGATGAAATTGTAGAAGGTGATGCCTTGCGTGTGCAGTATTCCGCTGTTAAAGTTACATCTATTAGAAAGGTCCCGCGGCCTGAACTTGTTTGTGACATAGGCATTGCTGATAACCACAATCTGTTTGTTTGCGATAAACCCGAAGATACACCGGTGTTAGTACACAACTGCTGGTCCTTGTTTACTGGCGATAAGACAGTAGCCGATTTGTTTGCAAATGGTCGGGCGTTACGTGAGCAATATAAGTTACACCCTGATCCAGAATTATTGAAGCGTGTTAAGTTAGAAGGTGACGTACACAAAATAAATGCAGCATACTTCTTCGGTATTCCTATTGAGAAAGTTGATAAGAAAATTCGTGACGCCGTTAAGGCTGTAATCTTTGGATTGATCTATCAACAAGGTATGAACGGTCTATCTAAATCAACTGGGCAGACTGTTGAAGCTATCGAGAAATTGGTAGCACAGTTTAAGAAGAAGCATCCTGTTGGTGTTAAGTGGTTTGATGCTATTAAACAGTTTGCTCGTGACAATTTGTATGTTGAAAGTCCTATTGGTCGTAGACGCCATACTTGGGGTCATTTGATACCAAAGAATGCTACCAAAAATGCGGATAGCGTGATTGCACGTAATGAACGCCAGAGCGTTAATAGTCCTATTCAAGGTATAGGTTCAGACTTCTTGATTAATGGTGCACGAAGTGTTGAACGCTTGAAGTTTGAGCACTTTGAGAAAACTGGTCATTATCCAGACTTCTACCAAGCAAACTCTGTACACGATTCCATTAGCTTTAGTTGCGCGTATGAAGACGTTTGGTTAGCGTTAGATATGATTGAACGCGGTCTTACTGATGAAGTCGCCAAAGTATCACAAGAACGACATGGTATGGACTTTATTGTACCTCTTGAGATTGACTTCGAGATAGGTAACAACGAGCGTGATTGTGAAGGTTGGACTTTTAGTATCGAGCAGCTTGGTGATATTTTAAAGAGTTGTTTGAAAGAGCAGCAAAAACTATATCCAGATATGGATGCAAAAGCAGTGTACAACAATATTATGCGTGAACAGTATGAGTACATGCCTAGCTGGGCTAAGACGCAGGCATGGAATTGCAAACTGAAAATGTCTGGTATGGATAAATCTGTTAAGAAAAAGGCAGCATAGCGTATGGAAGATTTAATTATACTTTTAAATAAAATCTTGGATATAGACAGAGAAGGTGTATCACGAGCGGTTTTTAGTGAACATCTAGTTGATATTACAATATCTCATACGCCTATAAACTTGGAGTATCGTAATAGTCCAACACATGCAGCGTTAAACATGTTAGGTCTTATCAACGGTATTGTTGCTATGCAGACAGCTGGTGAGTACCATGTTATTGCTATCATGCGTAACACTGTGATGGTTGAGAAGTTTGAACTAGCTCTTATGCACGTTGAAGCCTTCCAACCAACACAGGACGAAGCAGAGTGAACATAAATGTAACCATTACTGTTACCGTGGCTGAGGATGTATATAGATTCATTTCTAATTTCGGAGCGGAACGCTTAAAGATTTCAGAAACTATGAATGCTATGTGCCAGTATAGTGCTACGGTAGCTTCGCAGTATCCACACATTTTAGCGTATGATGCAATCTGTATAATCGCACGTACAATAGAATTTGAATTAAACTTTAAAGTGCAAAGCCACTTAGCTAGTTTAGGTTACGATCCTCTGCATTTCGGTATAGGTGCAACTGTAAATCATACAAATGAATCGCAAATAAGCATTTACTATTATATTAGGAGCCGAACAGACTCCTATAATTATATCAAATTTGATTCATTTAATAATGCAAAACAATTTAATTAGTGGAGTAGTTTAATGAAAACTTGTGTATTAACAGAGTCAAAATCCTCATTTGAATTCACATGCGATAGTGCATTGTTATCTAAGGCAATTACAAAAATCGTTACTGTAGCGGATTTTTCAAAAGGCAGCGAAGATAAGTCTGTGTGTATACTAGCATCGTATAAAGGCGCTTTATTTGTAATTGGTTATTCTACAGAAACATTTTCAGCATTCCAAGTTTCTGATGTTAAAACAAATACAGACGGTTCATTCCAGTTCACACCAAAAACATTACTTGGTCTTATAAAGAATCGTAGTGAATTGAAATTTAAGTACGACAAAGGTCGCCTACATTTTAGTGCAGTTAAAGGTAAATACTCTGGAGATATTGCAACTTCTGCTACGCCTGCAGAGGGCATTCACGTTGTTAATAGTAAGTTGAAGAATGAAAAGCATAAGAGTACTACAGTTACCGGTGCTTTGTTAAACACACTACGTGACGCAATGAAGGCATGCAATCTGAGCAATTTCTATAATAGTGACCCTATTAATTGTTTGATTCGTGCCAAAGATGGTAAATTAGATGTTAGCTCATTCGATAACTTTCACATGAGTTATTATCGTGCAACTGTACCGTCAGAATCCCATTTTAAAATGGCTATTCCAATCAACATGTTTAACTTGATTGATAGGTTTACGGCTACTGAAGGTGAGGATGTTGAATTCGTAATTGGTCAGAAGCAATTCATAGCATTCGGTAAGACGTATATCATTTCATTACCTCCTATTCAAATGGACGACAATTTATACAGTCAAGTTCCTGGTTATATCAAAAACTTAACTAAACCTGCTGCCACATTAATATTTAAAGAAGCTGGAATTAAAACTGTTGGTAATATGTTTACTATTTCTGATGAGAATAGTAAACTTATGATGAAGATAGGTAGCGGTCGTGTTGATATTTCCCTATCTAACGAAAATGGTACTGTTCAAGATGCGTTTAAAACAGAAGCAAAATTAGATACTAAGTCAGGATCACTGCTAGCCTTGATTGATCCTAGAGTATTTAGTGATTTGTTCAATAAGTGCAGTAGCTCAGAAGTTCCTATGAGTTTCTTTCAACGTACTAATAAAGGTAAGTCAAGTGCCTTTCTAGTTACTAACCATACAAAGACTGCAAAGTCATATCTTGTAGGTACTTATAGTGAAGAATAAATCCAGCCCATTGTATTCTTTAGCGGATTCGTTTGAGTACCGTCCCAGCAAATTGAATTCGTTTGAAACATTGGGCTGTGCTCCGCTCGGCGATTACCACATCGCCGTTTTCTTTCGCAACATCGTGTCTTCTGCGTTGACAGTAGATCACACTACACCTATACGTGCAACTAAATACTGTACCATATACAATATCCAGAACAATAGAGGTAGTGTATATGGTATTTTATTCACTGTACCTCAGGATAAGTTCCGTATTAATAATGGTATCCTTATAGTTGGTGGTAGTGAGTCTTGTGGTGCATTTGCAGTTTATCCGTTCGCAGATGCAAAACGAAATCTAACTATATACATAGATGACAAAGACAATTTATTGGCAAACTTGGGTACTGTTGATTACAACCCATTGGTGGTGTTCGATGCAGTTTAAAGTTGATGATGAGGTTACGCTCAAGTATGCTTATAAAAAGTTGGAAGAGACTGCAAAACTACTAAATTTTAACTTTGGACTTTTTAAGTGCGAAGATAAATCTATTTCAAATTTATACTGCGACATGGTTTATGTTGATTGTTTCCAATTAAATGATAGAAATAGGCTAGACAACAACATTACGGCTATCATAAAATCAGCCAAAGACATTGGTGCCAATATTTTAGAAGAAGTCTCTATACGATACGTCCGTAAGTTATTTCTCTTTAAAGTAAAGGTACTGCGCATTCGTTTTATAAAAATTGAAGGAGTTGAGTACAGTGGATAAACCAGAACTAGTCTCGCTCAAACGTGCGTTATTGAAAGACAAACGTATGCTAAAATTGCACGATGCTTTCACCACACTTCCACAGTATCAGCTAAACATTGCTGAACTGTATGATGAAGTGAAAACAATCCATGCACTTAGAAAGACTCGCCAGCTTAACACTAAGAATAAAAACTTCATTCGTGATTTAATTGATGGTATGATTGATGATGGTGCTAAGCGTTCCCGGCTTGTTGAGATACTTATGGTATGTGTAAAGACTATAAGAACACTCGAAGATACCTTAGAATCCTTGGAAGGTTATCTGTTGATGGAGTATAGTACCAAACTATACCAACTCAAAACAAAAGGTGAACGTGCTGATTTTATTAAGCATCATGTATTCCAACCTTATTTGAAGTATTCAAAGCGTCTATCTACTTTAAAAGACGCAGTTGAGTTGGTATGTGTTGATATTGATAAATTTGCCTATTCATATCGTAACCTAGTAGAGGCTGCTAAACTTAGCAGCACTAAAGTGGATCAATTGTAATGGCCAAGTATGACGATGAAACAATTGTGCTTTACGACAAGATGTACATACCTGCTACTCAGGTGCAAGAACATTTAGTTGATAAGCATTATACACATAGTATGTATGAGGAGCAGGCATGCCGACGCTGTCCAAACAAAGTAAATCGTCATAACTACGAATGTGATAATTGTGAAGCTTTCAAAGGTATTGTTCAAACGTATAAGTTTACTTCGAAGAAGGGTGTTGATTATTATGCGGTTCCACTTGGCGATAGAGAAAACGTCGAAAAGCGTTTGAAGATAGATTTCGATGACTTCAAATTCGTTGATTTGCGTGTTAAGCCTAAGTTTGATTACAACGTCAAACTGATTGGCCTTACCATGCGTGATTACCAAGACGAAGCTGCTAATGCTTGGCGCAAAAAGAAGTTTGGAATGATAGTAGCACCTCCACGTAGCGGTAAGACACCTCTTGCACTTTATTTGTCAGTGAAGCAAGGCGTCCGCACCATGATGCTTGCTAATCAGCATGAATTTCTAACCCAATTCATTGACCATGTTGAACGCTATACAAATTTACCTAGACTACAAGATAAGTATGGGGTTAAGCTGTACGGCTTTGCTAAAACTTTGGATGATTATGACACATTGCAAATAGGTGTTAGTACTTATCAGCAGTTCTTCGATACGGATCGTGGTAAAGAACGCTTTGCTAGAATGCGACCTAATTTTGGCAATCTGTTGATAGATGAAGCGGATAAAGGTGCGGCTAACGGCTTCGCCAAAGTAATAAATGGAATTCCTGCACGTTATCGCACAGGTTTCACCGGGACTGATAAGAGAAAGGACCAGAAGGACAAAATTACCGAACAAATTATTGGTAGTGTTATATGCCGTATTACTATTCCTCAATTAAAAGCTAAGATCATCATACACCGTTGTGACTATGTTAAGTCTCGAAGTGCCTATACAGGCAAAGCCGGCTTTACCAATTGCTGCAAGATGCTTTCTAATCATAAGAAACGTATGGATGAGATAATCGAATACGTTGGTAAAGATTTAAAGAACGGACACAGTATTGTTATTCCAGTTTATTTCAGAGACCATGTTAGCGAATTAGTTAAACGTATCAATACTGAATATGGTGCTAAGATAGCTGAAGGTTTTACCGGCGGTGCTGGTAAGAAGCACAAAGACTTACGTGAAGAAATACTGCAACGCGCAAAAGACGGTAAGACCCGTGTAATTGTAGGTATTCGTAGTATCTTACAACGTGGTTTGAACGTACCTAGATGGAGTTGCTTGTATTACATTCAACCTATGAATAACGAACCGAATTGGAAACAAGAAAGTTCGCGTGTGCTTACTCCACTAGATGGCAAGCGCGATCCTATCATTCGTATGTTTGTTGATCCAAACATTGGCCTATCATTAGGTTGTTTCGTATCTACTTACAAGCAGGCGCTTGGTTTCAATCACGAGCCAACAGATAAAGCCAGAGAATTGGCTAAAGAGTTGATGCGTGACCACGGTGCTAAACGTGGCAGCAAAGATATGGATTCAGATGAAGCTATTTATCTTGACAGTAAACCAAGACGCACACTTAAGAAAGAAAAAACCATGCCACAAGGTTTATTCGGCAGTTTGAAACGCTTGAAGCCAAAGAAGTAGTGTAAATAAGTTGTAATACTTTCAATGGATATGTTATGAAATCTCTCAAAATAAAAACACCTAAGTTAAAGTTTAAATTCGATCCACAGCGACAACGTGTAATGCGTTCTCGAGGTGTGGACGGTATGTGCTTTGCTGGTAGTAGAAACGCTTTTGAATTTGATGTTGCTGCTGTCCGTATGAAGCCTGATATTCCAAACATTGTAACTAAAAGCGTTAGTGTTAAACGCCAAATCGCTATGCTGCACAGTTTGTTTGAATCCCCACTACGGGGTAGCCCTATCATCAGTATAGGTAGTTTCCCAACAGATTTACGTGCTAAGATGTTAGCTGTTAATATCATGGACCATGCAATATCATTCCAAGATAAAGCCAGGTCTGTTCGTATTGCTAAGAAAGATTACCCACTTTGGCATAAAGTGTATGGTGGTTTCAAAGATACTATACGTGATGATGGTATGACTGATAATCCTAGCATGTTGATATTGTCAAATGTTGATGTACACAGTACCAATGCGAAGATAGAGAAGGTTAGAGATATTCTCGAAATGTACCCGAACATACCTAGAGTTGTCATTGTAAGTGGTTGTGATCCGCTTGAATTCTTTGCCACACGTCTGCATTTGCCCGTAGATATAGCTTTTTATATGGGCGCAGACAATCGTGAGAAAACCATTAATAATGTGTTGGATCATCTATGAGATTATTTTCTAAACGCCATAAGAGCAATGAATGGCATAAAACATTTGTTATTTTTCCAAAAAGAGTGTTCACAGTATTGAATGACGGTAAAACGCGCTGGTTAGACGAATCGTATCACTGCTTATGTTTTATGGAACGTAGATTTTCTATTGTTAAGGGTGTATTTAGTGGTGTTGAGTATCGTGCTATAGCTGGTGTTAAGGTAGATCACACATTATGCGTTACCCACTGCGGAACAGATGGTTGTCCTGCCCCTTTAGGGGATCTTAGTATAGCTGCAATAAAGATTGGTAATATACGCACAATTAAACCTGCTGTTTCCATATCCAGCAATACTGTAACTCTATCGGAATTAATGCAATGACTACATTGGTTCGTTTCGACCCGTTCGGTGTTGAAATACTAGAAGTAACTAATCACATTGCTGGGATGCGTAAAATAATACAGGATACAACTACTAGATATGATTATTTAGATAGCAAGTATCGTAGAATGTGTCCAGAAATGGTGCAACAATATAACTCTGCTTTCGAGAAGCACCAACAAAAGCAGAATGCAGTTGATAAGAAACAAAAACGTAGCACGAAGAAAGATATTAAAGAGAAGTTCCGTAGATTGAGTGCGTTAACCCATCCAGATAAAACCGCGTCTTTCAGACCTGCTATCCGCAAGATACTAACGGACTACTTCATTGAAGGTAAGGCCGCGTATGCTATTGATGACTTAGGTGCGTTGGAATCTTTAATTGCTTTAGCTGCAATGGTTCGACTTAAAAACGAATCTAATGACTATGATGCACCTAGTGCTAATTCCATATACGAGAAGTTCAAAGATACTGATGTGGATTTAGTTGCAGAAGCCGAACTTAAGTTAAAGAATCTTAGACAGACTGCAAAGCAGTTATCTGAAAATATAGAAGGCTTTAAATTCAGTGTGTTCAACGTAATAGAACAATTGGATGCAGATGGTCAAATAGATACTGCATTAGCAATATATCGTAAGCTAACTGGGTTTAATATAAACATGATGGAGAAATGATATGGCTGCCGCCACATTTTATTTAGGTGCTGTTTTAGTATTCTACACTGTAGGTATTTCTCTAGCAATTCTTTGGTTAACATTCCTGTTCTTTTTCAGAAAACGTAAAGGTTTCCTAGAGTTCTTGAAGATAATAACTGCTATGTATGGTGTAGGTATACTTTCTTTTACGCTAAACTCTTGGAACCACTAGATATGTCAATGGTCCGTATTCCAAATGACTTCATACCACAACTAAAAACTATCTGTAACGATGTTGCTAACGTAGTGTGTGAAGAAAATAAAAATGGGTTAATAGATATTAAACTGTATGATGCTGCTGCCAATTCTCTAGGTTTCAACGATTATAATGCGTTGTTGCAAGACTCTCAGCAATATGGTAATGGTCCAATGTACTTCTCTACCATGCAGTACATGTTAATTCAAAATCTATCAACATTACTCGGAACTGACCGCGCTTTAACGGAATCTATTTTACGAGATTCGATAACATTGGTAAAAGCATCATGGAAATCCTCAAGCTGTGTTTAATACTTATATTTTCTTGCCCTGCTATGTATTTTGAACGTAAGGCAGAAGAACTGAAAATAACACAAGACTTAGAATCTGCTATTTTTCACTATAAAATATCCCGCTTCTTCCTATATATGTCGATAGTAGCTATGCTATCCGTCGGAATTTCCTACCTACTATAAAACGTATTCCAACATCCTATTCGCTAATTTACTGTGTGTTGAATTAGAACTTTGTGTTTCTATACCAACTAAACCAGAAACGTGAATAGGACATTTTCTATGAATACAGTTTTCCCCAGTGCTGGTGTTTACACCAACGAAATTGATCTTTCTCAGCGTGTTGCCTCAGTCGCGTCTTCGATTGGTGCCTTTGTTGGTGCAGCAGGACGTGGACCTGTAGGTGAACGTACTCTCATCACAGACACTACGGAACTTGATAACACATTTGGTAAACCTAACGCCGGTAAGTACGGATTTATGCTGCTTTGTGCTAAACAATTCAGTAAAGTCAGTTCCCGTATGTATATTACCCGTGTTGTTAACGGAGCACTTACAGCAGGTGCTTATCTTACTGTAGATGATCCAACTGCACAAACTCCAAGACTGGCTTTAAATAACTTCGATAATGGTTCAAACGTACCATTAGGTAAAGATGATCCGTTTACAAATTTAGGCTTTAATCCAGGTGATGCTGATATAAACAATGACTTAATGTTCATTTGCGCAGCGAATCCGGGTGCTTGGAATAACAACATTGCTATTGGTATACGTCCAAGTAATCCAAAAGGTCGTAATGTAGGTTCTGACCACAACGTAAACCATTTCTATATTGACGTATTCTACAACTACACAGGGCCGAATAACGTACCTGTAGAATCATTCTTAGTATCACGTACCGTTGGTGAAGTTAATACTGATGGTAGTGGCTTGTTTGTAGAAGACGTTATCAATACACGTTCTAAATATATTCGTGTACGTAATAACCCTTATTGCAAAATCGTGCCCGTACTCACAGCACCATTCCAATTCTTATCAGGTGCTACAGATGGTTTGCCTGTAACTACAGATCAAATAGCTAATGCGTGGCAGTTATATGATGACGCAGAACACATCGACGTTAACCTATTAGTTAATGGTGGTTATGCGAACCCTGTTGTACAACGTGTTATGGTTGATGTTGCTCGTAATCGTTTTGATGCCTTCGCTATCTTAGATATGCCTGATGCTGCGGCAGAAGTTTCAGATGCAGTAAACTACCGTAGAAACGATTTAAACATCAATGATAGTTACGGTGGTATTTATGGACCTTGGGTTCAAATTGATGACACAGACAATGACAAAAAAGTTTGGATGCCACCATCTGGTCTTGTTTCCGCAGCTTTCGCGCGTACAGATTCAGAGCGCGCTCTTTGGTTTGCACCAGCTGGTTTGAATCGCGGACAATTACAAATTCGTGATATTCGTAAGAAGTATAATCAAGGTGCCCGTGATGCTTTGGATCAAGCACAGATCAACTGTATCAGATTTATTCCAGGTCGTGGTTATGTTATTTGGGGACAAGCTACTCTACAAACACAACCAAGTGCTACACAACATGTGAACGTGCGCCGTTTGTTTAACTATATCAAGAAATCTATTTCTACTTCTGTAGCGTTTGGTGTGTTCGATCCTAATGATGAGTTCTTGCGCAAACAGCTTCGCGGTATCACTTCATCTTTCCTAGAACCTATTAAACAAGGTCGAGGTTTGAATGCGTATGATGTTGTGTGTGACGATAGAAACAACTTACCTGATACTATAGCTTCAGGTGACTTGATACTAGATGTGTACGCCGATCCTGTAATTGCAGTTAAACGCATCCACTTGACTGCGTTTATTCAACCAACTGGCACTAAATTCTCTGAATAATTGAAGGTATTTTATTATGGAAAAACGTCTTGAAGATTTGATTGGTGATTTAGAGCAGATCAGTAATGTGCGCAACCTAGATGCCAACAACCCCATCGTATTACGCATTAGTAACCCAACGAATAGTACTGTACACGCAATCGTATGCGCTATTAATGAACCTACAACCTTAGTATTACCAATTAACGTAACGTGGGTAGTTCTTGACCCACTTAGTACGTTCTACAGAATGGCATTACAACGTGTTAGTAAAGACACTACTGCACCTTGGCACCAGACATGGCAAGTATTAGATACGTTTGATTCTGTTTGGGTACCTCAAACGTATGATTCTGCTGATCAGGCTCAATTAGGTGTTAGTAATGCAGGGCCATCACCAGCGCAAGTAACTGTAGCAGGTATTGCTCGACTATCCACACCAGCTGCTGTAGCTTCTAATCCAGTTGTTGTTTCTGATACTGATCCAAGATTGACCGACGCACGTACTCCACTGCCTCATACGCATCCTGAGGTACCTGCAACACAACTACGTACAAGTTCAGGGATTGTGACAATAAGTGGTTCAGATGCGCCTATTAATGGTGCTACACTTGTTGCGACTTCTGCAACAACGGCTGTTTGGCGCAAACTGCAAACTACTGATTTGGTTTAAGAGGGTTACTTATGTTAGCCGATACTATTCAACTGTGGTTGAGTGTTGCAGACAAGCGTAATATCGCGGTCGAAAACCCTATCACATTAATAACGCAATACAATAATCAAGATTTCTTTATATGTATTGCTTACATGGAACCAAACCACGTTACGTTACCCCTTAACGTAACGTGGATTGTAGCCGATCCTGCATCACCTCGTTATGCTCAAGCACTACGCCGTGTGTCTGCTTTACCTAGTATGGGGTATCGCAACACATGGGCTCAGTTGATGTTTGAAGAAGATATTGCAGCAGAGCCCCAATTCTGGGATTTAACCAGTACATTCCAATTGGGTGAAATTGAACTCAGTGCACCAGCATTGGCAACTGTTGATGTTCGTGGATTGTTCGAGTTGAACTTGTTACCTACTACACCACTTGACCCTGTTGTGGTATCTAACGAAGATCCTAGAATGTCTGATGCGCGTCAACCTACACCACATTCGCATCCGCAATATCCAGCAACTATGTTGGCTGGAAGTACAGGCATCAATGATTTCTTTGTACATATTGATGGTAATGTTTCACCAGTTGCGGGTCAGATTTTAAAGATCACCAGCATTAATAACACTACTGGTGCCGTTTATGGTTCTTGGGCAACACCTGCTAAATCGGAAGTCATTTATAATGGACCCGTGTATCAAACTCTAACCATTAGTAGCAGTTCTGGTACGTCTGTCAATGAACAAGTGCCTGTTGTATTCAGCGCAGTAGCTTCATTCTCAGATGGTACACAACAAGGCAGCATCCCAGCATCTTGGAGCATTATTAGTGGACAGTCGGTTGGTACCATTAACTCTACAACTGGTGTACTTACTACAAACAACATAAGTGGTAATCAAGTTGTTCGTGTACGTGCAGAGTGGACACATCCAGCTAGTGGTGTTACGCAGTTTAATACATTTGACCTGACTGTTGTTGATATTACTGTTACTGCTGTAGTAACAGGTATTCAAATTCAAGGTATAGGTAATATTAATGAAGGTAGCAATACTACTTCATTCGTTGTTGTCGCCAGTTATAATGACGGTACAACTAAGCCCGTAGTACCTGCAACATTCACATCTAGTAATGCAGGTGCTGGTACATTAAATGCAGCTACCGGTGTGTTTACGTCAGCGTTGAATGTGACCTCTAACCAGTTGACTACATTAAGTGCATCGTACACAGAAGGTGGTGTTACTGTTTCCACAACTCACGATATTACAGTTGTTGATACCACTGTATATCCACAATCAGCTACTATAGTTGGTAGTGCGAATGTAAATGAAAATACAACATCTACTTACACTTTATCTGTTACTTATACAGATGGTAGTAGCACTACTGTTCCAGTAACTAACTGGGCATTGGATAATGCTTCTGCAGGTGCGATTGATGCTGTATCTGGTGTATTGACTGCACCTGTGAATGTTAATAGTGCGGTTGCTGCAATTGTTAGTGCTTCTTATACTAATAATGGTCGTACCGTATCTGCTACCAAGAACATTACTATCGTAGATACAACCATATATCCATTGAGTGCTGTTGTACAAGGTGCGGCAACTGTTAATGAAGGTCTTACTTCTACTTACCAGTTATCTGTAACTTTCTCAGATGGAACAACTTCTGTAGTGCCTGTAACTAACTGGACAAGCAGTACCCCTACTTCAGGGGTTATAAATGCTACAACCGGTTTATTCACAGCGAATCAAGTAACATCTAATCAGACTACGGATATTTCAGCATCGTTCACGCAATCTGGACTAACTGTAGGCAATACGTTGCATGTTACTGTTGTTGATACAACCAATTATCCATCTACACTTACCATTCTTGGTAATGCTACAATGGGTGAAAATACTACGCAGACATTTACTGCTAGTGTGAAATATCAAAACAACGCTACCAACATTGTACCTATCACCAACTGGGCTAGCTCTAATGCGGCTGCAGGTGCGATTGATCCAGTGACCGGAGTGTTTACGGCTAACACCAATGTGCTCGCATCTACGCCAACTGTTATTAGCTGTAGTTATACTGAAAGTGGTGTTACAAAAAGTGCTACGTTGAATTTGACTGTGCAAGATACTACCGTTTATCCAGTAAGTGCTACTATTTTAGGTACTGCTGCATTAATGGAAAATGCTACACAGACTTATCAACTACGTGTTACATTTGCAGATAATAGCAATGTGATTAAAACTGTTACGAACTGGGCAGTAGATAATGCTGCCGCTGGTAGTATCACGTCATTGGGTGTGTTTACTGCTAACTCCGTGACTGGTGTTCCGCTTACAGCTAATATCACAGCATCGTATACACTAGATGGTCACACTGTTAATGCAACATTACCAATCACTGTGGCAGACTCTACTGTTTACCCCGTTAGTGCAACAATTGTTGGTCCTAACTCTGTGAATGAAAGTACGTCACAAGTGTATACGTTACATGTTACGTTCTCCGATGCCACCTCTAGTGATGTTGCAGTTTCTAACTGGGCAAGTGATACACCATCAGTTGGTACTATAGGTAGTAGTTCTGGTTCGTTCTCTGCTTTGCCTACTACAGGTAATGCCACTGCGACCATTTCTGCCTCGTATACCAATAATGGTCAAACTGCTAGTGCAACCAAATTGTTGACAGTCGTTGACACTACTGTTTACCCAGTAAGTGCTATAATTAATGGTCCATCTAACGTGAATGAAAACACAACAGGTCAATACTTGTTCCATGTTACTTTCACAGATGGTACTTCAAGTGATGTTACTATAGCAAACTGGGCAACGTCTAACGGTGCTGCAGGTGTTATAAATTCTGCAACAGGTTTATTCGCAGCAACTACTAACGTGTTGTCTGATCAGCCTACTACATTGACTGGTAGTTATACAGCCAATGGTGTTACAGTTAACGGTACTAAAAACATCACAGTTAAAGACGTTACTAAGTATCCAGTAAGTGCTGTTATTGTTGGACCGTCTTCAATCAATGAGAACAGTTCTGGTACATATTCTTTGAGTGTTACATTCTCTGATGCCAGTACATCTACCATACCTGTTACTAATTGGGCGAGTTCAAATTCATTAGCAGGCACGATTGATTCAACAGGTGCTTTTACTGCTGTATCTAACGTAACAGGTAATGCTTTGGTAACTAATATCACAGCATCTTACACAGTAGATGGACAAACAGCTAATGGTACTAAAACTATCAGTGTTGTAGATACAACGGTATATCCAGCTACTGCTACGATTACAGGTAGCGCTACAATATCCGAAGGTGGTACTTCTAACTATACGTTCACGGTTCATTACACCGATAACAGCAACGTAGTTAAGAGTCCCACTAATTGGAGCAGTACAAATCCAACAGCGGGTTCTATTAATGCGACAACTGGTGTATTCACAGCATCTGATACCATAATAGGTAATCAGAATACTGTTATTAGTGCTTCATGGACAGAGAATGGTCAAACTGTTTCCAACACATTCAACGTGACTGTGAACGATACTAAAATACGTCCAGTAAGTGCGGTTATTGTTGGTGCGTCTACGTTACTTGAAACTGCTGCCAATACTTCTTATGTGTTGAGTGTAACATTCGATAACGGTAGTACAACTAGTGTTCCTGTTACCAACTGGGCAAGCTCTAATGCCTCTGCTGGTAGTATTGTTGCTAATACAGGTGTATTTACTCCAGCTAACGTGTTGGCAGATCAACCTACCAATATTACAGCATCTTACACCGCGTACGGTATTACAGTTTCAGATACAAAAACACTGACAGTTACTTATGTACGTAAACCAGTAAGTGCAACAATCTCTGGTTTGTCTACAATGGGCGAAGGTTCTGCTGCGACTACTTACCAATTGAATGTGACATTCGATGATGGTAGCGTTGTGAACAACGTAGCTACAAATACGTGGACAAACTCGAATGCTTCTGCTGGTAGTATAGTTGCAGCATCTGGTTTGTTTACTCCTGCTGTAAACGTGACCTCTGCGCAAACAACTAACATCGGTGCCGCGTACACAGAAGCTGGCGCAACAGTTAATGGCATTAAAACTATTAACGTGACTAACACTGTGAACTTCTTGACTAGTGCGAGCGTTGTCGGTGTTTCTACATTAGCCGGCGGAAGTACAACTACGTTCCAATTCAGGGCTACTTATGAAGACGGAACAAATGCTATAGTGCCGATTACTAACTGGAGTAGTTCAATTGGTTCAGCGGGAAGTATTGTTGCAACTACTGGGGTGTTCACTGCAGCCACTGTAGCAAGTAACACTAACACAACCATTTCAGGTAGTTATACGGAGAATGGTGTGACTAAATCCGCATCCTTGATATTAAGTGTAACGGCTTCTGCACATGTTAATGTGGCTAAAGCGTACTACGGTCTTGGTCAGTTCTCTGATACAGACTTCACCGGCGGTAAGACAAATCTTGTCAACGGTGTACCAACTAACCAGGGTGGCACTCCATATCAACATTGGACAGGCCCTCAACAGTTTATAGATCAACAGTTAACTACGCACTTAACAGGTGCTGGCCCTTTCCCAACTGTTAATATGAACGTCACTTGGGGTACCAATGGTGATACGCCGCAATACGGTTACTTCGCACACCCTGCTTATATGGGCAGCGCAGTATTCACGGATAACAGTACAGGGTTCCCAGGCAGTTGGGATGGTATGCAGTGGGCAGATGGTGATGTAGGAACTACTACAGGTCCATTGACTGTTACTTACGATGATGGTACAGGTGCTTCTCTTTGGAAAGTATACCGTACTGACTTCTCAGGTATCGGTGTAATATCTTTCACTGTGACTATATCGTAACATCTTTGGGTCCGCTAGTATAGGGACCCATTATCTTTTCTCGGAGACATTTTATGTCTGTTAAGTTGACGAGTTATATTGAACCAACATCCACTGCCATTCCATTTATTTTGGAAGATAAGTATGTTAAGGGTGGACATAGAACAGTTGCAGATTATGCTTCGCGTGATGCTATCTCAACAGGTTCTCGTAAAGTTGGTATGATGGTGTATGTTTCTACTACTGACGAGTATTTTGCCTTACGTCCTACCATAACAACATGGGAACTTGTACCTAGAACGATTGTCCAGCAAACTGTTATAGACACGAATCAAAATGCTTCTATGGTTGTTGGTGCATTTGGCTTAGGTGCTACTGCTGTACCTATACAAGATGATCTGAATAACTATACACATTATACGGGTTTTCTACGAGGTTCTGGTCTACCTAATTCACCATTTCCAGGTTTAGTTTTAGTCCATGTCCTAGCCGGTGCCGAGCAAGTATATCAAACCGTGTATGATGCAACTACAGGTGTAGCGAAAGAACGATTCTACGCTAGTAATACTTGGTCATCTTGGTACACGAAATATAGTGAAGCCAATTTGCTAAACATAGGTGCTACTGCATCTACTGCAAAAACAGCATTACAGTTGACCTCAACTGATGTGGGTCTGGGTAATGTTAGTAATACTTCTGACGCTACTAAGCCTGTCAGTGTAGCCCAACAAACGGCATTGGATTTAAAAGCAGATAAGACCTACGTTGATACATCACTTACGGCAAAAGCAAACGTAAATGATATGAATACCGCCTTAGTGTTAAAGGCAGACAAGACTTATGTGGACACTAGTATAGCTGGTAAAGCAGATACTTCTACTGTGGCAGCTAAAGCTGATACCACTTATGTTGATTCTCAATTGGCTACAAAAGCCAGTACTGCATTTGTAACATCCAGTTTACTTTTAAAGGCTGACGTTACTTATGTAGATACACAATTAGGTAATAAAGTAGATTCGACTGCATATAACGCAGCATTAGCCACTAAATTGGATGCTTCAGTATATAACACTGGCATTGTACTAAAAGCAGATAAGACCTACGTTGATACAGCGCTCTCGAATAAAGTTGATACAACCACTTACACAACTGGACTTGCATTAAAAGCGGATGCCTCATCTTTGTCAACAAAACTAGACAAAAGTGGAGGTACACTTACAGGTAAAGTGAATTTATCCGCGTCTTCCACTTCAAGTGCTGGATTGAATCTAGGTGTAGGTACTGCACCAACAGCACCCTCTGATGGTGATATGTGGGCAACATCTAGCGCTGCGTATGTTCAAATAAATGGTTCTACAGTACAGCTTGGTGGTAGTGGTAATATCACACTATCAGGTGATGTATTAGGTAGTGGTAGTGGAGCATTCGCTACAGCATTATCTCCAACCGGTGTAACAGCGGGTACTTATAAATCGGTTACAGTTGATGTTAAAGGTCGTGTTACCTCAGGTACTAATCCAACTACGTTATCAGGCTACGGCATTACCGATGCTCAACCGTTATTATCTGGTACTGGTCTAGTTAAGAGCACTGCTGGTGCAATCACATACGACTCATCTAACTATCTTACTGCGAACCAATCTATCACAGTATCTGGTGATGCTACAGGCTCTGGTACCAACGCTATAGCACTTACTCTTGCGAATAGTGGAGTATCAGCTGGTACGTACACAAAAACAACAGTTGATGCTAAAGGTCGTGTTACCTCAGGTACAAATTTAGCGGCTACTGATATACCAAATTTAGATTGGTCTAAGATTACTACAGGTAAGCCTACAACATTATCCGGTTTCGGTATTGTGGATGCTCAATCACTTAATGCTAACTTAACTAGCGTATCTGGATTAAGTACAAGCACTACGGGTCTTGTGAAAATGACTAATGGTGTTGCTTCTATAGACACGTCAAGTTATTTAACTTCATTATCTAATAGTGCGGTTCTGACTGCAATAGGATTTACGCCAGTTAATAAAGCTGGTGATACTATGTCTGGCGCACTAACTATCAACTCTGGAGCGGCTGGAACACCCCTCACACTTAACACAACTAACGCTTCAGGTACAGTACAAGGTCTTACTAATGGTTCCAACTCAGGATTCATTAAGTGGGACGGCAGTTCTATGGGTCTAGTCTCTCCAGATGCAACTAAGTCATTGGCTGTAAGCAACACTGGTGTAACTGTTACAGGTAATATAAATGCTGGTGGTAATAACGTATCTGCTGCCAATTTATATGCAACTAATGCCGTATATTCAGGCATAGGTGGTACAACTTCATCAGTTGTGGATAACGGTGCAGTAGCTTATGATTTTCTTAGCACACCTTCATACACTGGAGCACTTGCTAGATTTTATGGAACAGCAGTAACTGGTAATTATTCTACTAATGTACCTAAAGCTGGACTTGGGCAATTTTTGTTTCAAAACGTAGTTAAAGGTAGTGTCAATAGTAATGGTGCACCTGTAATTATTGGTGCAAATAATTCAGAAAGTTTGAACATAGCTACTACAGGTAAAGTAACTGTAGCGGCTTCTACAGTAACTAATGCGTATTTAAACTTAGCTCCTGGTAGTGCGCCTACAACACCTGTAAATGGTGATATGTGGTCAACGTCTTCTGGTATATTCGCACAAGTAAATGGATCAACTGCACAGTTGAATGGTAGTGGATCAGTTACGCTAACAGGTGATGTTACCGGTAGTGGTAGTGGATCGTTCGCGACTACTCTTGCTAATTCTGGAGTTACGTCAGGCACGTATGGTAGTAACAACACCGTATTAACATTAGCTATTGACGCTAAAGGAAGAGTCACCTCTGTTGGTCAGAATGCAGTTGCACCTGTCTGGAGCAATATCACAAGTAAGCCAACATCAATTGCTGGTTATGGTATTGTAGATGCTCAAACTCTAAACTCTAACTTAACTAGTATGTCTGCATTATCTACAGCAGCCACTGGACTCGTTAAGATGACCAATGGTGTAGCGTCATTAGATGTGACTAGTTATTTGTCTTCTGTGTCCAGCAGTAACGTGACTACAGCATTGGGTTACACACCTGCAAATAGAGATGGTGATACGTTTACTGGGAAAGTTATCACACTTACACCTACAACGTCTGCAGCCAGTCTTAATTTGCCTCATGGTGTAGCCCCGACAACACCTGTGAATGGTGATGTATGGTCCACCACATCTGGTGTATTTGCTCAGATAAATGGAGCAACAACACAGTTGGCTGGATCTGGTGGTTCTTATTTACCACTATCAGGTGGTACGTTAACAGGTGCATTAACAGTACAAGGAAACGTAAATATAACAGCTACAGGTTTCTTAACAGCTACAGGTACATCAGTAAATCTTAAATCTGGTGCGACTGGTGCAGCTCGTATTGGAATGTATGATAGTTCCGGTGCGTTGCAAGGCGGTTTATACTCAGATAGTACATCTGTAGGCTTGTGGAACGCATCTAACCAAATACCTCTTCAGATAACTGGTATCAATACAGCGCTAACAGGCAACTTAACTGTAGCCGGCAATAGCCAATTTAATGCTGCAACTCGTGGTAATAAAACTACATTGACGTATGCTACTACTATTACTCCAGACTTTAGTGTAGCTAACCACTTTACTGTAACTCTAACAGGCAACGCCACTTTAGCTACACCTACAAATATTGTAGTAGGTCAAAGTGGATGTATTACTATAGCACAAGACAGTACAGGTAGCCGTACTTTAGCGTACTCTACTGCTTGGAGATTTGCTGGTGGTACTGCACCTGCTTTAACCACTACTGCGAGCGCTATTGATATGCTAGTGTATCAAGTTGATACTACTGGTCGTATTGTATGCAATTTGTTGAAAGGTACTTAATATGAATCCAGGTGGTGCAAACTCATTACTATTAGCCCCTCAACCTGTTGTAGCTAGTCTTGGTGCTTGGGATACAACATCGCAATTTGGAATGACTTACTCTAATGGGAATAGAACTATATCAGAAAACGCTACTGGTTCTTATGCCGGTGCATTTTCTGTAACAAAACATAGTACAGGTAAATGGTATTTCGAGATAACGATAAACTACTCTAATGGTAATGACATATTTTGGGGTGTAGCCATAACAACCTCTAATATGTCAACATCGTATTTGAATGTTGGGCAGTATCTAATGAGATCTGCTGGTGATTATTACGGAGATGGTAGCTCTACACATTTTTCAATAGCTCACGCCTCTAATACACGTTATGGTGTAGCCGTTGACTTAGATAATAAGAAAATTTGGTTCATGGATCCATTTAATGTGCCTAATTATATAAACAGCGGTAATCCTGCTACAGGTACCACACCTACCGGTGCAATGACCGCTGGTGGTTCTTACGGTATTTGCGCACGGTCTGATAGTGCAGTCCAATCTAACAATGTTTGGAATGCATTTTTCGATGTAAGTCAATTGTTATATACACCACCATCAGGTTTCTCTGCGTGGGGTTAAATATATCTTGCGATCCTATTTCTCATGGTGATTATATGTTTTTACGCAATGGTGAGTTGTTCGATATAAATGTTTCACATGTTTTCGATGATATTCAATTTCCAGCCAACTTCTTTTTAGATGCTGATTCTCGAACACAATACGGTATTACAGAAGTACCTGATCCTGTAATACCCGATCTAAACTTCTTTACATACACACAACGCATAGATGGTTCTCTCGAAATAACAAATAGAAGTGTACCTGATGTGCAAGCTATTTTAAAAAATACTGTAGCAAATCGCCGTTATGATATAGAAGTCGGTGGAGTTACTTTCAACAATACTGTATTACCCTCTGATCGCACTACACGTAAATCAATTGCGGCTGAATTGAATGGTATGCAATCTTCTGGAGCAGCTACTTTAAATTGGAAATTTAATTCAAATTTGTGGGTGACCTTCACATTGACTGAATTGACTGCATTAAACGTACTCTACTCTACACATGTTCAAAAATGTTTCGACATGGAGTTTAATGCAAAAACTATAATTGATAATACAACTACCTTCACAGCGTTACAGCAACTGGACTTAGATGTGCTTTGCCAAATAATTTAACATACATTCCTTCGGAGTCCTTAAAATGCCTCTCATCTTTACTTCGTTTGTTGTACCGTCATCCTCAGCTATTCCATTTCTAATGGAAGATATTTATTTACGTGGTGGTTATCGTTGTGTTGCTACAACCGCAGCGCGTGACGCTATTCCAGTATCTGCACGTAAAGCCGGCATGCTGGTGTATTGTCAAGATACAGGACTCACGTTCACTGTCAACGTAGGTGCTTTGACTACGTGGGTACCTGTTATAACAACTCCTGTGCGTAATAGCATTACATATACGGCTGCTTCTGCAATTGCAGCTAATGGTACGTTAGATTTCACTATAGATACTGGCTTAACTAGCATTATTCAAACTTTAACTGTTAGTGATCCTAGTTTGAAGATCGAAGCATTTAGTACAGTTGCACGTAACGATGCGAATCCATACACCTTTATTTCCTACACTGGTCATTTGACTGATGATGGTAGCAGTAAGTTACAAGATAACTCAATTAGTTTTGGTAGACGTTATGGTATTCTGTGTAATCTGGAAGCTACACCTATCGTTACCACATATTGGCGTATAACAAATACTGGTGCTAGTTCTGTAACACCTTCTGTTTCGGTATCGTGGTTACCATTAGAATAAGGGATAACGTATGAGCATTCCTCAAATACAGCCCAAATACAATGTGGCTAAAGGTACAGTAGTAACGTCTGACGCCATTACGTTATTAAGCATACCTCCTAACACCGCAGTATCGTTTACAGGTACAGTTACATTATCCGGTGCAACCTTTTTAAAGAATGGTTCTACAGTAGGTACAACTACCACAGTTAGTAGTGGTGATACATTAGCTGTTACTGGTACTATGCCGAACGCATACAGTACGCCTGTGTTCGCACCTGTTCTATTTGCAAATCTTGCGATGACTGTGTTTGGTGCTATAACTGTACAAGATCCTACACTAGCATTATACACAGCGGCAACTACAGATAATCCTTTTTCAAACTTTGCTGGGTATACAGAAGTGTCTCCCAACAATAGATTAAAAGCGACAACACTGTCTACCAATGGTACCGTGACTACAAATATTACACCAACTACAGGTGGACCTACTAATGATGGTTTACCTTACTTGTTTTTAGCTGACTATGTTGATAATAAAGTGCATCGTATCAGTCCAGCTACTGGACTAGCTGTTGATTACTGGACTATTAATCATCCATATTGCGTCAGCTATACACCAACAGCCTCTCCAGCAAACAATACATTTGCGAACACATTGGTATCATCACCTGTAGATAATGCTGTTTATGTTTATGATGGGGCTACTCACTCTTTACTAGCGACTGCACATACGGGTGCAGGTCCTTATGGTGTATGTGGTACTTCTACACCTACTGCTGGTGACTATGGTTTCTGGGTAGCATGTCACGATGCTGACAGAGTTGAATATTGGAAGTACGTTAACGGTACAACTCTATCAAGACTATTCTATTTCGATTTGCCTGCAGGCACTAAGCCACACCAAATAGCTGTAGACAGTGGCAACAATGCTTGGGTAACTTGTTTAGGAACTAATCAAGTAGCTAAAGTGTTTTACGATAGTGTGACAGCTCCTGTGTACATAACTGTCGGTACTGATCCTTGGGCTATCTGCATGTCTAACACCAATGTGTACGTTGCCAATGCAGGTTCAGATAACGTAAGCATAATTGATTTGATTACTAACGCTGTCGTAAATCAAACAGTATTACAAAACCCTACACATGTGGTAGTCACACCTAGTTATTTGTGTGTTGGTAGTATTAACAACGGTACATTCGGTAAGTATGCTTTGACAAGTCCTACAGTTCTTGGTGCATATACAGCAAGTGATACTGCTAGACTTCTTGTTGGTATGACAAAAGATAGTAGCAGTTCTATTGTATACACGAGCCGTTTTTATGAAGATGCTCCTAGTATGCTTAGCGTAAAAGATAATGCTCCAGATAACGTAACGTATAGTAGTTCTGTACCTGCAATAAACACGGTCACTACTACAACTTCTGTAACTGTTGCGGGTATTGCGGATGGTCCTGCTACTATCACAATACCAAATATATACAGTTCTACGTTGTTGAAAAATGGCAGTGTGTCTGCACAAACAGCATCATTAGTAAATGGTAATACACTAGCATTTAGATTTACTTCTCCGAGTACAAAATTGAATATTTCAATTCCTATTCTTTGGGAAGGTGGCGGCTTTGTATACACAGCTAACATGCTTGGCGGTGCTAATCCGATTGTTGCTGGTTATATAAAAGGTGGTTAATATGTTTTTAGCAGAAGCTGGACTGCTCGATCTTGATACGTCTTCATTTTCGTGGCTCGTTTTTACACGCCAAGTCCCATTTAAACCCAACAATATGTACAATGCTAAACACAAGCTGATTCTTAATAAGGGTGACTTGTTCGGCATTAAAGGTAATAGAAAAGGTTTTCAATTAATCAAAGCAGATGCACTTCATATCACGTTTCGATTTCCTGAAAAAGTACATAATGCTATCATGGAACACGCTAAACCCTATCGTGGTGCCATACCACAGGTGGAACTAGATGCTGGTTATGTTCGCGCGCGTAAAGTAGATACTGCTCCTAAACTAAAAGCCACAAGACTACGCACTGACGATTATTTTAAACCAGAACACAAAGTTATTGAAGCAAGTGAATTGGATTATGAGAATTATCAGTGGCGTAAAGTAAATAAACCTACTATACACGTTGAATCTAAACGTGCAGGTAAGACGAAAACTGTTTTACATACTGGTGATATTGTAGGTTTACGTTACGTGAATCCATCCATAGGTGGTTATGTCATTCACGATGACGATAAGCGTGTAATGATTTCGCATGAAATGTACGACCACATTAAAAATAATTCACGTTGCCTACCTCTAACCCAACAACGTAAAGGTATTGTAGATTTGCCTACAGGTAAAGTATTGAAAAAACAAGATCGTGCGAGTAAAAATAGTATCATTGTACGCAGACCTCGTGATACTAGTGCTACGCCTATAATACCACGAGCATTAGAAGATGTTATTGTACCTAAATACGACATTAAAGAGGTGTCCGATGTAGCTAAACTGCATGGAGATCGCCGACGTTTAAATACAGCGAACAGAATCAAAAATGTTGTAAATAACGTAATAACGAAGATTCCCGACTTGGAAGACTGGGATGAGAATATAGGCTATGATGATACAGAAAATCATAGTGACGGTAGACCCGCAGACATCCAAAAGGAAATGGATACACCTATTGACCTTGAACAAGATGCTAAGCAACATGAGAAACCTGTTAAGTTTAAACAGGACGATGACGAAGACGAAAATTTACCTAAACACGCTGTCGAAGATTTGGAGAACGAAGTTGCAGATCAATTGCAGCCCGGTACCATATTTAAAGCAGGTAAGCGTGAATTCGTTGTAGTCGATGCGCACGAGTTTGAACGCAATGATAATCTCATGGAGTATTTCTTATATGAAGTGGACTCAGAAGATGATGAGTTCTATCGTATACGTTTACCTGTTGCTTTCACTATGCGTGAGTTTGAAAAGGTTGCAGAAATAATGGATAAGACGTACCCTACCGATAAATTGGCGAAGCTGCAAACACAGGCAGAATTCGCTACATTCAAATCAATATCATTGGTGAAATAATGTTACAGTTTATGGCTACAGCAAGCGTGGAAGAAGATGTTAAGATCATTTCACGGTATATCAAGAAATATGGTTCAAAGTTTATTGAACATTTGCACATTACAAAGCGGGATGCTATTGCTGTAGCCAAGAAACTGGATATTCAGTACCACACTAAAAATAAGTCACCTGTTTCTAATGATGTGTACGATATTTTCAAAGATTGGATTCTTGAAACATTTCCTGATAGTGTTTATGCGAGTAAAATAGGTGCACCTGCTAGCAAGAAGCCTAGAAATGGTGTAGTAGAAGTTAAGTTACCTATTCCAATGGCAAGTCAAGATAAAATAAAGCCAGGTCAAGATATGTCAAAATTCTTGACAGCCGGTTCTTATGTAATCAGTGATAAGCTAGATGGTATATCCCTAGAAGTGGTGTATCAAAACGGTGTACCTAGTAAGTGCTATACTCGTGGTGATGGTACTAAAGGCAATGATGTGAGTGGTGTAATTCCAGCTTTAAACATTCCTAAAAACATACCTATAAATAATGAATTTATCTTACGCGCAGAATTTCTAATTAAAAAGAAATCGTTTCATGCAAAACACTCGAAGGCAAATGGAACTGGTAAGTACAAGACTGCTCGCAACATGGGTGGTGGATTGCTTACACGTAATGCTCCAAGTAAAGCTGTAGCAGACTTCGATGTTACCTGTTATGAGATTCTTCGGGGTAAGGGTGCTGGACAGAGTAAATCAAAACAACTGTCTATTCTAAAGCGATTGGGATTTACTGTTGTTCGTCACTCTATTGTGTCGAAAGTTAATGAAGCCTCATTGCTTCAGTTGTTGGATAAGTACAAAGCCACTTCTTATTATGAGATTGATGGTATTATCGTAGAACATGACACCCCATATAAAGCAGCAGCATCTAATCCTAAACACTCCAGAGCATTCAAAGTCAATTCATTGGATGCTGCAAAAGATGTAGTTGTTAAAGCAATTGAGTGGAACGAATCTCGACACAATCGTTTAATTCCACGTATCATAGTAGATCCAGTTGACTTAGGTGGTGTTGAAGTTAAACACTTTGCAGGTCACAATTATTTTTATATGCAACACGGATACACCACTAAAGATGAAGCAGCAGCCGCTAAAAGGAAAATCAAGTTGCCTGTACTACCTATTAATGTGGGTAGTGTTATACGTGTTGTTCGTAGCGGTGATGTAATACCATATATTCTGCAAGTAATTAAGCCTGCTAGAAAAGCATCTACACCTAGTGTTCCATTCGTAATAGGTGAAGGTGGTGTACATGCCATGGTATCTAAGGATTCAAAAGATATTAAAAAGAAACGTATTGTGCATTTCTTCAACGTATTAGACGTGGATGGTCTGCGTGAAGGTACTGTAGCTAAGTTATACGATAATGGCTTCAATACTATCCGTAAAATACTGCGTGTAACAATGTCCGATCTTATAGCGTTAGATGGCTTTCAACAAACTAGTGCCAAGAACGTAGTCGATAATCTTAAAGTAGTTAAGACCAATGCTAGGTTCGCTACGCTAGGCTATGCTAGTAATATATTTGGCGATAAAGTTGGCAGCAGTAAACTACAAGATGTTATCACAGCAATACCCAACATTATGACTTTGGCTACAATTGAAGATGCACACTCATTGGAAGATCGTATTCGCAAAGTACACGGCATTGCAGATACAGCTAAAACAATTGCAGAGCGTTTGCCTAAGTTTGTCGAGTTCGTTGCGCATTTAGGGATTGTTATAGTACCTGAACCTAAGAAAGAGAAACCCATCAGTACAAAACTCAGCGGAGTTAAAATATTACTGACTGGGGTTCGTGACGCGCAGTTAGTAGAGGACGTTAAGAAAAATGGCGGTGCAGAAGCTAGTAGTGTTAAAACAGCTACGCACGTAATCACAAAACTTGGCAATAGTAACAACAAAACAGAAGCAGCTGAGGCTGCAAATATCCCTGTAATGACTATTGAGAGTTTCCGTAAGAAATTCAAGATATAAAACTTTTCGGAGTATAGCGAATGTTGTTATTTAAAACTGGATATTCTGGATTTATCCCACAGGGTGTCACATACGGTGTAGAATTTGCCTTACCTACTGATCCAACTCTATCTTCGTACGGGTTAAGTTCTCCAGGATCATTCGGTAGTGCGTATGCGATTTCAGAGCAACGTAACACCCTTGCAATACAATCATATACTACAAATGGTAATGGTGCTATAGTTGTATACACCAATACAGATATGAATCCAGTGGGATTCACTACATTAAATGACAATAACGGTGTGCATCATGTTATCAATGGTAATAACACGTGGACAGTTAGTCAAGTTATTTTACCTCCTGTAGAAGCAACACCGTACAGATTTATAAACTCTGCGGACGCTTCTGGATTTAATATGAATCCACTGTCTCTGTCTAGTGATGGTAACACTCTTACTATCTTAGCAGCAAGAACGGGTTCTAATAAATCTTATGTTCTTGTGTATTTACGGGTAAATAACGTATTCACATTCAGTGTAGCTATAACCACATCTGCGGGCACTAGAAACAGTATTAATTTTTGCCGTCTAAACACTTATGGTAATATAATTGTTTTCAACAATGCTTTCGATGAGAGTACAGGCACAGCATCAAACACCACATCTACTACAATGGGTGCCGTATATGTTTACATGCGAGGTGCTGGTGATGTTTGGAACTTAGCGCAAAAGATAGTACCTGTAGCAAATGGGGAATCTCCAGCTATTAATGGAGGTCGTGCAATATTTAACGTAGCAACTACTCCAGACTGTTACACGATTGCTATAACACTGCAATGGCAACAGGTACTACAATCCACTAACTGGAAATCACAGGTATCTATTTGGAAGTACAACGGTCTAGTTAACTGGACGCAACAAACCTATTCAACCACATCTGGCAGTTTTACTGTTTCGGGCTCGTATGCGAACCCCACTAGAGTACATTCATTATCAGAAAATGGATTACGTGTAGCAGCTACTATAGGCCAACCAGGTACCGGGTTGTATACGAAAATAAACTGGGATAGAACATCAAATGGAAGTTTAAACTTCCCATCGTTTCCATCGTATGACGGTAGTCCTTATTTAGCATACATTGAAGCTGTTGGTTTAAACAAAGATGGTTCAAAAAGTTATAGAACATTATCTACTACAACATACACGGATACTGGCGGTTATGCTTGGCCAGCAGCTTATTATTCTGGTGTGATTAAAGAATACGTGTGGGATACAACTGCGTCTCCTCCTAATTTCCCAATTACTGTAAATAAGATAATAGCGGCACCTACAATATTATCAGCAACGCACGGTACTTTCTATGCTAAATACTTTGGCTCTACTAACAGTATTTCGGCATCTGGTAAGACCTTAATATCAGGTACTTCACAAGGTTCTGCAAACAAGGTGTTTTTAACCGCTTTATAATTATTCTATGCGCAGGTAGCCTGACCGGCCTCTAAAACCGACTCAGCAGGGTTCGATTCCCTGGCGTAGAGCCAAACTTATTAAAACAATTCGGTGAATAGTAATGAGTGCAATTGTAGAACACAACCTAGACTTCGCGCTAGGTATTTTGTTGAAAGCTAAGAATATTAGATTCTGTCTTATGGAAGAAGGTGAAGAATTAGCAGAGCCTATCGAATATATTCCGTACATTCGCACTTGTAAAGATTTGGATAGTGCTGATCGTGTTCTATCCGCGATTGTTGATGACCTTGTACAGAAAGAAGTGCGCACCATAGCTGCTAAGAGCATTCAATTAGTTAAACGTGACGATGGTATGCTTGAGATTTCTTTTAATCCAGCTGTACTTAAAAAAGGTTATGCTGGTAATGGTACTTGGGATATTAGACATACTATAGAACCTACTGTATCTGTTACTATGGAAGACAACGGTCCATCGTTGTCTGGCGATGTTGCTGATAAGCTAAAGTTTGCAAAACGTACCATATTGCATGTTATCGTAGGTGATGATACATATTTACCCACTAAAGCAGATATTGAACACTTACAAGAAGCCTTCTCCAACGTACACATTACGGGTGGTGTAGTTGTCACACAAACTGGTGTTACGTGCAAGTTAGTTGATTTACAAGAATCAGAGGGCGTAAAAGTCTTATCTGTTAAAACACACCAAGATGACGAGAACTGCCATGACATAGATTAATAAACGCCGATTGATTAAACCTACCCTAAAACTATTTAGATGGGGTAATGATGTTCACGATACTGGTTATCGTATATTCACACTAGCCTTTTCTAAACGATTTGGATTCGACTGCTATTTGTTTTACTACAAAGAAGGTAGTTATATACCAAAGCATAAAGACCCTTCAAATGGTCAGGCTATGTATAGATTCAATATCGAATTGTGGAAAGCCTATGTTGGCGGTAAGTTTGTGTGTCCTAAGATGCTTTGGCAATGGCGAGAGCGATTCTATTTCTTTCGCGCAGACACTAGTTATCACCATGTTACACCTATCGAAAAAGGTTGTAGGATAGTATTAAGTTTCGGCAAATTAATTTGAGGTTATTATGTTTTGGAAGCAATTTGATTTACAAGCAGAAACTGCCGTGGAATTGCTCCCAATCATTTCTGCATTGCGTAAGTTACACCGCACACAACAATTTGATGAATTACAACAGGCGTTGGTTGATATGCCCATGTCAGAGTGTTCGATAACAGCTATAGCGTCTGTGTTGCGTACAACGTATCAAAGTTCTATGCACATGCCGCGCTATTTAGAATTAGTTGAGTTAGGTAAGACAGAAATATATTCTCGTGGTGAGGACGGCAGTCAAATATTACGTGGATTGTTTGTACCTTACCATAATCCATTCGCACATTTATTCCCACAAATCTTCAATTAGTAGATTATTATGGAAATACAAATTGATCTTTCATCTTCCAGTGTTGCTAGAGCACTAAGGGACATTTATATGTTGGTTGCAGTTGATTTCGATGGTACTATTGTCACTCACCGTTATCCGAATCTCGGTGAACCTGTACCCGGCGCTTTAGATAAACTTCGTAGTTTCATGTCAAAAGGCTACAAGATTATTCTTTGGACTATGCGCAGTGATGGTGGGCCAGATGGTGATATGCTTTCACAAGCTGTCAACTATTTACGAGATAATGGTATCGAGTTATATGGTATCAATCAGAACCCCACACAAGCTGGATGGACAGAATCACCTAAAGCGTATGCTCAAGTGTATATTGATGATGCCGCTTATGGTTGCCCTCTAATATACCCTGCAGGTACTGCGTTAGAGCCTAAACCAAGACCGTATGTTGATTGGGATAAAGTGGTGCTATAATGGACAAACACTATAACCGTAATTCTTTTGAGATACTACGGCAGTCATTACAAATCAACGAAGACTTTGCCTATGATTGGTATATTGCACATGCGCGATCTTGTTATGATGCAATGACTGTTAGCGGTTATATTGATTCTAATGGTAAACAAGTTGCTTCGGAGCGATCTGCGGCTACCTTTATGCTACAACACTTCAAAATAGATATAACTACTAATAAACATTTCGAACGGTGATAAAATGTGGTTTCACATATTCAGCTTCGCATTTCTAATATTCTTTTTCTTAAAAGTCTTATACACTGTGTTATGTTTATTGGCAGACTTGTTTCCTGTTAGTACAAGTTTAGATCAAGGTGTTAGGTACGTCAGTTACAAAAATGGTAAAATACGTGTAAGTAATCGTCCAAATTAAATATTAGGAGAAAATCATGCTATACAAACGTCTTAGAGAATTAAACCTTACAGAAGATCAAATTTCTGGTGTTATATCTGTATTGCTCGAAGGTACACCTATACAGGTAACGGCTACTGCATTTACGTTAGATTCTGAGGCAGTTAAGATCACACAAGTGCCTAATAGTCCAAGTGCATTATGTAACTTTGAAATAGATGTTGCTGGTTTGAATGCTATGCAGATAAAGTCAATTCAACTGCCAGCATTTGATTACAGTTCTACCGCAGTTCTTACAATGAAAGTAGAAATACTGCCATTGGCTGTAGCTCAAGATATGGTGGTGTCACACAAACTAAGTTCTACGGAAGAACCGTGTGATAGTACTATTGATTTTAATTCATCATCTGAAACTGGTGAATCGTAATGCCTAAGATAGTTGTTTATGCAATTGCCAAGAATGAAGCCAAGCATGTATACCGTTGGTACAATTCTATTAAAGAGGCAGATGCAGTGTATGTTCTCGATACAGGTTCCGATGATAGTACGATAGATAAATTGCTTTCATGTGAGCGTACATTAGTAGGTGAGGCATCCATTCAACCATTCAGATTCGATGTTGCTAGAAACATTGCATTCAAAAACGCTATGCAAGAAACCGCATGCGATTATGCCTTGTTTTTAGATTTAGATGAAGTAATGGAAGAAGGTTGGTACGATAAACTGCAAGCTGCTTTGCTGCGCAGACCAGACGGTGTCAACATACGTATGATATTTGATACTGTTAACGGTGAGCCTAATATTACTTACGATAGACTTGCAGTACATAATCGTGTGTTTTCGTGGAAATATCCTATACATGAAATATTAACTTCTGATGTGACTAATCCTTACATCATTAGCACAGATATTAAAGTGTACCACTTGCCAGATTTGGAGAAAGAACGCGATTATCTGCCTATGCTGTATGCTGCTGTGTCTAACGAAGCTGATGGTAGAGCGCACCGCTATTTGGGTCGTGAACTATTGATAGTTGGTCGCCACTCCGAAGCTATTACCTACCTTACAAAGGCCACGGAACTGGAAGAGAGTAACTACCATGTGTCAGAAGCTTATCAGTTCATTGCACAGTGTTATGAGGCGTTAAACAATTATCAAGATGCCTACATAGCTTATAAGTATGGTGCATGGTCTGCTCCAGATGTTCGTGAGAGTTGGGCACCATTTGCATCGTTCTTGTTTAGAAATCAACAATACCATGATTGTATATCCTGTGTACGTCAAATGTTGATGATTACTACAAAGCCTACACACTCTGTTATTTGTAATGAAATGTACTACCGTGGTTGGTGCCAACACATGCTCGCAGTTTGTTATCAAGCTACTGGTCAGTATGATTTAGCAGTATTTTTTATTGATTCTGCGTTTCAAATAGAGCCCAGTAACCCTGCAATTGTTAATGATATGTTGATTATCCGCAAAATTCCTATCACCACAACTGCTTAGAAACAATAATTTATGCCAATATCATTATACGGTGATTGGCATGCTTATTTCATTGAGTCTTAGCAAACCCTCTAATAAACGTCATGCAGAACCCATTCAAAAGAAGAAGTTACCTAGAATGGGTTCTGAGCGTTTTCTACAGCTCAGTCGAGCAAAACAAAAACTTTATATACAACAATACCCTAATTCCAGAAACCGCTTTCTTTTAAAACACAAGCGTCCAGTTTCTAAGGATTCGCACGTTCAAACTAAAGGACCTGTAAAGGTTAAACAGTCTGGACAGGCTAAAGCTCCTTCTGTTTTTACTCGCAAGATAAGTCGTCAGAGTTACGATAAGCTAGGTAAGCGTGACCAGAAGGTATACGATAAGCGTTATCCTGATGTGGATAGAAAATTTGTTGGCAAGAAGCATATTCTTGTTAAAAAGATAAACCCTATATTAGCTGCAAAGCGTGAAGCGTCTATCAATAGAGTTCCAACATCACCAAAGTTGGAGAAATTGAAAGCCGCAGAACTAGCAATTGTTAATAAAACTCGGGATGAAGCTCACCAAGATTTTAAACATGCCATTAATCCAGAATCTGTTAAAGCTTGCAAAGAGCTTACTACTAAAGACGTACAAGCCGCTTCTACAAATATGCAGAAGGAGAAAGCTGCTGTTCTTGCCTCATTTGAAGACAAGTTGGAGAATGATCGCCTAGATGCTAAAGATATTACTCCTGATGAGAAGCGTGAAGCTGTCAACAAGAATGCTAAAAATGAAGACCCTGAAATAGAAGACATTGCTAAGAAATCCAAGCATACTCGGGCTGAAAAGAAGAAGGTTGAAGACCTTTTAGACGAAGATGAAGAGGATGATACCGCGGCAGCAAAAGAAGATAAGAAGAAACCGAAGAACGGTAAAAAGAAAGACAAAAAGTCTAAGAAGCGTCCTAATTTCTTTGTTCGTGATATGGAAGCAGTTGGTAAGATATTCAACGGAGAGAAAGTAGAAAAAGGTGGTCGCAGTAATCTTATCGTTGCAATGAGTATTCTTGGAAGATACGCCATGATTGCAGGTGGTGTTGCACTAGTGTCTATGGGTGCCGCACCACTAGCATTGCATATAGCTAAAGAAATTTACGACAATTGGGATACCTTCCAAGGTGCAGCTTCTAATGATGACGATGAAGATTTACATCCAGATGAAGCGTATCGTAAAAATGTGGATAGAGTATATGACGCTTACACAGACTACTTATTTCACTTAGATGTTGATGAATTACATAACACTGTAGGTAAGACTAAGTTTGTATCTACAAGTAGTGAAACAAGGTCAAAGATTTCGTATCGTAGTGTTCCAGAAGAACGCGATGTTCCAATAGCTGCACGTACACGTTGGAATGTATTTTTAGGTAAGCAGCATGTTGGTGAGATATACGCAGATGAGGATGATTCTGATGCGAGACAAAGTGTCCGGATTTGGAGAGCCTACGTAATTACAGGCTTTAATCCAATGGAATTTCCACATGCAGATTCTATTGATCCTAAAATCAAAGAACCGTTTGTCTTAACTAACGATAAACCTGAGGTAGAACATAATCTTGAACTACACTCGCCAACATTAATGACTTTGCCTGAAGCGCGTTCTTGGGTATGCTCTATAATTGAGAGGAATTAACTATGATGTTATCAATGAGTTTCAGTATAGGTAGCACCCCAACTGAATTGAACGGTGTAGGTAAAGGTAAAGATATTGCGTTATCAAATAAAGTTACGGGAAGTGGTTCGCACACTCTAAACGTAGCAGATTGGTTACCACATGCTGCTGAAGTGTACAAAATCAGCCCTAAATTGTCTGATTACATTCTCGTACCTGTACCTAGTATTATTTCAGATTTACCTAACACTAATGGTGATTCTGCGAGTGCTGCGGAATTGTTACGCTTTAATCCAGATGCTGGTGTTCAGGCATATCGCACTTGGGTAGGAAAACCTACGCATGTTGAACACGACAATAAAATTCTTGACCGTGCTAAAGGTGTTATCTTTGACGTTATGTTGAAACCAATGCCTGGATTTGTAGGTAATCATTTTAAATGTGTCAAACTATTAGGTTTTGACCGCACTAAAGATCCTATTTTAGTATCAGGTATTTTGAATGGTTCTATCAATACATATTCTATGGGTATGTGGTTTAAAACATATACTTGTAGCGTATGCGGAAACAGAGTAGGTCCAGGTGGTGGTCGACAGTGTGACCATACGCAGGTTCGCAGAAAGACTTACATGCGTCCAGATGGTCAGTTAGTTTTCCGTCGTTGTGAAGGCATTCTAGGCTTTGAGACAAGCGCTGTAGTCGATCCAGCCTATGTTGTTGCAAACAGCGATATTATTATGGATATCAATCAGTTTTCAAGAACAGGTCAACAATTCATTTCAAACAAAAACAATGTGAGGAGAAGATAATGGAAATTGAACTAACTTCTGATGGTGGTTATGCTCGTATTGATGCAATTGCACCTACTATATATCGTGATGAAAATGGTATTTGCGCTATCATGCAAGACGGACCCAAAACGTATGCTATATACGATGAAAAGAACCCTGGAGGCGTTAATACAATTTTAGCTTTCCAGAATGGTCCTGCACATGAAAGTGTTAACGGTATTTCTAATGAAGCCGTAATTGCAGTACTAAGACATCGTATTGGTATGTTGAATACTATAGTCCCTAGCGAGTTCAACATAACTGCGATTACTCATTTAGGCCTTGCTTTGGAAGCATTAGAGCAACGTACTGCACAACGTAAACTTATAGGTATTGAGGGTACCATGCTATGATGATTACAATACCTATTAATGCGGATGTACGTGCTCCAGTATCTTACATAGTTAAGACAACGGTTACACCTATGTACACTGGGTCTAATGGTTTGTATGTTAAAGCTGATCTCGACATTATATCTCCAAACACGTTAGAATATGTTACTGATATACTTGGAGTTGAACTTGATCGAGAAGATTTACACGTTACTGTTATGTACAGTGAAGTACCTATAGATAAATCTGCCACGTACTATGGTAATAAGGTACTAAGTGCTACATGTATTGAAGTAACGCACTGGGTTGGACATAATGATAAAACGTATGTTGTAGCTAAACTTCAATCCGAAGACCTAATCGCTGCGCACTCTTATTATCGTGGTTTAGGTGCAGTTCCTACTTTCGTACCCTATCAACCACATATTACTTTGTTTAAAATCGAAGAATTACCTGAAGATTTCGAGGATAAGATTAAAGCTGCCAATAACTGGTTAGCTGACAATCCTATACACTTTGATTTATCTTTGCAGTGGCCTGAGGATTTACGTGATGGAGATTAGTGTATCCGCCAACGTAGTTACATTGTTACCCAATGTTATGCGAAAGTTGATATACACTATTAAAGGTGATATAAAGAGTGGATATTTCGGTAATCTTTCGCATTGTCATACAGCATCTGCCACTTATATTAGACAGCACCCCGATAGTTCAGCCTCTTTAGTTGTATGTGGTACTCCAAATACAGATGTTAATTATATAAATGTTTCACATTCATTTATAGCGGAAGGAAACTCTATAATTAATGATACATTCTCCAATAGCTTTATAGATAATTCAAATATTTATCATTACACGGAACATGGGCAGCAATACTCGTATCCTGTTGTAGCTAGATTTTCGATTAAAAAGCTAATAGAGGCGGCAAATGACAGATAATGTGATACCAATGTTTCACTACAGAAATAAAAACATTACACCTACTTTCACTTGTTTAGAGTGTTTGCATGAGTTTGAACTGGAAATCGAAGAAGGTAAGATACAGGATATACCATGTCCTACATGCAATACTATGCGAACCGTACCTTTTAAGATAGTACCTCCGCCAGATTCTGCTGATTTTGAAGTTTATGCGTGTGCGTGTGGATGTGAGTTTTTTCGTGCTTTAGACGAAGACTATACACAATGTATAAAATGCGGTGAAATAACTCAATCTTCTGATGAAGACGATTATTGATTATTTTTGAATATTATTCTTGTTTTCTGTAATTTATTGTATACGCGATTTTGTTACATTATTGCGTTAGTCACGTGGCATGCCACATAATTAACCAACATAGGAAACGCTATGAAACACGTTACTCTCCGGGGTATCGTAGTGACTGGTGATACTCGCGCAGAAGCCGAGCGTCGTTACCAATCAGTTGCTACTGGCGTATCTGTATCTGCTATGCAAGACGAGGATGCTAGTTTTATGATCCTAAGCAGTTCAGATTCCGAGATTATTCCAATGAACCCTTTATCGGGTGTGAATAATCTTAAACCAGCAGCAAAAGATGTGGTTGAAAAGCTGGAGTTTGTTTCTACAGCATCTGGTGAAGTTAAAGTTAACGCTTTCTACACTGTATGTACCAGCTGCGACTCTCACGTAATTGCGGATGATGCGGATTTAATGAAGCATTGTACTGCTTGCGCTTCTGAACTTACAAATATGAGCGAAGAACAAATCAACGCACATGTTGCAAGTAAAGCTGTTGCTCACCAAGATACTGCGAAAACCACAGAAATTGTTGCTGTTGCTGCCACTGCTGCTGATGCCGTAGCAGAGTATCGCAAACTACTAGAACAACAAACCGTTACAGCCGCATACGATTGCGGTGACCACGTAGTTGTTGCTAATACTGGTAGTACCTTCAAATTTTCTCCATATACCAGCGAATCTGCCACTGCTGTTGAAGTAGCGCCAGAATTCAAGGTAGAAGCAAGTGCTGAAGGCAAGTTTAAAGCTCACATGTATGTGTGTGCATCTAATGCTTGTGGTCACCATGTTGTTTCTAGTTCAGATCGTCCAGTGTTCTGTCCTTCATGTTCTAGTGGTTTAATGGATCCTGAAGATGATGACGTTGAATACGACGAAGTTGATCTGAATGATGACGATTTAAGCGAAGACGATTTAAACGGTGATGAGAATGATACCGATATAAATGCGTCGGCTAAAGTTACAGCCTCTGATGATGACGATGAAGAATCCGAAGAAGACGAGGATGAAGATTCAGAAGACGATGAAGTAGATGACGAAGAATCGGATGACGAAGACGAGGATGAAGAATCTGAGGAAGATGAAGAATCCGAAGATGATGACGCCGAAGAAGAGTCGGAAGATGATGCAGAATTGGACGATGATAACTCATTATCAGTTTCAAGTGGAGCAGTTAAATTGAAAGCAGATAAGAAAGTTAAGAAGGCCAAAAAAGCAGTAGCGTCTTCAGTAGCAACTCCTGATGCCACTGCCGTTGACCCACTTACTGCGCCTGCTGCTGTTGCCTCTACCGAAGTTGCACCTGTCGTAGTAGAAAAAGTTGTTGAAGTCATTAAAGAAGTTGCCGCACCTCAAACTGCCGTAGCTACTGACCTATTAGCTTTTGCTGCCACTGCTGGTGAATTGAAACACACTGACCTATTTATGACATACGCAAGTAATGTTAATGGTCACGCTAAGTGGATTGCATTCCATGGTGATTTGCCAGTTGCAATTGCTAGTAGTGTTGATACTGCACACAAAGATATTTTCACTACACCAGCTTTTGGTAATGTAGTGTTAGCATCTGCGCAAACTGATGGTGTTTTAACTGCATTGTCACAGTTTGGCTTTAAAGGTATAGCCACATCTATTGATGTTGATACTTACGTTCAAACAAATATTGCAGACCAAGTGGAAGCACAAGTTGCCACAGCATCTGCTGATTTGAATAAACACCGTGAAGATTTGTCTGCGCGCTTTGAAGCTGCCTTAGCTACTGCTGCTCGCGGTATTAACAACGCATTCTTCGCAGATGTTACAAACCCAGTTAAAGCTACATTGGTTACTACCATGGAGCAAATGGGTGTTAAAAATTCTGACAAGCTGGTTCTATCTGCATTTGCATCTGGTAATGATGATTACATCCGTAACATGATTGCCAAAGCAAAAGACATTATGAGTTATGATGTTTCTGTGCAGAATCAATTGACAGAAGCCGTATCGAGCGCTTCAGGGCAATCAAGCGGTATTATGCCAATCGGCAAGGCAGTACAAACGGAACAAGCTAAACCTGCAATGCAGGCTGTTGCCAGTTCTACATTTGAACCCGTTCCAGTTGCAAAGACCGTCGATCTGACGGCCGTTCTGTCAACACTCGGAAAAAGAAATCGCTAACCTTTATTGGAGCTAAGCTATGATTGACCAAAAATATTCCCGCGTGTTCCGTACAGAACACCGTCCAGTTGAAACCGGTGCTATCTTCGTTGATGAAGGTATCTCTGCTGTATTTGTTAAAGAGGGTGACACTACTGTTGTTGTTCCTTCTACAGGTGCAGATGGTGAAATCTTCGCCGGTTTGAGTTTGTCTCGTAATACTCCTCCACAGTTTGCAAATCTTGTGGTAGAAGATGTTGTACCAGTAACTGGTCCTTACGTTACTGTATTACCGCGTATTCCAGAAACAGGTCAAATCCTCGTTAAGGTTAACGGTGTTAAACTGAATGTTGTTGCGACTCCACCTAACGCGGGTGAAGTTCAACTTTCTGGATTTAACTTGACGTACCATTCTGACGTTGCTGGTGGTGCAGTTGTTGTTCAATTCCAATACGCGCTGACAGTTGCTGAAGCAACTATGTTCCGTGGTAATGCTCCTGTAGGTGGTTTGTCTTCATCTGCTGAAGGTGTTATCGGTTTGGTAGTTGAAGGCGATGTTGCTACTTCTTACTATGATGCTTCTGCTGATTGGTCTGGTGTATTCAACCCAGTTCTTGGTCCAAATGGTGTTTTGACCACTTCAGGTCCAGGTACTGTTTTGAAGAACGTAATCGTAGAGTCTGCACCTTCTGCGGCTAACCCATCATTAGTAGTTACGTTGCGCTAATACTATTTGACTAATAATCTTGAAGGAGATTACCTTTTATGAACAATCAATATGCTAACGCACAGCTTGTATTAGCGTCCGGTGCACCGCTTGAAGATTTGCGTTTTGGTAAGGGTATGGCTCGTGCTCTTGACGGTCGTACCGGAGAGTTTAACGCGTCGGATAAAAACGATTTGATTAAACAAATCGGTAACTTGATGCAAGCCTATGCATCTGGTTCAATCGTTGAAGCATCCGCTCAACAACAACCAGCTGATATACAAACTGCACGCCGTGAAGTATTGGCAGCAGCTTTGAACGACCCAATGCAATGGGAAGCTCTTGGTAGTGGCTTAGCTCGTCAAATCAACGAACAAGCAGACCGTGAAGGTTTCTTGCGTCGTATTTGTCAAGGTCAAACATTGAAGACTGGTGAGATGCCTCGTGTTCCGATGCCATCTTATGACACACAAGCAGTTGTTGCCACTTCTGCATCTAACGTGGGTTACCAAACTATTCGTCAGAAAGTATTTACTCCTGACGAGTTTGAATTGGTTGCTAACGTGCGTGTTGAGAACCTTGACCTGCAACAAGTTAACGGTGATTTGCTTGAAAATGCTTACAACCAAGGTTTGGAAAGCATCATGGTTGCAGAAGACCGTTTGTGGAAGAAAGCCGCTGACCGTACTGTTGGTGTAGTAAACAACCTTGAATATATTTCTGGTGAATTGACTACTAAAAACTTGGGTAACTTGCGTCAAGCTGTTGCTCGTTGGAACATCCCAGTTACTACTGCGATTATCTCTAACGATTACTGGGCTGATATTATCGGCTCAAACGACTTCGCAACTTTCCTTGATCCAATTACCAAGTATGATTTGGTGTTGAGTGGTCAATTGGGTACTCTTGTTGGTATGAGCATTATCACTGATGCTTTCCGTCAAGCTAACCAGAAAGTTCTGAACGCTGGTGAGATTTATGTTGTTGCTTCTCCTGAGAACCATGCAGCATACTCAACTCGTGGTGGTATTAGTTCTACTCCTACCACTGGTGCAAACCAAGGCAACAGCACTAAGGGCTGGTATATGACTTCACCGTTTTCGTTCGTCCTCGCAAACGCACGCTCAGTTGCGAAGGGAAAACGCCTATAACATCAGGCGAAGTAAAGTTCCATTGAAAAATTTAGAAACTCTGTGTGACAAGGCTGGCCCGCCGTGTTACCCTAGACACTAGCACAGAGTTTCTATCTAATTGTTGTAGGGACAATTAGTATGCGAAACGATTTCTATGTTTATGTTTTATTAGATACAAGAAAACCAGGTAAGTTTGTTTACGGTAAAAGCGGTAAGCTTAATTTTGACTATGAACCATTTTATGTTGGCAAAGGTCGTGGCAGTAGATGCTTCAATCATGATGCAACTAACACCTCCGCACGATACAATAAATGGAAGTCTAACAAAATAAAGCGAATCTTAAAAGAGACAGGCGAAAGACATTTAATTGTTAAAGTAGCTGAAAATCTAACAGAAGATCGTGCATTCAAGTTAGAGTCTCAAGCTGTTCGTATCATAGGTAGAAAAGGTGAAGGTCCTCTTACTAATCTAACAGATGGTGGTGAAGGTACAGTAGGTAGAAAGGATTCAAAAGCAGTGGTCGATAAACGTGCTAAGGCTATTCGTAAAGCTATAGCAGAAATGCCAGAAGAAATAAAATCTGTATGGTATAAACGAATCTCTCAAGCTGCTGCCGCTAGAACCGACGAAGAACGTGAAGCCTTGCGTATAAAGTTTAGTGCTGCCCAAAAGAATGCTACTAAAGCTGAATTGCGTAGACGTTCCAAAAGATTGTCGAAAGCTAAACTCAACCACCTCGCTACAATGACCGACAGTGACCGTAAACGAATTAGTAAGAAGTTATCCAAATCGAGTAAGGCTTATTGGGACTCCGCAAGTACAGAAGATCGTGCTGTTCGTGGAGAACTAATATCTAAAGCAATATGTTCTAATCCTAAAGCATTGAAAGCGCGTAATAGTAAGATATCGGACAGTATTAAGAAACAACATGAGGCTTTATCGTTATATGATAAGCGCATTCGTAGTTTCATGGTAATGTGTGGTGTTATTATTCGTAACTATGTGGATAATGGTGACCTCGATACTTATAATGTACCTAGTTTAAAAAGTAGACTTAGACAAAAGGCAGAGAGATTCTACGGTAAAGATAAAAACTTAATTGTAGAAGCTCGACAGTTACAGCCTAATGTTAAAAGTTTATTAGCTGCGTAAACATAGAAATCGTTTCGTGTGTTAATTGTCTTAAAAGATCAACGGTACGGTTAAGCCCGGTAACTGTATTGCATGATTATAAAAATGGGGCTTCGGCCCCATTTTTCATTTAAGGTACATTTTATGAATGCTAAAGATTTAATACTCCTGTCTATCATGGCATATAAAGAAAAACAATTTGATGGTGCTGCTAAGTTGTTTACTACTGCTATGGAAACTGAAGGTCTGGATAGTCTAGTCGATTACGTTAATCGCATGCCTATTAAGAATGCTGCACATAAAAATGCAGGTGAAAGTGATAACACGTTAGCCCCATCTTTAGCCTCAGCCGATTACATTGAGAGTCTTTGCAGTAATGCTGAATTATCTGCTATTGTGGATGAAGTAGAAGCTGTATTTAGATCCGAGAGCAGTTTGCTCGATGATGGTGATGTTGTAGTTGAAGCATTGGCAGAAAACGAAGAAGCATTTGGTGTACAAGAACCCTATGCACCTACACCTTCCTTTGACGAACAAGAAGATTCCCACTTGATAATCGCATCTGCAGGCCCTATACGAGTTAAATAATACAATCCCTCTTTGGTCAAACAAATGAGGGTTTTATTTTTGGATGTCATTATGACACTAGATACTACACACAAATTTGATATGCTTGGTAAAGTTCAAGATAAATCCTCAGCGTTATATTTAACGATTGAAGGATTCAAGCGTACCATGATGAAGCATTTGGGCTTATCTAACATGTATCTTGTGATGCACGATGCTCCAGAAATCACAAGACGTAATGGGCAAGATGTTGAAAACTTCCCATATAGTTGGTTCAAGCTGAATAGTTTTCAAATAATTCCAGACCAGAGTAACTTAAAGGCTATTGGTCGCCATAGCAGCAGCATGAGTATTGACGAATTCACTAATGCTTATCTTGCAAAGAATTATATGTTTCCTGTAAACCTATCAATTGAATTCCATTACCTGACAAATGATATTCAAGATATGTTTGTACTGATACCGAAAATAGGTATCATAAGTGCATTGGGTAAGTTCTCATTTATGTGTTCTACTGAGAACTGTGAACCTTGGCAAGTATTCGTATATCTCGATTCACCCGACATATCCTTCCCTACTGCGGCATTGGAAGCTACAGATAAACCTGCTGCTTATGATATTACATTTACGTTTAAAATTCAAACTAAAGCAGGTGTTTCTAAAATGGTACCGAAGATTAATAATGCCGGTACTGTTACATCTTCCGTACAAACGAAAACGGAGTAAGTATGGGCACAACATTATTGAGTGAGATTCGCTCGTACCAAGTAGATGAAATAGGAAAACAAAGCGTTTTCAGGCAAACTTGTAGTGCGAAGCTGCAAGATTCTGATACGCTAGATAGCGGTGATTTCATCGTAACGTCAACTCAGAACAAAACAATTGACCTCGTTAATAAAGCATTTTGTTTACGTTCAATGTTTCCAGTTGAAGTGACATTAACACAAGTTGGTCCTGTCAATGCGACACCCCAACCTGTAGTTATACCTACTGATTACACTGGTGTATTAACTGTATTCAATATAACGGCTGGACACGGTCTTGTTATTGGATTAGAAGATAAAGATTTACCTTTGCTTACACCTACAGTGCGTGTAGTTATTTTCAACACACGCACGGGTGAGACAGAACAGTTAGAATTAATTAAACAATTCGATGGTACGTTCAGTGCTACTTTGCCTACAGTTTACGACACAGCAAAGGGTACAGATTTTGATGGTACTATGAATTGTTCGCACCTGGATGTATTGCGCATCATATATCATGACAACGTAAACATATCAGGACAACAAGAAGATGTTAGTGTAGAAATAACTACGTTTAGTCCTTTCGTTGATACTGATCTGCAGGTCAATCAGTTTATTTATGTAGGTAAACCAATTGCTATTTTAGCTAAAGATGTAGACCTTGCCGGTTCCGGTACGTATCCTTGTACCATAATTAATAACACTACAGGTGAAGTGGAAAGTGTTTCTCTAGTAGAAACGTCACCTGGCATATTTGCACTTTCTTTTCCAACTGCTGCTAACACTAGTACGTATGCGGATAATGATGGTGTTCTTAGTGTGTCAGTAGATGATATTATATCTGTTATAGTTACAGATACTAAAGCTGCGACTACACCTACTGTATCTGGTTCAATTACAGTGCGCAGTGACGCAAATACGAATGGTTTAATTACATTACCTTCTACTGTAGTTCCAGATACATCAATACCTGTGATTCTTTTCGATTACGATTTAACTGGTAGTATTTATATTGATATTGCCGTATCGAATATGCGCACAGGTGAGTTTGAATATGTCCGCTGTACCGAGAAAGTTATAGGTACAGGTGTATTCGAAGGTACCTTGGACCTAGTGTCAGCTGCCAGTGTAAGCGGAGATAACAAGTTAAATGTAGCGTATGCTGATACTATTCAAGCATCTTATCTTGATATAACAACAGATAGTGGTTCTAGTCTGCTTGTTAAGGGTGTAGCTACAGTTGTACCACCTACAGGCTCAAGTCCATCTTCTCCACCTATAGTACCGCCTGTACCGCCCGCACCTGCATTTCAACAACAGACTATCACTATATTGTGTACTGGATTGTTTGTATTTCATGGTAGTTTTAATGGGTCTATTGTAATAAGTGGCCTGAGTTCGGAAGCTGTGCGTTGCAGTCTAACACACATTTAATACGATAATTTAAACCAGTCACTAACAGGAGACTTTAAATGTCTATAAATTCAGGCTCCAGTACAAGCGCCGGCGTGTACACCGGAGAAGTCGATGATACGGTAAGAACTACAGCAGCTCCGACCAGTATTGGTGCTATCGTTGGACCTTCTCACAAGGGTCCCGTAGGTGTAGCGAGTTTAGTTGTAGATAAAACAGATTTGAACGCACAATATGGTGTATCAGATCCCACACTCACTTACATGCACTATTGTGCCACTGCATTCTTAGAAGACAGTAGCCAATTGTATGTTGTACGGATTGCAAACAACGCTAAATTGGGTGGCATTAAAGTAGCTACTGTCAACAATTTCAGCACAACTGTTCCGTTCACAGTAGGACTTAATAGTGCCGCTGATATTGTTTTTGATACAAACGATATTATGTGGATTTACGCAGATAATCCGGGCGATTGGAACAACAATTTGCGTGTACTTATTTATCCTGATACAAACGACGCAAGCAATCAAGGCTTTGTGTTGAACGTATTTGAAGGTAGTAGTTCCGTTGCAGTTGAAAGTTATCGTGCTACGCTATTTGATAAATTGGATGGATTCGGTAAGCAACTGAATATCGAAAATCTGACAGAAACGTCGAAGCGTATTCATGTCCTTGTTAATCGTCAACACCCAAGTTTCTTAGTAAATGAACAAGCGGTGTTAATAAATGCGTTGACAAGTGGTGGTATAACACAAGGTGATAACGGAACTGCGGTTACCACTTCGGATATTGCTAATGCGTGGGAAGTGTTCCGTGACGTTGAAGACCTTACAGTTAACCTGTTAATAAATGCCGGTTATACTGATGTTACCGTCCAACAACGTATGTTAGAAATTGCTGCGGAACGTGATGATTGTTTTGCAATCTTAGACGTACCTTCAGATCAACAAGATGCACAAGCCGCTGTTAATTGGCGTAGAGATACTTTGAATGTAAGCACTTCTTATGGTGCTTTATATGCTCCAGATATCCTTATACGTGATACTGATCGTGCAAACAATTTGTATATACCGTGTTCTGGTCATGTTGCTGGTGTGTTTGCCCGTACTGATCGTGTAGCCGCTGCTTGGTTCGCACCTGCCGGTATTACACGTAGTCAGTTGAGTGTCCAAGGTCTTCGTGTTGCATACAAACAAGGTCATCGTGATTTATTTGCAGACAATCAAATCAACCCATTGATTTCTATGCCTGGACAAGGTTATGTTGTTTGGGGCGCTGATACGTTACAATCGTTCGCGTCAGCATTATCAAACATCAACGTCCGTCGCTTGATTTCTTTGTTGAAGACCAGCATCGCAAACAGTTCACTAGTTGGTGTGTATGAACCTAACGATACTTTCTTGCGCATTAGTATGAAAGCATTGTGTGATAGTATTCTAGCACCTATTAAACGTGGCCGTGGTCTGTACGGTTACGAAATTATTTGTGATGATCGCAACAATTCTAATGAGAATATTGCTAATGGTGATTTGATATTAGATGTGTATGTTGACCCTGTACTACCAGCTAAACGTATCCATTTGAATGCAATCATACCTAAAACTGGTCAGATCACATTCGCTCAAAGTCTTGTTAATGCTACTAACTAATATTTTCGGAGTTGATTATGCCTAAGCCAACGCTTGATGACGTGCTTAACGTCAAAGATCCAATGTTAAATGACAACTTCGATTTTACCTTTGCCTCGATTCCTGGTGGTGGTAGTGTTCGTCAGATGACCGTACAATGTAAGACTGCGGTTAAGCCTGGTGTTACATTAGCGGAAGTTGAAGTGGAATTGTTTGGTCATAAGACCATGCATGCCGCACGTAAAACTTTCTCAAACTCTTTCACCTTAGAAATCATTGAGAACTCTAAAGGTGAAATGGCGAAGATGCTTGAAGATTGGGCTGAGAAGATTCGTGCTACAGATACACAGCACGGTTCATTCAAAGCAGATTACGCAGTTACTGGTACCATGACTATGTATCAACAAGATGGTTCTGTTGCTGCACAGTATGAGATTAAAAACTGCTGGGTGTCTGAAGTTCCTGAAGAATCATTTGATGGTGCTGGTGGTGGTATTATCACACTATCCACTACTTTCAAATTTGACGTGTACAAACGTATCCGTTAATATCATCGGCAATAAGCCGCGCGCAAAAGGTTACGTGGCTTAGCGGTTACGTAACCTTTTTTATTGGTGTGTGCTATGGATGAATTAGTTAGCTTTGATTTAGTTAATAAAATGCCTGACCCGCTATTGTCATTCAAATGGGTAGTTCTGGCGTTACCATCTTTTGGCGGTATAACTTTGCCACGAGAGTATGTAGAAGCTGTCAACTTACCGTTCTACAATACAAACATAGAACAAGAAGTATTCATAGCAGGTAGTTATCTTTATTTTCCAGGATTTCAAAATATTACTGCTACAGATATTACTTTCTATGAAGATAAAAATCTAACTACTACACTATGGTTAGAAGCTTGGAGAAAAGCAATTCGCAATCCTGATACAGGACTGTACTATCTTCCAGCCAGTTACAAACGTGATGTACCAGTAGCGCTGTTAGATCAAGGCAACAACACGATACTTACAGCTACGTTAAAAGGTATATGGCCAGCAGCTAGAGGTCAATTCGATTTGACATACACAGATAACAGTCGTATACGGATACAACAAAACTTTTCCGTAGACGATCAAGACATTAAATAACACAAACGGTGATTTTATGAAATTTGGATCAGATGTTCTACCAAGTCGTATGGTACCCTATAACATGCGTCATATAGAAATGGACATGTTTGGGGTAAAACAGCTAAAAAAGCTATCTAAAGCGGTTGCTCTAGCTTCTATGGAACCCACGTTGGATGCGCTATCGGAAGTGCTCTCCATAGACTCCAGACAGCTCACAGATGGCGACTTCCATTATCTACTAGCTTATCAGCGAATAGTGGGTTATTCAAAAGATAACTTGGTTGCTCAATGGATTTGTGATAATATACTTTGGAAAGAAACAACTGGTTTGAATAGAATTTTCACCTCAGAAGATCTTAAAGAATTAACTGAAAAATATATTGCAGCCACAGATGCAGAAAAATCAGATTTACAAAATCCGGACTTTCTAGTAGTTGAAGCAATATATTGCGAGACAGATAACTCTATTGGCATTGCATTACCTGATTTGGATTTAAAGATCCTAACAGAAGACGTATTAGATGCGCGTTTAGATTTTCCTAGAATGCTAACTAGTTCTGATGCTAATAGAATGCGTAAAGACCCTGAGCGTTTGAACCTAGTTGAAGCGGCTCGCTGGATACGTGAAGGTACTACCTTAGAAGAGAAGTTTGCGATACTCGAAAATAGTCCTATGGACTTAGCCGAAGCCGCATTAAAAGCAAACTTAACTCATTCTCATGGTGTGAAACGCTATGTTGCTAAAAACTGTACTCGCTGCAATCAAAAACACATTTCAAAGTTCGAAATCACAGCCGACCTGTTCTTCCGAGTGTAATGCACCTATACAACAACCTGTAATGGTAACTGATAAAAGATTTACAACCGATCCTAATTATCAAAACATAGGTGATTTGCCTACAGGTTATTTTGCATATCGTGATATAGATCTTAGAGAGATCTATTTAAGACCTTTTCGTCTAACTGAATTACCTCTTATACACCTTACAGCTAATTCCCCTCGTGGTATATTCCATCTAACCCGCGCGGTTAATGCTTGCTCTAGCGTGGATGTTAATGTTCTTACAGATGGTGACTTCACGTTTCTACTTGCATGGCTTAGACGTAGTAGTTATCCTGAAAGTCCTACATTTGTACGCTGGACTTGTGCGAACACTGTTATGCGAAAGATAGGCGGTGATGATGGTGTTGTTACAGGAGTTTCACATGAAGACATGGCTTATCAGGGACTGGAATACGGAACCTGTGGTTGGGAAACAAACGAACTTATCAACAATGCTGCAATGCGTATCACTTCGTTAGAGGATGACTTCGATTCTCTACCTAGCTTCATGGACTTTCCTCGTGTTGGGACATTGCAAGAGCTAAATGATATACGCAAAGAATGTCCTGAAGACGCACAAATGGCCGAGTATGCAAGATGGGTAAAAGCTGGCAATACATTGGAAGAAAAGTTAGTGGCGTTAGATGTGTTATCTACAGAACAGTTTGTTGAGTTAATGCGTGTATCGAAAGAGCACTATCATGGTGTTTATGAAATGCTCCCACTACGGTGTCGTAACTGTGGCTATAAAACTACGTACAGACAGAATGTGAATTTCACCACATTCTTTGCAGATAATTCGGATAAAAACATTCTTGACATTCAATACTCCTTACTTGCTGAATTTGGTTTACAGCCAAATGAAAACATGTTGGTTAAACAATTACTTTATCATAATAGTTGTTTAGTCAAAGATCGCAAAGAAGATGAGGAAAAACGCAGACTCGACAAAGCAGTGCGGGGTAATAAGTATGGCAGAAGGTAAAGCATTACAGCTATTAGCAAACAAATATAAGCCTGATGTAGAGAATGAACTTGTTGAAACTAAACCTGTATCATCTTCCGCAAATGACGATGAAGGCTTTGGTGGTAAACTTCCTAGTAAGGTAAAAGCTAAGGGTGAAGTATCTACAGCCAAAGAAGTGGCAGTCGATGCCAAAAAAGCAGAAGTAAAATCTAGTAGTGTTTCGCAAACTACTCCTGTGAAAGCGATCACTGATAAGTTATCTGTAATAGCCCATGATGCTAACATAGATAATCATGCAGTTGTTCAATCGTTGTCTACACAGAAAGACCAAGATAAAAAGTTTAATGCTGTTCAAGTAAGTCAGCTTCACTCACTAGATCAGAAAATGGTTAAGTTGAATGAGAGCGCTTCTGAAATTTATAAACTTCTTAAGGATGAGAAAACTGCACCTAAATCTATTACACAAGCAAGAACTCCATACGGTTTAGATACACATTCAGTTGATGGCAATCCTAAAGATCCTAAACATGATGTGTTTGGCAGCATTGGTAGTTTAGTCGATTCTTTGTTAGGTGCAGCACTAATGGCGAAAGCTAAAGGTGTGTATGACAAGATACGAGGTAAAGGCAAGTTTAAATCAGGTTCTTTAGAGGAAGAAGAACACTTAAGAGAAAAAGCTAGACCCGGTGCTTTGGAGGAAGAAGGTCATGGCGGTCGTCCTAAAACACCACCATTGGAAGAAGAAAAAGGTATTTTTGGTAAGATTGGTGGTAAGTTGTCTGGTGCCAAAGATGCAATAACAGAGAAAGCTTCCGGTTTAAAAACTGTTGTTACTGATGCTCTGCATGGTGAACATGGTGCCAAAGGTAAACTAGGTACTGTTCTTGCATTAGGCACAGCAGCGGCTGCAGGTACATCGTATTTAATGGGTAAAGGTGAAGAAGCCGTAGATAATGCTGATACTAACTCAAAAATATCTACAGATGAGCGTGAGTACCAAAATCAACGTATACAATCAGGTCTTCCACCATTAGCTGGTGAAGATTTACGAAAACTCCGTACACAGATTTCTGAATCACAAGGCTTTATTGCACATCCAGAAACAGGCTTTCCTTTAAATGCTATACAACAAGAAGCTGTTCGTTCTGGTGTAATGACAGCGGAGTCTGCTGTTAAGACAGACAACAAAGATATTTATGATGCCATGAAAGCTAAAGGTGTTCCTATATCTACAGATGCTATGCAGAGTGTAACATCAAATGGTACAAATGTATCTAGTTCAGAACACGGTGTAAGAAATGGTCTAGTCGCTGCTACAGCATTCGGTGCCGCTGCTTATTATGGCGATAAGATGACAGATCATTTAATGGGTAAGAAGCCCACTGTTTCATCTTTAGGTTCTGCACCTCCTGAAATTATATCTGCTTCTGATATAGGTAAATCCACTTCACCATTAACATCTGAATCTGTACGCGCACCTATTACCCCAGCAGCTCCTAGAACTTCAAACATACCTGAACGCATGGGTCTACCTTCACCTACGGTAGCCGCTAATTCCCCATTCGGTGCTGCTGTAGATGCGGAATTCACAGAAGTGAAACCCCAAGCCGAAGCTAGAGCAACTGCGGTAGAGTCTGCACCCCGTGCTACTGTAGAAACATCTGCTACGCCTATGGCGGCTGAAGGTGCAGCTAAAACAGGTGCAATACGTAGTGGTGTTAAATCGGTAGGTAGGGGTTTCGGAAAAGCATTACCATTTGTTGGTGCTGCGATGACTGCGTATGATGCGTATAATATTGTCAACGATGATAAAGCCACTACAGCACAGAAGACTGGTAGTTTAGTCGATCTAGGTGGTGGTACAGCTGGCGCAGCAGCTGGTGCAGCTACAGGTGCCGCAATAGGTTCAGTTGTGCCTGTTGTCGGTACTGCTATAGGTGGTTTAGTCGGTGGTGCCGTTGGTTATTATGGTGGAGAAAAACTCACACATGGTGCTAGAACATGGGCATTCGGTGATGAGAATGATCCTAAGAGTGATGGGGGTGCATGGGGTCGCGCTAAGAATAATAGTATAGGTACAAATGCTAAGAATGTTGCAATGGGTGCGTTACCATTTATACCTGGCGGTGCACTTGCTGCATCTGCCTTAGATTATTTTGGTTCAGATAAAAAGACAGACACTGAAAAGAAAGCAGAGCCTATTGTAAATGGTACTACTTCTGCTTTAGCCGCTAAGTCTACAGAGACAATGAGAACATCTGGTGATGTGCCTCGTGATGTTGAAGTGCTTGCTACTGCTATTCAAACAGCTTTTGAGGCTGCATTTAAAAACATTCTGAAAGATAACAATCCAGAGACTCAAAGTTTTCTACAGTCCTTGTTTGGTGGTGGTGCTAGTAATGTTACTACAAATACTCCAGGTGCAACACCAGCTGGTGGCAGTTTTAATCCTAGCATGTTATTAGTACAACCGCAATCGACAAATGCACCACAAAGCTCCACAGCACCTGCGAGCCCGACAGTATCTGGCACACCACCTATGATGCTTGCTAGGCCACAAGTGACGCAAGGTAGTTCAGTACCTGCACCTATGGGTAGTATATCACAACCAGGCCCTGTTGTATCTAGCGCTAAAGCTGTTAATGAAACACCACCTGTTCGTGCTACGTATTCACCAACGAAACAAGTTATTACAAACAACGCACCAGATACATCTATTGAACGTGTACGCTCTACAGATAAAGCCAAAGCTGATCTTGGCATTAAAGTAGGCACTGTGCCTGTACCAGTAGCAAACAACACTACTCGTATTGATGACGTACCGCATGCTGCACACGATAATGGCTTAGGTCTGCTTAATATGGGGATTATATAATGGCTTCGACTAATCAAGGTACTGCGACACCACCAAAGGCGTCAAAGAATGCTGTTACAGCTGGTGTACATCGAGCCTATACCGCACAGTTGACAGCTACTACTGGCGGCAATCGTATTATAGATATCACTACACCACTTCCCAAGAATTATCAGTTTCAGTTATCTTCAAATTGGGATAATCCATTTGCAGCACCCTTGCAAGATATGGCTGGTCGTGTTGGTAGTGCAGCTGGTCAGTTCGCTACCGCTGCAACAGGTGTCACATCGCGTAACAAGTATTTAAGTAGCGCGGTATGGGAAGGTGGCTCTATGTTAAAAATAGCCATTCCATTTGTACTGTTCGCACAAGAAGACGAAGTGAATGATGTTTTGAAAAACATGCGTGATATGATGAAGTTGGTAGCTCCTACAGAAGATGCTGCTGGATTCTTACACGCACCTGGACCAACACTCAACACTGCATATACTGCATGGGATCAAAGTAGTGGTGATTTAATCACAATTCGCATCGGTGATTTCTTTACCATGACCCCTTGTGTTATTGATGATGTATCTTGTGATTTTGATACACAGATGGGTCAGAAAGGTGCTCCTATGAATGCTACAATCACAGTGAGTGCCACTTCATTCTGGACAGTATCACGTAAAGATATTGACGGTTTCTTCCGATCTAAACTAGCGAGTGCATAATATGAGTGCGACCCAGAGAATTGATTACGTTGTAGTAGATGAGTTGGGAATGGATCCATTGCGTGACCGTAGTTTCGATGCTGTCTACAGTGTAAATAATTACCAGTATTACACTGTAGATTCTATGACTGAAGCCAATGCAGCGCTAATCTCTGATATTTGTTACAACACTACCGATTTATGGTGGGCAATACTGGCTTACAATAAGATCGCCGACAACTTCCAATTAAAAACTGGTATGCGTATTATGATACCTAATGTTAATGAATTAACCTCAGCTCTAGCTAAGTTAAATAACGTGCAGAAAACGACTAGGATTTAATATGTCTCTTAATGTTATTCACGTTTCTAAGATTGTCTATTGTGAAATAGAAATTGACGATCAAAAATCACAACCGAGCCCAAACTTGATTATACAGGTACTGATTCACAGTGGCTTGGGTATTGTCGTGCCTACTCTGACTATGTTTTTGCAGGATCAGGGTGGGCACTTACAACGTGATATGAACCTTGTTGAAGGTACTAAAATCACTATAACTGTAGTACGTGATGGCATTTTAGATAAAAAGGTACCCAAATCGTTTCGTGTGTGGAGCGTAAAGCGCGAAATACACTCTGATGGTCCTCAAATCAAAGTTGTTTGTATATTTGATGCGCCTAAATGGTGTACTAGTGTTTACTGTGAAAGTTATCGTGCAACGTCTGACCAAGCATTGGCTAATATGGTTGCTAAGAGTGATTTGAAGTTTGATGGTCCAGAAGGTGGTACGGATGACAACATGAATTGGTTGAACGTGAATACCACACGTTGTAGTTTTGCAGAAGATATTGTTATGCGCGGCTACGCCAGTGAAACTAGTTGTATGTCTAAAGTGTTGACTACTGACGGTGTATTTAAGTATAAGGATTTATTCGCGTTAATGAAGAAAGATCCTGTTGCTACATTTGCACTAAATACAGATGCTAGCGGCAAAACAGCTCCAATTTACCAATTACGTGAAATGAAAGAGAATAGCACTGGTGGTCTGATGACACATTGGGTCAACTACGGTCAAGTGCAACATGGTCATACATTAGAAGATGCTTCACCTCCTGTAATTGATGGTATGGATGCGCCTACATTTGGTCCAGCATTACCAGTAAACGCTAAAGTTAAAGATCAATTAGAAGGTCCAGCTCGTGTAAACTATGTAGGATTCGATCATGGTACAGAACCGCATCCGCATAGCAATATACATAAAGACTATGAGCAAGCAATTTATCAAAACATTCGAGGATTAGGTTTATTCTCCGAACGTCTTCGTGTATTGACTAACCAATTCACTACTTTAACTGAATTTGATACTATAGAATATGTGCAGAAAGATGCCGTAGGTATTTTGGATGTGGACAGTGTATCTAACAATGGTAAGTATATCATTGCAGGCAAAACTATCAGCATTAAAAATGGTATTAATTACAGTGAAGTATTTGATATTTACCGCAGCTATGTGTATACTGGCGCGGCTGCGAAGACAGGTACAGACGCTAGTGGCGCAGCAAAGGGTAAAGCGAATGCGGGCGATGATTTAACTGCGGACCGCGTAGCTCAGTTGCAAGGCAATACACAAGCTACAACATTACCAACTAATCAATCCATTGTTAGAAAGAAAGAAGATGTATTACCAGAAGCGGATCAGTTAAACAATCTTATGGATGGTTTAGGTAATTTCGATGCTACGAATCCTGCTATACCTAGTACACCATTAGGTGGACCAGGTTCATTGACACCTACTAGTCCAGCTATAGTCGCACAAAACGATTTAGCTAAGGCAGTAGCTGATGTGAACAAAGGTGATAGTGGATTGAAAGACGCTATGACAATATCGCCAGATGCTTTCAATCCAGATCGCTCTTTTACTGTTAAGAAGATACCAGCGTCTGTTGTAGAATTGAGTGCAAATAATTCAATTGACGCTGTTTTACAGAATCAAGGTGAAGCTAGAGATAGTGCGTTCAACGGTGTTGGGTTAAACGGTCTAAGTCAAGACACTTTAAATTCTTTAAATACCCCTATTGAAAAACCCGTGTTAGATAGATTTACTTTAGATTCAGGTAAAGATCCATTATCTGAACTTAAAACAACACCGTACACTAGTATTGTTTCCCCAGCAACTAGCAGTAATATAAATATAGGTAGTTTTGTAACAGACCCATTGAAAGGTGGTGTGTTCTTAAAAGATTTTTCTGATCCTTCTAAGATTCCAAGTTCACTTGCAAATGCGGAGAAAATATCCGCAGCAGACCACCTATCTAAATTTGGTACAAACTTTTTGTTTCCAGCGGCCACGTTTGGATTATCTCCTAAAGATGTGTTGTTACATCCTAAATCCGTAGTAGATTATGCTAAGAAATTTGTAGATACATATAAAGATCCTAAGAAAGTGTTGTTGAATGGTGGTGGTAATATTTATCAGAAAACTTTTGGTACACGTATGCCTACAGATGCTAGTAGTCTCGTAGAAACTATTGCGAGTAAGATTCCAAAGTTATCTGCGGCTTTTGGTAATCACGAAGTTATTGCGGGTGACCCTAATTCTACGGCAACACAGAGTGGTTTTCAACAAGCGCTCGGTGGTGTGTTAAAGATAGGTAAATCTGTAGGTCTATCACCATCTATTAATGTAAGTCAGTGGGCAGTAAAAGGTAAGGTAGTAGATGGTATTACAGGTGCTAAAAACGATACTGGATTCTCGAAGATATTTAATTTTAGCTTCGGTCGCTCTGGTGTAGCACCATTGTTAGAAAAAGCTGTGAGTAAGCAACGTATCACACCAACTAATGCTGTAGAATCTGTCTCTGATGCTATTACTATGAATAGAGGTCCTATATCTTGGGGCACTTTAGCTAAAATGGGAAGTAGCAATAGTCAAAAGCAAGCAGCCGCAGACCCTACTTCACCACAACCACGGAGCCTAGATACTTTTCCAGATGTTGATTATAAGCAGTGGACTTACCCTACTACTGATACTATATCAGAATTTAATTCAGATGGCGGTAGCGCATTCTCGTTCAGCGGCACTTCAAAAATAACATAACTGTAAAAGAATAATATCTTATCTTAAAGTGTATACGGAGTTACTATGTCAAGGTTAGCGCAAGACCCTACACCGTCAGATGTTATCAATAGCGGTTTGAAGCAAATGAAGCAGTTTCAGCCTTTTATTGATAAGCATAATGCCAGTGTTATACGTAACGTGTTAGAACAACTTTATCCAATAACTTGTTCGGATGAAACTTTCTTTGAAATGGCAAAAGTCTTTTTAAATATGGCTTATGATATTTCTGAGAATGAACGTAAGCAATTTAAGATAATTAAATATCGTGATACACTATCCATTTATTTTGATAGTGATGACTTGTTTGAACAACAACCTGTAATTACGTTCCACTATGGGTTTGTGTTTGAACGGCCTAGAGAAAGTTGGCATCGTCATTTTATGCGTGGCGCTTTCTGGGCAGCTGGTCGTACAACGTGTCGAGCTGGTCGCGCAGTTGGTGTGCAGGTAGTTCAAAACAAAGTGCCTGTTATGAGTGCCTATAATGGGGTTGCTGCGGGTTCACCTCATCCAAAAACTTGTTTACGTGTAGAACGTGGTTGCAAAACAGGTGAAGGTCTCCACTTATGTCCTTGTAATCACGCTGAACAAAACGCGATTGGTATGGCGGCAAAGTTAGGTATTAGACTAGAAGGTAGCACAATGTATGTTACGTCAAGACCCTGCGCAACATGTATGAGCCTTTTATCAATAGCACAACCTGAACGTATTATTTATGATGATACCTATGATAGCAATGGTGAGGTAGAAGATATTGCCCGCCACGCAAGCATAGAGCTTATCAGTATCCGAGAACTTGAAGACAACTAATAGGTATATTTTATGCAAGTAGTATTTGACACAACTATTGTTGGACAAGTCCGTAATGCTATTCTTACGGCAGTAGCAAACAATCAATCTATCGAAAAGATTACATTGTCAGCGGACGAAATGAAAGCTTTTATTAATTCTCCTTTCCACAAAGATGTTGTAAACTCTGATAAGTATTATGCAGATCGTACAGCACCTGCACCTCGTGGTCTTACTCGCGTTCCTGAATTGGGTGATGTTCCAGCTTCCTGTTATTACATGGGTGTTCGTATTGTAGTAGCAAATCAACCAATAGATGCAAGTCTCCGTTAATTAAATCACAAAAATAGTAGGGTATTTTTATGTCATTAGCTTTTTATACACCAAAGATTCGTTTTACCTATCAACAAATGCGCGATATGCTGTTGCTACAAGGTAAAGCAAACGATGTAATGTCTGAGGCCTGGCGCACAAGTTGTAATTGTGATATTCAGTATTATCGCGCTGGTTGGAAAGAAGCTGCCGAAGCTATCGACCATATTGGTTATAAATGGTGGAAAAAGACTCCAACTAATGTTCCACAAGCTGTGTTAGAATTAATTGATATTCACCATTTTGCATTGTCGCACTCTTTACGGGCTGGTTATGTAGCATTAGCATTCGGTGATGAAGATGTACCTCCAGGTGTTGGTTACGAATTTACCGAAGCGGAAACAGAAGACGTATTACACGATGTTGCAGAAGAACTATCAACAATGGACAATACTATCACTATTGAGCCTATTGGTAAGTATGCGTCAAACGATGCGTATGAGAAGATTCAATTCAGCCCTTCTGAAACTGTTAACGGTGTTCATGCAGAAGTTGATATTACTAAATTCCCGGTAGTAGATTTATTGGAACAGTTCTGTCACACTACTTTGAATAACGCGGAACCTAACTGGGCGTTATTACATGCGTTGTACGATGCTTTTGGCGTAACTGCTAATGACGTTTATGAAATTTACGTTTCTAAAAACTTGTTGAACATCTTCCGTACTTCAAACGGACAGCGTTCAAACGATTACTTCAAAATCTGGAGTGGACGTGAAGATAATGAATTCCTTACAGATTACTGTGACTCACAAAAAGCAGCAGGTACAGGTTTGAATGTGGACGATTTATTGACATATTTAACCACAGAATATGAAGCGCAAAAAGCATCAGGTACAGTAGCAAAAGCATAAAGTGTAAATACTATATGTAGCAAAGACTACTCACTTTCACACATAATTTCACAGGAATTTAAAAATGCCACCAAAAGCTACTAAATCGTCACGAGGTGCTTCGACAACTATTACTGCACCCGAAGTTATTCCAGTCGTGCAACCGATTAATGTATTCCGCTTGTCATTCAAGATTACGACTACGGAAGAATTTAAAACACTGAAAGGTTTTACAACCGAGAAACTTGTACAGGAAGAAGATCAATTGGTTTCAACGTCTTTGACAATCGAACAGTTGCACACCAAGTACGAGGATTTAATCGAAGCAGTTTTAGATTCTCAACCGAATCCTGGCATTGTACAAGTTGAGTTAATTCAAGTTACAGCTTTAGCACCACACAGTGTTTTGAAGCCAGTAACAGTATAAAAAAGCGGCGAAAGCCGCTTTTTCTCTATATGCTACATGATAAGAGGTTTAATAATATGCCCATTCAAATATACACTGATGGTGCGTGTAAAGGTAATCCCGGCCCAGGTGGTTGGGGTGTTGTTATAACAGATGGTAAGAAGCAAAAGCATTTATCGGGATATGTTGCAAATACCACAAATAATCAGATGGAATTACAAGCAGCTATTGAAGCCGTTAAATTTGCAAATCGTGTTTTTCGTGCAGGTACTTCTATTAGCATTTATACTGATAGCCAATACGTGTATAATGGTATCACAAAATGGCTAACTGGCTGGAAACGTAATGGTTGGCGTACAGTCGATAGAAAACCTGTAAAGAACAAAGAATTTTGGGAACAACTTGATGTGAGCCTACACGATATACAATGGTTTTGGGTTCGCGCGCATAATGGTAATGTTTTTAATGAACTAGCGGACAAGTTAGCCACAACTGCATGTAACACATGAGGTGCTTAGTATCATGCCGTGCTTTGAAATAGGTAAAGCGTATCGCCATACAGGTGGACGCGAAATTAAAATTGTAGGTGAAGTGAATTCTACAATGTACAATAACTGTTTAGTTGCCGAAGAAAATTGTAGTATCGGTTTTATACCTATAGGTCGTGATGAAGGTGCTGCTGTAAATTGGGTAGAAATATCAGAAGAAGAATGGCTTAAAAATTTTAGTTGAGATATTTTAATGGAAGCAGACGTTGTAGAAAGATTAAAAGGACGCAGACGCCGCACGTTCAGTGATATTCGACAAGAAGTTGAAATAGTGAATGCAAATCACATAGCTGTAAATAAGATGGTATGCGCTAGAACACATAGAGTATTAGGATATTCTGATAACAGAACTTCCTTGCAATTTGATAGTTCTGGAAATTCATTGGAGCTTGCTCGCAGAATCGAGGTTAAGGAAGTATGATTACCGCATTGGAATTACAAGAAAAGTTATTACAAGCGTGTTCAGAATTACATAACGTATCTGTATCTACGCTTACAGATAAAGTGGTTGTATGTGACACATTAAATGAAGACATATCATTTACTGTAGAGATTGTGAATAAACGTGCATTCCACATTGTTGATAGTGGCGACAGTGTGAACTACAATCACATAGCACAAGTCCAAGCCTACACTTATTACCGTTTCGCATTGGTAAAACATTATGGTTATGGTATTGCGCCAGAAGATGCCTTCGGCACTACACTATCGCGAGCGCTTTTACGTAATTGGGACTTCGCGTATAAACGCACACCAATTGCAGATCATGACCACACTGCTGCCGAAATGTTTCTGTATGATACACCACGACCTGTGTTAGGTCCTAAGACTACAACTGGTTATGCATTATTTGATACCCTTACTATTAATGGTATTATGGATACATTAAAAACAAATGCGGCTAAAGCCTTGTATGAATTCGATAATGATTTTGACACCCACAAGGCAATACAACAACATTTAGATGGTTGTGTAGATAAAAAACAAATTCAAAAAGCCTCAGTGTCAAACATTTACACAAAAACAATAACGTGGAAAGAATTGTATCCAAACCATATTAAGCGACTGTATGCAATAGCATTATACCATTTGTTGAAATTGTTTAAAGTACCCTTCAATAACGTATCTGGTAAAGCCTCAGTATTAAAGCAACTGGCTCTATTTGTTACAGAACATGAAATTGTTTATGGTGAAGATTCTCAGGAAGACGTGGTTAAATTTTATCATTATTTTCCAACACAGCATAAAACTAGGTCAGCTATGGTTTCAATAACCCCTATAGCGGCAGTTGAAACTATTAATGTATCATTTAACATCGTTGAGTAACGCCACCATGACCACAATATTTGAGCACAAATTTGATCGAATTACTCTGCCTGAGCATGTTGTACTAGAGTCCTCGCACACACTGCTTCCAGACCCTACCAAAGCATCAAACTTCGCGTGGAACCATGTCGAATACGTGGGTATTCCATCAGATATAAAAGTGTTTGATGTCCTATTTAAACAAGATGATGAGTCTATTCCACAGTTTCAGTACGACAAACTGCTGCAAGATTTTGTAAGTTTGTTATCTACGAAAGGTTTGCATGTGCACGCCAGACGCATGTCCTCAAAGGTTATTCTAATTCGAGTTTTCAAGAACTCCGACTTTAGCTGTACAGAACATCCTGAAATGCTAATATTCGAACCTCTTGGTCAGTATCATTGTCCTGCGTGTGGTGAAATGGTAGTAGCGGGTTTTACTCACATTTAAGGTGTATTATGACAACTACAACATTCTTACATGAGCACGAGCAAAACATTCCACTAGAGAATCAAGAACTGCAAGGGTATTTAGAGGAAATCCGTCTCGCTACTAAAAAGAATTGGCAACTACTTGAACGTAAACATACGACACGTGGCGGATTGTTCAGTCGTGCTGTTAGTACAAAGTCGTATGAACTGTATGTTGAGGTAGGCGGTGTTGCACCATTCCAACAATTAACGTGTGTACAAACTGAACGTGAGGTGTACGCATATTTCTTTGGTATGTTATCTGGACTTACACGTACCAGACAGCGATAGGTAGCATTATGTTAGTACCTGAATACAGAGTCACAGTAGGTGACCCAATTTTAAATACAATAGCACGTATAAACGGCAATTCTCAAAACGTACATGAAGTTATAACTGGCGTATATGAAATAGGTCATTTCGGTTCAAGTGATTTTCTACGTGGATATTATGAACGGTATCCTGAAAACCTAGTTAATCGTGACGGTTGTTATGTTGAAGCCTATGGTGTTTGTGATAGTGCTCAAAATTTGCTAGACTTTTGTCCCATGTTAGTAAATGATCCTGATCGCAAATTCGTTGTCACAATAACACCTGTACATAAAAGCGAGCAATCTAGCAGTGGTGGTTGGCGCTGGCATAAGTGGGGAGATTATATTGGCAATCATACACCGCAACATGAGTACCTGTATGATGAAGATGATTCAATTCAGTTTGTGTACTGCTACTATATTTATGAAAGACTTGATGAGGAGAAGGTATAGTGTCAATAACTATCAACATAGAATTAAAACCATTTGAAGTACCTAAGCGTGTAGAAATTGTTAAAGCACCTGTTGTACGTCCTAGACAAGAGGGTATTACAGTGCATAACTTACAATTAGGTACCTCATTTGATTTGAAAGATTTGGATGCAAAAACATTGAACGCGCTGTGTGATGAGTTTCGCGCAAATGTATTCGCAGCCGCAGGTAAAGAAATTCCTAAAACAGAGGTGTAACATGAGTACAGAAGTATTTGTAGAATCAAAAGAAGTAGTACCTCAAGGCCATTTCACCTCTAAGTATGCTTTGGAAGAGATTGTCGAACTAAAGCAGAAAGGTGCGGAACATTTCATGGCTAAAGTCATGGGTGTTGTGTTTGAAGTAAATCAAAAATCTCCACTTTATGTTCTGCGCAGGCCTGACGGTATTATCGTACATACAAATGAAGAAGAGCTTTGTATTCGAGGTGTTGATTACGAAGTGGATGAGAGTCTTTCTGACGAAGCGTCAGGAGACTAATTATGTTTACTACCCAACTAATTCTCAATACTGCCAACTCTTTACGTGCCATGCAATTAGTTGTAGAGGCGCAGGCAGAGTTGTTAAAAGTTGGCTATGTTGATCGTCATTACGGATTAGAATTTCGCACAGAAACTATGGCTTACTTGTTGTTGCATAAAGATACGCCTGTTGGTATTGTGCAGTTTTATGAATTGAATGCTGACGCTATTTATATAGCATTATCCTACGTTAAACCAAGATACAGAAATCGTGGCGGTTGGAAACTGTTGCGGGATTCTGTAGCGGATTATGGTCGTGATAATCAGAAGTGTTCCGTGTTCAGTGGTGTTTGCATCACGAACGCCGTGAGTATGAATGCAAATAAGACTCGTGGTAAGGCAGTCTTCGCCACATTTAAAGAGGTCTTGTGACATGTTATATGTTTTAGTTCCAACCAATTACAACGTGTGGTTTCCAGATAGTTTTGTTGATGATAAAATACCACCATTTACTTTAAACTATTTTGTGAACACGTCAAGTGACAAAGAAAACCAAATTGTTGTGCGTAAATATATTGATAGTGTTATGGAGAATTCTCTAGCTAGTCAATTTTCAACCTATACGGCGAATCAAAGATTTCGATGCGGTCCAGTAACTCAGGCGTATCGAGATATTTTAATGCAGAATCAGGTTAATTGTATTGCACCATACAACGGTACATCACCTGTAGTATTTGGTAATAGTGTTGCTGGAACAGATTTTTCTGTAGGTACGATTATAGCAATAGCTACATTAATTGCAGAATTAAACGATTATAGATTGCAGGATAACATAGGTTGCACTATTAGTGTTGCCAAATCTCGTATTAACCATTATCTTCATAATAGAATGCAGGATTTTATTACACATCGTATTATAAAGAAATTTTCATTAGAAGAAACTATTTCTGATTATAAGTTGGTTCTGACCATATCGCCTAATGATTATGGTCCTGGTATAAGTATCGAATTAACCTATGTTAATTATACCAGGACAAACATAAACATAAGTTTAGAAATTTCTGTTCCTGTAATTGTTCGACTAACTATAGAAAACATGTACAAAGACAGTAATCCATTTATTCCAATCCCTAGGGAAGAAGATAGAGAGTTACCTGTGCCTGGACGTATGTATATATTACAAAATGTACAACATCCCGTACTTGTCACTTCTGTAAGTGTAGTAAAAGGACATAGAGATAAGTTTTGTGTTCAGTATATGTTGGAAAATGGCACTGAATTGATTTTACCTAGTACCAATTTTATTCGTGAATCTCATATAGGAGTTGGTTGGAATGAATTTAAAAATCACACTGTTTCTATTGCTTGATATTCTTTGGAAAATACCAGCTATTGTTCTTACACCATTCTTCATCGCATTTGCATCTAATGAAACTATTTCTGATAAACGACCTAGCGATTTGCTAGGAATAAAACGTGCTAAGTATGTTGATTGGTTAGCATGGGCAGAAACTAAAGACGAATTGATGTGCGGTGATTTAACTTTACCATTTGTACGTTCTATATACGATAAGTTCGGTTGGTTTTGTACAGCATGGTATTGGCTAGGTGTTAGAAACACTGGTAGTATTCTATGGTACGTAGGTAAACCTGCACCTACTTATCTTGCAATAATAACAGATGCGCAGAAAGAAGAATACGGTATATGGTATAAAGAAATTCCACTATTGTTGTTAGAATTACATGTTGGTTGGAATATTTATCAAGATGCTTACAGTAAGTTTACTGATAACAGCTTTTGGGCAACACCGTATGTAAGTATACGAATCAATGCTGTGTTTGTTGCTAAAATAAAATCAATCTTTTCAAGAAAGAGTGCATAATATGGATCATAATAAGTTTTATACAAAAATCACAAAAGCACTTACTACAAGAAATCAACAAGCCCATGTTCTTGTAACTCACCAGAATGTTATTGAATTAATCCTAACGTACAGATCGGGTGGATTTAAAGCAGTAAGTGTTTATCATTTTGAATCAATAAAACACGATTTGAATGATTCTAAGTTTAAAGGTTTGCGCGAGCGTGTAGGTGATAAAGTTATTGATATATTGAAAGAAAAGTTACTCGAATTAGAGAGTGAAATTCCGGCTCGTGTCAAATTCACAGGAGATCGTGCTTCCAGGCTCCTAGACAATATAGTTGATGGTAATATTGCTCTTTCTTAAAAGTGTAAATATAGGATGCGCGTGAGATAAGTTATTGTGTACCTGCCGCAGTAATGTAGACTCACAATCTGTTTGTTCCATTGTGTCAAACAGATATAGATTAAATCCTTGCAGGTTCATGTTTTCTCGGAGGCTTTATTTATATTGTCGTAGATGAGTTGAAAGGTCGATGTAGCGCGTAAGCTAACTGTGTTGTGGCAGAATTAGAGAAAATTGAATTGCGTACCAACCTCTGCGCAATTCTCCTACAAGGTATTCGTTATGGATTTCGTTCAACAAGTTTGTAGCCATAGTTGCGGACATGCTTGCATTTCTATGGTAACAAAAGTACCAATTGATATATTGCTAGAAGAAGCTCCTACATTTGGTGTAGGTATATCAGAAGACATTATGTTGGCGCTGTTCGCAAAACATGGATTTATTTGTCGTCCTATACTGTATCCTCATTTGGTACAATATAGTGGAGTATATATCTGCACAGTACCCTCTTTAAATGTTATGGCAGGTACACACTATATTTTAATGTGTGTTGATAATACAGGTATCACTACGTTATATGATCCGAACGAAGGTCGAGTCGAGAAGAAATCGTACACAAATCATTTAAGTGTGCCTGTACTTGTTATGCACAAAGTGGAAAATGTTTCAAACATTCTAGGAGAATATCGTGGCAGTTGAGCATGTAAATAACAGAATCAAAGAATACTCAATTCGAGTCTCGCGGACAATTGGTTACAAACTGCTATACAAACTCATTCCAACCGCTTTCCACAAATTGCGTTTCAATATTGTACAAACGTATGATGTTACCGAGTATGATAGCGACAAAAGTGGATTGCGTGGCACTACAATCATTAACCACAATATCGAAAAGGTCGTTGACTACTACGATACTTTGGAAGAGGCACAACAAAATTTAGAATACTGGAAGATGAATATTGGTACGGAGGATTCAAATTGATTAAATGGTTGCTTGAACTTGCCTATATAGTGCAAACTAGAGTGACGTATCTGTGCCAATATTTCAGTAACACTGTGGCACCTTCTATTAAAGGTCCACTACATTCAACAATTGCCGATATTGCCTACAGATATGCTCGTTCTAGTTAGGGTGTTGTTTATAGGATACAATAAATCTATCCGAAGTTATACAACACCCGAAAAACATTATCAAACTAATCGAAAACCCTTTAAGTAGGGCACTTTGCTAAAAAGAATTGTTCTGCCTATTAGGCTAATAGAACTCATCAAGGGTCTGACTTCAATCAGAAGCTCGCAAATTGTAGTGTGCACACTACGTTTGGAGAATGACGGTTTAGTTGGGCCCTTTTTGTTTAATAGGACTTATTATGGATCATGCTGCTTCGGAATTATCTGACTTTGCTAAACGAATGGTTGCAATGTCTTCGCTTGGAATACATATCACACAAGATAGTGGACACCGTTATATTACCGTAGATTTACGGGAAACTATTTGCTTTGTTCCAAACATAATGTCACACGAAGAATTCAAAAATATTGTGTCTGACGATGAACCATTGATAATTTTAAAAGAGTATGGGTCATTCGCATCTTGTTTGAACCGTATTGATACATTCATCTTTCCAGAAACATTGTTGACTATCTACCAGCAGTTGGATTATGGAAATACGATAATCGGTACAGCCAAAGTAGAGTAAGATATGTCTTCTATCATAATGCCACAATCTTCAACATTGGATCCAACAACAGGAGTAGTAACAAATAGTTACAATTTTTATAGCACCTCACTACAAGCCTTTTTAGCAGTTTGTTCAGATGTTACAGAAATTGTTTCTGTGCGTAAATCAATTCCAGGAAATAATAGTTCAAAGAATGTAAATTTAGATTGCATAGAAGTTATACGTGATAGACAAAATAATCTGGTTTATGTCGCACTATCAACATTATCAGATTTAGAATACGATATAGAAATTGTTGAAAGGTAATTACAAATGTCGTGCGTAGTTCCTTTATACGATATACTTGTTAAGCATGATTACGTTGAAAGTATTTCACCTGAAGCTAGGTTACATCTTAATAAATTGGGCGACCCAGAAGAAGTGTTTGAAGTGCTGATGACAATTGAGCAGAGATTTGATGTTACGGTCGCTGAGGACGTAGTATTGAATTGTAACAAGTTTGAAGAATTAACCATTTACATTGACCAACTAATAAGCGAGAGTGAATTAAAATGCAGGTGATACAAACTAACACTATTTGTCCTGAATTCGGAGATGATGTAGCAACTTTAAAAATTCTGGAAATTCTGATTGATAATATCGGACTTAGACACGAAGAACTAAAACCAGGCACCGAATTAGCTGCACTAGGTGTAGATAGTTTAGACGTTGTTGAAGTGGTTATGGAATTGGAAGATGCGTTTGACATTGAAATTCAAGATGAAGAACTCCATGATGTTAATACTATTCAAGACCTGATCCATGTTGTTAATGAGCATATCAGTTTGAAGACAGCCTAACATAGTTTTTCATACAACAGGAGTTTGTTATGGATATTCGTGCCACAGTATATAGCGAATTAAGTAAGTTTGTAGGCAACCGTAGATTCGATGATAGTACGCAGATAAAATCACTGTGTGGTACAATAGATTCTCTTGCCTCTTTTTCAGTATTGCTGGAACACGAATTAAAAATAACAATACCTGCAAAGGCTATAATGGATTGGCAAGTAGTCCAAGATGCTGTAGTGTCTTGTAAGCTAATAAGTTTATCCAATGCAAATAAAAAA